TAATTAAGGAGAAAATAAATGAGTAACGAACAATTTTTATTGCCTGCCTTTTCTCGAACAGTTGCTCTATCAAGAAATGATTTTAATACTAGTTTTAGAGCAGTAAGTAGACACTTTTACGGAGAAGAGCAACCTTTAGGAACAAACTTCAATGATGAAGGAAATACAGGCACTGTGCCTAACGGTATTTTTTGGAGACAATCAAAAGGCGGCAGATTATATATAAAAGACACAAATAACTCAAAACCTCCAACAGGAGGCACCGGAGCTTGGCCAGGTAACAACTTTAGTAGATATGGAATTGCTCTAAGTTTTGCTGATAGTCTCAGCACGATCGATATGAGAGACTATGAGATAGGAGAGCTTGTAGCAGTAGTTAACTCAAGTGATACTACGCAAACCAGCATTAGACGAGTATCTGATTCTGGACAAGGCGCTAGTGCTAACAATCGACTATATATGAGAACTTCAAATGGAGGAGCCCAGACAGGTTTTATTGATGTAGGTATTCCTTATCCAGGGTCAGTTAAACCTCATCATTTAGCTCTTGATGCAAAAGTAGAGCCTATGACTGATGATGCTGTTGATCTTGGTGATTATACTTATAGATATAGAGATGCATACTTTTCAAACGCAGTATTGATTGGAAGTTCAGCAAGCCATATCTCATTAAACGCTACTGGAGGATTTCTACAACTAGATGGTGCACAATTTCAAGATGGAACCGCTTTAGCTCCTTCTGTAACTTTTGAGAATGATACTAATACCGGAGCATTTAGAATTGGAACTGATAATATTGGTATTTCTACTGCTGGCAGTGTTCGTCTAGATGTAGATTCTAATAGTATTAACGCTAATGTTAATATTTTACCTACAACAACAGAGTCTATTGATGTTGGATCTTCTGGATTAAAGTTTAGAAATATGTATGCTAGTGGTGAGTTTTTTGGGCAGGCCACTACAGCAAAATACGCTGACTTGGCTGAGAAATATACCACAGAAGAAGAGTACCCTATCGGTACTATTATGGCAGTTTCTAAAGACTATGCCTACGAAACAGAATCTTGTTCAGGTTCTGCAGTGCCGATTGGTGTTATTTCAGAAAATCCTGCATTTAAGATGAATGCTGATACAGAAGGTCAATATATCGGTCTTAAGGGTCGAGTACCTGTCAGAGTAGTTGGTGAAGTTAAAAAAGGAGACCGAGTATACGCTTATAATGCAGGAGTAGGTAAAAATTCTGGAACCGGATCATTAGTCGGTATTGCTTTAGAAACAAATAATATAGAAGCAGAGAAACTAGTAGAATGTGTTCTAAAAGTTTAGAAAATAAAACTTGCAATTCACTCTGCTGAGAAGTATAATACTAGTATGAAAAAGAAAGTAGGAAAATTTACCTTTATCAGACCTGTAGCGCCCCGTATCCCACGCGATGAAAAATTGCGTCGGCGAGCCACTAGCGGTAAACTCACACAGTCTGAGCTAGAGTCTTTTATAATAAAAAAGCGTAAAGAAGGTTACCCTATTAAATACTCAAAACCAATAGGATTTAAAAAGAGGAAAAGATGACTAAGATAAAAGATGGACATACAGATGTAGCTTCTTCTCGTAGAATGTGCCGTATGATTATGGAAGATGTTGCAGATATAATGAGAACTCTACCAGAAGCCGGAGAAGCCTCTCTACCTACTTGGTGGACAAATAAACTTGCAGTTTCGTCGGCATATTTAAATTCTGCTAGAGACTATTTACTATATTCGGCAGAGGAAGAAGATGAGACTTCTTCTCCTTTACAGCTTGTGGTAGATTTTGACTCTGATAAATCATCAGAAGAAGTACAGAGTGAAGAATTAGAAGTTGAAATATTAAAAGATGTTATGGACTATGGTAATCAAGTTTCTCATGGAGAATATACTACGCGCCATTTTGACATCTGCCCTTCAGCTGTTGCACTCTATTCTGAAATCAATGACAAAACAGAGATGGTACATCTTGTAGTAGAATCAATGATGCTACATGATATGTTGTTTAAAATTGAAAAACAAGCTATTGCGATGGACACTGCTGATACTGATACTGTCCAAAAAGCACAACACTATGCTGATATGATTATGGAGCTTGCACAACAAATGAATTTAGTTGATGAACATTCCTATATCGAAGATGTGCATATGGCAAAAATCAAAGAAATTGCCAGCAAGGAAGATTAATTTACATATGAAAAATCTAATTATAGTATTACTCGCTGTAATATTTTCGTTCAGCGCTAATGCTCAAACTACGTCAACTGTAACAACTGATTCGACTTCAAACTCATCAGTTAATACAGATGCTGAGTCTCGAACTATTGTGATTTCTCCACCTCCAAGTGCGATATCACCTGGTGTTGGCTCTTCGTCATCTGATTTATGTACAGTTGGTGTATCTGGAGCAGTACAAACTCAAATACTTGGTATCTCTACCGGCGAAATGGTTCGTGATGAAAATTGTGAGCGTTTAAAAATATCTAAAACATTATACGATATGGGAATGAAAGTTGCAGCTGTATCTGTGCTTTGTCAAGATCGTAGAGTGTATGATGCTATGGAAATGGCAGGAACACCTTGCCCATTTTTAGGAGAGATTGGAGATAGAGCGTCTGATCAGTGGAAAGCAAACCCTCATAGAATACCTGTTGTAGAAGAAAGGGAGACAAAAGAAGATGTTCAAAAACGTAATGCAGCGGTTGCTGCTGGCGGCATTTCTCTCGCTCTCTTACTGCTCCTCCTCTAATGCCGTACTAGGAACAAGCGACTGTTCTACTGACGGAACTACTAACTTCGTTAGCGGCACATCTTGTGCTGAAGACCCTAATACTCATGCGCAAACTGAGCTGCAAATATTTGATGGCGGCGGACCACATCAACAATCAGACTTCTGGAGCGGAAATCAAGGGGCAGGTACTGGAATCTATAATGGCGGTAACAATAATGTCCAGATTCTACTACATGGCGAATCTATAAATGGTGATGCCTATTGGACCTATAGCTCTCAAATTGTTTCAGCACTTCTTCAACAGTTAACTGGGATCAAGGTTGATGGATTTGCATACTCTTGGGAGTATAAAAAATCTGATGATGCATTTGCTTCAGATGGCAGGTGTCATGGCCAGGTACCCAACCGTATGATGATGGGCTGTGATGATAAACTTGAGATTAGCTTTACTATAAAAGATAGTAGTGGTACCGCTGTTATAACTGATACTTTTAATTATGACTCAAATAATACAGATGGTGTGTGGTACACTGAAAGCGGTTTAAGTTGGTTTAACAGTCAACTTGGATTCGGCACTGACATTGCAAGTTTTGATATCTCTATTACAGGCGGTGACGGCGGTGATGGAGGTTGGCAAAATGGAGGTAGCTTCTTTGCCGGGCCTGCAGTAAGAAGAATGACTGGAGATATTATATTTAGTTCGGATATTTGTGCCATCAATGCTTTACATGATCCAACTTGTCCAGGCTATGCTACTGCGTTGTTTAATCAACAATGCACCGCGAACCCACTTTATGACCCAGCTTGTCCAGGATATGCTGCAGCTCTGCTTAACCAACAGTGTACAGCAAATCCTCTTTATGATCCAGCTTGTCCAGGGTATCAAACTGCCTATTATAATCAGCAGTGCACTAATGACCCTACATCAGATCCAGGTTGTCCAGATTACTATGTAGCGATGTGTAAAGAAGATCCGCTTTTTGACCCAGGCTGTCAAGGATATGATGTAGCATACTTTAATCAACAGTGTTCTTTAGACCCACAGTATGATACAACCTGTCCTGGGTATATTGATTTATCAGGTAATGATGCAGAGTTTACAGTATTATCTCCCGTTATTGATGATGTAGTAAACGCTGACCCAGTTGAGCCTCAACTTTATGAGACTCCTGAGAACACTTTACCACAAGAAAGCTTAGTAGCAAAACAAGAACAGACTGAGCCAGATACAGGATTTCAAACTGTTGACGACGATATAGACGAAGAGTTAGGCGAGTTAGAAATGTTAGATGACATTGATGAGGAACTTGCTAAACTAGAAGAGTCTGGAGATCAAGGAGATGATGGTGAAGCAGGTGTTGGTAATACTGCTCAAGAAGATGACATAGAAGCAGAGCTAGCTGAGTTGGAAAGATCAAAGCCGCTAGACGAGCAACCAGCTCCAGGTAAAGCAAAGCCCATCGATCCAGAAGATTCAAGACGAGATAAAATGAGACTGCTGATTGCTATGAAAGCAGTTGAAGCTGTAAAAGAGTTAGAAGCCGCAACTACTCTAGAGCAACAAATGGAAGTTCAGCGCAGACTACTTGCATTAATCAGCTTTGTCCCAGATTTTAACTCATACGCAAAAAAAGAACAGATAAATCAGGTAAACTTCTATCCGCCAAAACCAACTGTTGATCATGCATACGCAAGATGGTTTTTAAATGATCCAAACTTTGGGGCGCTCGAAGATTTACAATATCAATAGGAGAATGCAATGGCTGAAGTAGAATACGGGGGAGTAAAACTTACTGGCAGTAAACTATTTATGATTATTCCACTAGTGTCTATGTTAGGCGGTGGTCTTTGGGGAGGCTTTGAGTTCTACAAAGACTATATGGATATGAAAGAAAAGATTCAAACCTATGAAGCACCAGATCTTAGTGATATTCGACAAAACATTGCTGTAATGAGAGAGCACCAAAACACAGTAGAAGCGCATATGGAGTTTGTTGAAAAAGAGCTACAGCTTTTTAAAGATGAGTTTACTAACGTAAGAACTGGTCAGCAAGATAATACAGACTATTTAAGAGATACTAAACATGATCTAAAAGAAGAGATGGTACGTATCGAAAAGTATCTTGATCGCGTTGAAGATGATATTGATGCAGTAGAGCTTGAACTTGATATCACACTTGAAGAGGCAGATAAAACAGCCTCTGGTAATAGAGACTATGTAAGAGAGTTTATTGATGATACAGATAAGCGATACGATGATAAGATTAGCGGTCTTGAAGGATATGTGAAGCGTGAACTTGAAAACTTAGAAGATCGCTTAAACGATAAGCTAACAAAAGCGCTAGACAATCCGCTAGCAAATAGATAAGGAGCTTTAAATGCCTTTAAAACGTGGAAAATCTAAGAAAACAATTTCTGCTAATATAAAAGAGTTGATGAAAAAGACTCCCTCAAAAGCTAGATCTAAAGCTATTGGTACACTAGCAAAGCGCACTGGCGAATCTAGAGCAGATGCTCGCCGTAGGCAGGCAGTAGCAATCGCACTCAGCGCGGCAGGAAAGTCTCGTACCCCTCGTAAAAAGAAAAAGTGAAAAATTTTAGATTTGACCTTTGCTGAAATCTGTGTTACTATACCTTTGAACCTAAATTCAATCTACACAAAATTTTATTTTTACGCAATTGAACATAGAATGAACATGGCACGAACCTAGTGCACACAACTCTGTCACGGAGTGACATCACGCGGGAACGTAGTTCCCGCTATTTTTTATACACGCTCGAACTATGCCTAAAAGGAGGATACGATGGCTAAACATAAAAAAATGCCTATGAAAGACGGTAAACCAGCTTTTCTAGCTAAAAATGCTTCTAAAAAAGCTGCACCTAAAAAAGCGGCTAATGGTTTGACTGCCGCACAGAAAAAACTACCTCTAGCTCTACAAAGAGCTATCTTAAAAAAGAAAAAAAGTAAGAAGTAATTGATATTAACAGAAGACCAAGTTTGGGAAAATTTAGATCCTGATGATATGTGGATCTACGATAAACTTATTCTTTCTAAAAAACTAGGCTATCAGTGCGGTCCAGTAGGTATTGACGTTTATAATCCTGGGTGGTATATAGTTAGGCCTGTGATAAATTTATTTGGCTTAGGTTACGGAGCTGAAAAAGTTTGGATAGATAAAGATAGTGACGACTTACCGATTGGGTACTTTTGGTGTGAGTGGTTTGAAGGCAGACATTTATCTGTAGACTATAGTTTTGGTAAACAAATACTGTGTGTAGAAGGATTTAAAGAGTCTGATACTTTAATGTTTTGGGACTCTTGGGAAGAAACTGAAGATATAATTCCTTTACCCGACATACTAAAGCCTATTGCAGAAAAACAAGAAATATTAAACTGTGAGTATATCGGGGACAATCTTATAGAGTGTCAATTAAGAAATAACCCTGATTTTCAGTATGATAATTCAGTTTTTATTCCTGTCTGGGAAAATCAAAGCACTAATCCTCCAGAAGGATATACTTATGTAGAATCTCCTGAGTTGCATGGTAGAATAGGAGCCTTTATAAAATGATTAAAAAACTAAAAGAAATGTTTAAATCAAAAGAGCAAAAAACCGCTGAAAAAGAGTGGGAAGACTCTGTGAGGGCTAAATTTGTTGAGAGAATGAACAAAAGGAAAGAAAATGCCAAAAAAGAGAACTAAGTCTAGAGTAAATGAAGCAGGTAACTATACCAAACCAACTATGAGAAAAAGACTATTTCAGCGTATTAAAGCAGGAGGAAAAGGCGGCAGGCCTGGTCAATGGAGCGCTAGAAAAGCTCAAATGTTAGCTGCTGCATATAAACGCGCAGGAGGAGGGTATAGATAATGGCACTTAAAAAATCTCAATCATCACTAAAAAGATGGACAGAACAAAAATGGCAATACTCGAGCAAAGATGAAAGTAAGAAGCCTCGATCTAAAAGAGGGCGTTACTTACCAAAAGCTGCTTGGGATTCTCTATCTCCTGGCGAAAAGCGCGCCACTAATGCTGCTAAACGCAAAGGAACTAAAAAAGGTAAACAGTTTGTAAAACAGCCTAAAAAGATTGCTAAAAAGACAAAAACATATAGAAAAGGAGTGGGAGGCTGATGGCTCCTCGTATTCCAAGAAAGAAAGGACAGAGAGCTAACTCTAAAAAGCACTCTGATTTATATACTGATGAAAATCCTAAAGGCACTATTAAAGGTTTGGGCTTTGCTAAAGTTAAAGACGCTCGCTCTTCTGTGGCTAAAATTAAAGCTTCTAGTAGGAGTCATGCGCATAAAACGCAAGCAGCGATAGCAATGGAACAACGTGCTAGAGTAGCGGGTAAGAAAACCGCTGCTGGCATATATAGAAAGTTTATAAATGAGCAAAAACGCATCACTGCAAAAAAGAAAAAAACCAAAAATTAACTTAGCAGAGCTATTACGTAAATATAAGTCTGGTAAATCAATTGGTTCAACTAACCGAGCCAGGCTTGTGGCTCGTGGAATGATTCCACGAAAATCTGGCCCTCATAAGGGTAAAAAAATCGACCTTGGTCGGAGAGGAAAATCATAATGGCTATGAAAAAAGGTGGAAAAAGAGGCGGAAATAGAGGCGGTAAGCGTAAATAATATTGACTGGTCCTCGTACTTTGTCTCAATAGTTTCAGTATGCCCCTGGAGCGGGGCATACTGGCGAAAACAAAAAATTGATATTAAACCTTGGAAAAGTGAAATTATACCTCTAGATGATTATGTCGCTAGAATATATATTCACAAAAATGCAAGTGGAAGACAGCTTAAAAAAATAATGGAGCGTATGAATGATACTAGGCCAGAAGAAGAATGGTTATTTAGCCACCCTATGTATGGAGGCCATTCTACACCAGTTCCTATATTAATACAACAGGATTTAGAGATATTAACTAAAGCTAGAAGAGGAAAAGCAACTAAATAGCATAAAGATAAGGATGCAAATAGGATGAAGGAATACGGATGTGATTGATCCAGTAACGGCAGTAGCTACAGCAACAGCAGCATTTAATACTATTAAAAGCGCTTTTGCCGCAGGTAGAGACATTGAATCTATGGCAGGAGATTTAGGTCGCTGGATGGGTGCAGTAAGTGATATTAAAAAAGCAGAAGAGTATAGTAAAAAACCTCCTCTGTTTAAAAAACTTTTTGCGTCAGGCTCTGTCGAAGAAGAAGCTATGCAAGTCTTCATGGCTAAGAAAAAAGCTGAAGACATGCGAGAGCAACTTAGACAAATTATTATATTTTCGAGAGGCCCTTCTGCTTGGGATGAGCTTATTAAGACTGAAGCAGATATTAGGAAAAAAAGACAAGCAGCTATTTACGCTCAACAAGAAAGAAGACAAAAAGTGCTTGAGTACTGTGCTATTGGGGTATTAGTTTGTTTAGTGGCTGCTGCTTTAGCCGGTCTTGTTTGGTTAGCCATGTTACAGAGAGGTGTGATTTAAGTTGTTATTGTTCTTTTTTATGACTTGGGTAGTTTTTGTAGTCATATTATTTGGATGGTTAGTATGGCTAGAAAATCAAATGGAAAATATACCTGAAGAACCTGAAACTGACTTAGAGGCTAAATGTCGATCTATAAAAATGATGTTAGCACAAAAAGAGCGAGAAAGAAGAGAAAATGATTCACGCGTTCCTGCTAATTCTGCTCTTGGGGGATAGACCGGTAGCAGGACCACCAATGTACTGGAGAAATATAGAAGATTGTAACTGGTATGCAAGTCAGCTCGTAAAAAGATATGGAAACTACTCTTATAAGTATTTAGTACCTAAAGAACATAGAGCTACTGCATATTGTAAGCCTGTTTATATAAATGCTGATACCCCAACACTATACGATCATTAAGTGGGCAAATTCTCAACTTTTAAATTAAATATTTGTCAACTGCTGTAAAATATTAGATAATATAAGCATGAGAATAAGAAGAAAAGTAAGTAACGGAACAAAGGTTTGGGAGAGAATGTCTTCAGATGTGAAAGCATTTGATAGGCCTCCTGTATGTGCATTTTACACTCCTATGGGTAGAATGGTTACTAGACCTCATAGAGGAAGACCTAGTGGTTCTGGATTAACAGAGGAAGAATGGTGTGCATATTATACACCTTTTAAAAACCAAGCAATGAGTAGAAGAGATTTCTACAAAAGAAAAAGGAGATAGACATGGCAGCTAGAACAGTTAGTGGACATGGTGTAGACTTAGGTCTTAAGTCACAGCCAGGCGCCCCTATGGGAGGCTCTGATAAACACGGAGCAATGGGGCCTAATAAAAAAATGAAACAAGCAACAAACTTTGGAAACTCTGGACTTTCTGGTTATTCGGCTACCGTAGACGGTGTCGAGGCTGAAGGTACAATGACTAAAAAGTCTTCTGTTGGTGGAGCAAGCGGCTCTCGTCACATGGGCGGAGGAAAGTTTCCTAACATGGTCAAGGATATGAAGTAAGATGGCTGAAAAATATGCAGGACCTGATAGAGAACCTTTTGAAAAGCGTTTAGCTCGTTCTATTGAGATTAGAGGCGAAGGTAAAGTTCAGCCTGTGGGTGGAGACATGTATAGAACTATCGCGGGAAGTGAAGTAGATAAAAACCTCGAAAATATTATGAAATACGATGAGGCTAATAAAATCATGAAACGCCGAGCTTCTCTAGAAAACGTAACTGTAGTCGGAGAGTTTTCTTCTGCTGATGGTGCTGTATATAAGCCTAAGGTTGTAAAACATAAAGCTTTTAGTAAATAATAGGTGCTAAAAACAGTAATTCAAATAGAGGAACTGTCGAAAGGCACTTCCTCTATATTTTTTTATAGGAGATAAAACATGTCAATAACTAGTGTAGACGCTTTTACTTCTACAGTTGCAACGAAAAAGCAAATTAAAAAACTAATGAACACTCGTAAAAAACAAAAGAAACGTCCTGAGTTTTCATATGGAATAGCTAATCCTCCAGTTCGTAAGTTAGTTAGGAAAAAATGAGTTTAACAAAAGTTTCTTTAAACGCAATTACTGCTGAAAAAATAGGCACCACTGCTAATACTACTAGTGGTGCTAACGTTGTTTTTCTAGCTAACGTAGCTCCTACAAGTGATTTGGTAAGTAATCAGGTAGGATTGCTTAAAGGAAATTTTGTAGACTTTGTAGCATCACCGACACAGCCACAAGTACAAGGAACAACAAGCGGTTATACTTCAGGAGGTTTAAATCCTGCTAACTCTGACGTCATTGATAAGTTTCCGTTTGCCTCTGACTCTAATGCTACTGATGTAGGAAATCTTTCTCTGGCACGTCAAAGAATCGCAGGAGCATCTTCAGCAAGTCATGGGTATTCTTCTGGAGGGTATGTGGCTCCTACTTATAGAAATACAATTGATAAATTTCCTTTTGCTGCAAATAATAATGCGGGCGATATCGCTGACTTGCACACAGCGGTAAGAGGACAAGCAGGACAGAACTCTACTAGTGATGGATATGTAACTGGAGGACAAGATCAACCTTTATATATTGATAATATGCAAAAATTTTCTCTTTCATCAGATGAAAACGCTACTGATATAGGAGAGTTAACAGACGCCAGAAGAATAGGAACAGGAAATTCGTCTACTACTCATGGATATCATGCAGGGGGACTTGGAGCAGGTGGCGTACCCTCCTATCACCATATAGATAAATTTCCTTTTTCTACTGATCAAAGTTCCACTGATATAGCAGAGCTATCGGCTTCTGTTTATAACATGGCGTCTAATGGGGCAAACTCTGATAGTCATGGATATGTAGCAGGAGGGTATGATAACAATCCCTCTGGAGGTGTTGGCCCAGTAAATATTATTCAAAAATATTCTCATTCAACTGATACTAATGGTACTGATGTAGGAGATTTAACTAGCCCAATCTTTGGAGGTACAGGACAATCCTCTACTAGTGATGGGTATCAATCTGGAGGACAAGCACCTAGCATGTCTAATCGAATTGATAAGTTTCCATTTTCTTCTGATACAAATGCTACAGATATTGCTGACCTGACACAGGCTAGAACGGGGCAGGCAGGACAACAGGTATAAAAATGACACTAAAACGAGTTAATATTAATAATATGCAAAGTCGAGGCGTTACTGCTGATACTCATCAGGGTAACGTAGTGGCAGGAATAGGCAATGTTCAAGTTTTTGTTGGAACAGATGTAACTCCGTTACTCCCAGTACCAAAACACTATCACGGTGAAGTCGCAGGATACACTCTTGGTGGAGAAGATGGCAATCCTTATCCTACTCCCAATTACTCAACAGTTATTGATAAATTTCCCTTTACATCTGATGCAAGTGCTACTGACGTAGGAGATCTTACAGAACCAGTTTCAAGACATTCTAGTGCTTCTTCTAGCAGTCATGGGTATAGGCACGGTGGAGAAGTAGGTCCTGCTCCTGTGTCATATTCTAATGTGATAGATAAGGTTCCTTTTGCCTCTGATACAAACGCTTCAGACGTGGGAGATATGATTGCCGCATTAATGCATACGGCAGGAGTTTATAGCTCTACTCATGGATATATTACAGGAGGACTATATCCCAGTACGGACAACATAGAAAAATATTCATTTGCTTCTGACGGTAATGGAGTATTTATTGCAGAGCTTACTGGCTATAAAAACCGGCATGTAGGAACTCCGAGTAGTAGTGATGGGTACTGCATTGGAGGATACAGTGGACCAAGCAATTTGAATGTTCCCGTAGATAAGATTAGTTTTTCAAGTGATACAGACGCTACATCAATAGGTGCTTTAGGGCCTTCTCATGCGTCTCAGTTTGACAGTGCACAAGCACATTCTAGCGAAACTCATCTGTATGCAGTGGGAGGGACTCCTAATGCATCTGAAAAGATAACTAAATTTCCTTTTAGTTCTACATCACCAGCAACTGACGTAGGAGAGTTGACTGGACCGACAGCCGGTGGAGCCTCGCAAAATTCAACGACACATGGATATACTTCAGGGGATTTTCATCAGGGTAAGACTAATACTATTCAAAAATACTCTTTCCTTTCTGACTCCCCTGCCACAGATGTAGGTGAAATAACTGTGGCTAGAGCGTATACTGCGGGAGCACAAGCATAAAATGATAACAGTACTTTTACTAACAAGTGTACTATTTATGCACGATAATAAAGAGTTCTTTGAAACTGTTGAGCAACAGAGGCTTGAAGGATATAGGTGGCATAGTATTCATTGTCGAGATGCTGATCCCACACTACCTGCTATTGTAATTAACACTCCTACAGGCAGAAAAATAGTATGCCACAAGTTACAGTAGTTTAAACTCCTGATGATCCGAACCCGCCTCGCTTTTTGTTCAGTTTAGCAGCCATTTCTTCTTTTAGATCTTTAGTAGCTGTTGGACTACTATCTTTAATCTCTTGCTCAATTGTTTCAGCAATTTGATCTACATATTCAATATTAACAACAGGAACCTCTCTAATACAAGCTTGAGCAATCCTATCTCCAGGCCTAATTTCAAACGGTGACATACTCGCATTATAAAGAATTACTTTAATTTCACTTCTGTAAGAGTAGTCTACAGTTCCTGGAGTGTTAAGCACTGTAATGCCTTTATTAATTGCTAGTCCACTACGAGGTCTGATTTGTAACTCCCACCCAATTGGTAGTTGTACTTTCATTCCTGTTGGAATTAAAGCATATTTTCCAGGCTGTAGGTATGAAATCTCTTTTAAACACGCAGGAATATCAAATCCTGCATCATGTGGATAGTTTTGTGTAAGTTCCCATCTTCTGATATTTGCAAAAGTCGGGCTATCAATAAGATACTCTGCATCTTTTGTTACTTCTATTTTAATATCAACTGTTGACATAGTTTTCTAATTCCTTCCATACTTCCTCACCATCTTTACCAGCAAGAATAGCTTCTTTATTATAGTTTTTTAAATTAATCATCTTTTCGTTCTTTTTCAGAAGATCTGCACTATCATTTAGATTATGAATATACTTAGCACGACCTTTTAAGGGTAGTGCGTCTAAGAGCGCATCTAAACTCTCATACTCTTTTGCAAGTGCCTGTGCACGTTTCGGGCCGATACCCTCTACTCCAAAAATAGCATCAGATTTATCACCTTCGATATATCTAGAGAAAAGATATAACTCAGGACTAATATCAAGACTTTCATCAAGATAATCTACATCAATCTCTCTACGAGAGAACATATTAAAGATAGACACATTACTATCTAGCAATTGATATAAATCTCTATCTGATGAAATAATCCATGTATGATCGTGGCTATCTGCACATTTTTGTACAAAGTATGTGATAAGATCGTCTGCCTCAATACCTCTATACTTCATCTTTTCAAAAGGTAAATCTTCGTATGTAGCATTTAAACAATCAAAGAACGCTTCATACTTTGCAATTTCTTCTGGCTCTTTTGGTTTTTTACGAGTTGACTTGTAGTCGTCACTCATATCAGAACGAAAATAACTTTTTCCAAAATCAAAACAAACAATAATACGTCCAGCAGAGTAACTTTTACCTAAACTTTCAATAGTTTTAACGTAGTCTTCAGTAAAACTATCATAGTTTCTTCTTTGAATCCAGCGATACGCTAGATTGTTCCCGTCTACAAGTAATAGATTATTCCCATTACTATAGTCTTCTTGCATTTCTGCAAGATCATTCCAACCTTTTACATCGTTCATTAGAACTCTCCATCTTTATGTTATGTTTAATAATAACACAAGATTAGGCAAACGTCAAATATTATTCAGCTTTTTATACTGGTCTAACCAATCAGAAAGTAGACCCATTTTAAATTTATGTTCAAAAGCATTTACGTATACATAGTGGTCTATCTCTAAATCATCGCTCCAACAAATAAAATCTTTTGAACGATTCCAACGATATATTAACAGAGGTTTTTTCTGCATTACCTCTGCTTCTCTACACGTTTGTTTCCAAAACTGATACAGTTCAGTAGACTTTGCGGTTAGTAGATTATTCCAATTTACCTCTGCATAGTGTTTACACTCTATACAGTAAGGCCACGCAGCTGTATCAAAAGGTGTCCAAAGGTCTCCCTTTAAATACTCTATTGAACCGCTGAGTGGCATACGCTTAAACTCTATTTTAAGTTCTTTTGTTAGGATGTCACGTATTTTTGCTTCATACGCTCCTCCTTTAATTTTACTCTTACTCGCCATACTATATTATCCTAAAAATTTTGATAATTCAGTATAACCTCCTACATATTTATTGTCAATTAAAATCTGAGGGACAGATCGAACATCCTGTCCAATGGTTTCAATTAGTTCATTTTTAGTAATATCTGTACCAACCATAAACTCTTCATAGTCAATACCCTTTTTTTCTAAAAGAGTTTTTGCCATTTTACAATATCCACAAGTAGGTGTGGAATAAATTACTGCTTTCATAATATCTCCTTAGTAGCTTTGGGCTAATCTCCAATAGGACCTACGTAGATAAATCCTACTTTTACAGGTTCTGATGCTACTGCAATAGATGACATTAGTCCTATAAACATACTAATAACAACTGCATGAAAAACTTTTTCAAAATACTTCATTTTTTTCTCTCTTTGTTAAAGTGAAAATCCCTTAAAGCTATCTGTGGTAACATCTTGTTTTGTTCCTCCAATAACATAGCTTGAGATTTCCGTTTCTTGTGGTGCTACTTGTACTTCGGCACCACTAATCCATTTTTGAGTCCAAGGTAATGGATTGGCACGAGGAACTGAATAGGGTGAGCTAAGACCTATTGCTGTCATTCTTTTGTTACCAATCCATTCGATATAGTCTTTTAGTAGTTGCGCATTAAGACCAATCATAGAACCATCTTTGAACAAATAGTCTGCCCATTGTTTTTCTTGTTCAATAGCTTCTACGAACATATCTATCACATCTTGTTCACATTCTTTAGCTATCCTCACAAAATCTTTATCATCTTGTGGTAGTAGTTTTAAGATTTGTTGAGTACTGCCTAGATGTACATTTTCGTCTCTTGCGATGAGTTTAATAATTTTAGCATTACCTTCCATTTTCTTAAGCTCTGCAAAAGCCCAAGAGCAAGCAAAACTTACGTAGAAACGAACACCTTCAAGAATGTTTACACTAGCTAAGCACATGTATAGTCTCTTTTTTAAATCATAAAGAGAAATTTGTTTATTAAAGTTTTTTTGTCTTACTGATAGTACTTTTCCGTCTATAGGGTCATCATCCTCTTTAGACATCACAAAATGATTACCCTCACCAAATAGTTCATACCACTTTATATCGTCAATCAACTCATCATAGTATTTAGAAATAGAATCGGCACAATCTACTATCTCTTTGATATCCATTAATTCATCAAAAACTTTAGAAGGGTTAGGATAAACATTTCTAATAATATGTGTATAAGACCTAGAATGAATACTTTATGAGAATGCCCAGGTCTCTATCCAAGTTTCTAATTCTGGAATAGTTACTACAGGCAAAAATGCTAAATTAGGAGATCTTCCTTGTACAGAGTCTAGCACTATCTGTCTTTTTAAGTTAGCTGTAAATATGTGTTGCTCATGCTCACTTAAATCTTTAAAGTCTGCAGCATCTCGCAAAATATCTACTTCTTCTGGTCTCCAGAAAAATCCTAGTTGTTTATCAGTCAGCTTATCAAAAGCTCTATATTTTAAGACATCATACCTTTGCATACCTAGTTCTTCTTCATCTAAAAACATTTTTGCTTTTGTATGGTCGTTTTTCTTTGTATTTAGTACTGCCATTTCATCACCTATATCACACAGCTTTCACAAGCTTCTTCATCTCCTAAATCTTCTAAAGGAAGACTTTCGCTTAGTTTACTAATATCTATTTCTCCTTGTCCATCAAAGGTATTAAAATAGTATAGTTGCTTACCTCCATATTTATAGAACATTAGCAAGTGTTGAATCATCTCACTCATTGGAATTTTTTCATCTTCATAAAACTGAGGATTATAGCTTGTATTAACACTAATACCTTGATCAATATATTTTTGTAGTACTGCCATGATCTTTAGGTATCCTTCTGGAGACTTTTGATCCCACAATAAATCATACTTCTTTTTTAGTTTGTGAATACCAGGTATAACTTGTTTTAGAACTCCATCTTTCGATTGTTTTACACTTACAAAACTACGAGGCGGTTCAATGCCATTTGTAGCATTAGATATTTGTGCTGATGTTTCTGCCGGCATAAGAGCCATTAAAGTAGAGTTTCTAATACCATATTGTTGTAAGTCTGTTCTTAAACTGCCCCAATCCATACGTTCTTGATGTGGGACTAATTCATCTACATCTTTTTTATATGTTTGATTAGGAGTAATACCTTTTCCATATTTTGTTTCTACTGATCCAGGACACATACCCTGTTCTTTAGCTAAAGTGCTAGACGCTTTAATTAAATAATAACTCCAAGCTTCTGCATATTCATCAATTAGCTCTAAGTCAGGATTTTGATAAGTGGTATTATTCTTAGCCAAGAAATACGCTAAGTTGATTATCCCAACTCCAAGAGGCCTTCTTTTTTCAGTCGCAATCTCAGCAGCTAGTACAGGATAGTTTTGATAACTAAGTAAAGCATCTAATCCTCTAACTGCAAGTTCACAAGGTTTTTCAAAGTCAGCTGGTTCTTTAATGTTACCCCAATTAATTGCTGATAGAGTACAAAGAGCAATTTCGCCGTCTGGATCATTAAAGTTATTTAAAGGTTTTGTAGGAAGATCAATCTCACAGCAAAGATTAGATTGATGAATGGGAGCTAACTTTTCATCAAAAGAAGAATGGGTATTGGCATGATCTACGTTCATTAAATATATACGCCCAGTATTTTTACGCTCTTCCATAAAAGCTGAGAATAAATCTATAGCTTTGATAGTTTTTTTACGGATATCGGGATTTTTTTCTGCTTTTTCATACACTATCTTAAATAGTTCTTGATCGTTAAAGAAAGACCAGTATAGGTGTGGGACGTCACTTGGCGAGAAAAGTGTTATATCACCCCCTTGAAGCAAGCGTTCGTACATTAATTTATTAAATTGTACCCCGTAATCCATGTGACGTACCCTATTGTCTTCTGTGCCTTTATTATTTTTTAACACCAAGAGATCTTCAACTTCATAGTGCCAAATTGGATAATACAGTGTGGCTGCTCCATTTCGCACACCTCCTTGAGAGCAGGATCGTGTAGCAGCTTGGAACATTTTATAAAATGGAATAACTCCTGTATGGTAAGCATCTCCGTTTCTGATAGGGCTTCCGAGCGCTCTAATTTTTCCGGCTCCAATGCCAATGCCTGCTTTTTGACTGACATATTTAACAACAGCACTGGTAGTAGCATTAATACTATCAAGAGAGTCATCCGTTTCAATAAGTACACAACTACTAAACTGACGTTGCGGAGTTCTAACCCCTGCCATAACCGGAGTAGGTAAGCTGATATCAAAAGTACTGATTGCGTCATAATAATCCTTTACCCACTTAAGTCTGCTATCTTTATCATACTCTGCAAATAAAGTCATAGCTATGAGCATATAGGCCATTTGTGGGGTTTCGTATATTTCTTTTGTAACTCTATTTTGTACTAGATATTTACCTCTAAACTGCTCCATAGCAGCGTAGGTCAAATTCTCATCTCTTTTGTGCTTAATGTATTTATTTAAGTTTTCGTATTCTTTCTTAGAGTATAAATCAAGTAAACTACTATCATAGAATCCTCTATCTACGTTTCTTTCTACAAGCTCTCTTAGAGTTATAGGGTCATATTGACCATACACCATTTTACGTAAATGATAAGTAATAAGCCTGCCTGCAACATACTGATAATTAGGAGTATCTTCACTGATTAAATCAGCGGCAGACTTAATTAAGGTTTCTTGAATATCTGATGATTTGATACCATCATAAAATTGAATATGACTATGCATCTCAACTTCACTAGCAGATACTCCAGCAATTCCTTCGCAAGCAAAAAACACAACCTTGTGTAGTTTTTCGATATCTAAGTTTTCTTTATTACCGTTTCTTTTTATAACTTGAATCATAATTAAACCCTATACATTACTTACATTATTTTCTTTTTTGACATGAATTTTATCAATTAGAGGATGTGTAAAATCATGAGATATTAAAAATACATTTAAATTTTCTTCTTCTTGTAGTACTTCTATTAGTTTTTCTTTTCCTTCGTCATCTAACACACCAGTTATTTCATCAAGGAATAACAGGTTTACATGGTTACCTCCTAGTTTGGACATAACCTTTCTAATTGCTAGTAGTATGGAAGTTTGAATACGACTAAATTCTCCTCCAGAAACAGTCTCAATAGGCGTATCGACTCCATTGTTAATTACAACAATGTTTAGTTTTTCTCCTGTAAGTCTAAATACGACTTGAAACTGGCCGTCAGATAATTCTGCTAGATATAAATTGATTTGTTCTTCAAGTTCTTTTGTTAAATTTTCTAACTTGAAAGCAACAATTCCTGTAGTGCTGAAAGCTTTTTTAAGAATATTTAAGTGTTTATTTTTAGACTGTAAAGAAAGTATATCATCACTCAATACCTTTTGTCTATTTATAAATTGTCTTTTTTGCTCTTTTAGAGCTTCTACTTTAGTATTGTGTATCTTAACTTGTTCATTATGTTCTGTAGCTGTTTTATAATTTTTTTCTTGTTCTTCTAATTTGTTTTTTATATCTTGTAAATCTTTTTCAATCTTAGAATAGTCTGGATACTCTGTTTGCAAAGAAAAATCGATTAGCTGCGAAAGATTTTCGAATCTCTCAGCTGATTTTTGATTGATTACAAATGCGTCAATTTCTGTTTGTATCTGATTTTTCTGAATTTTTAATTCAGATAATTTTTCTCGAGCTACATTTCTATGTTGAGAAAAATCATCTAAATCTGCCCAAAGATTTTCTTTCATTTGAACAGCATGAGTGTTATCTAGTGCTTGACCACAGGCATAGCATGTATCTGCTGTATCTAAATCTTCTAAACTTGCATTTGCTTTTTTTATATCAGCATCAATAGATTGAATCTCTGTTTGAGTATCATTTATTCTTTTTTGTAAATTTTCATACTCTGTGTAGTCTGGTTCTGATAGAGAGATATCGAATGACAAAGAGTCTCTCTCTTCAATCAATAAATTATTCTTATCTATCTTTTTACATAAATTATTATAATCTAAAAGCTCATTTTCAAGCCGAGCCAAAGAATTTCTTAAATTACTATCTACTTCAGGAACTTCTACTAGTTTTTGTTCTTCCTCTATACTAGTGCTATCTAGAAAGTCATCAACTCCTTTTAGCTCTCCTTCTAGTTTTAGTTGTTCTCTGTCTGAAGCATTAAGTTTGACTTTAATAGCTTCTCCAATACTCACATATTTTTCAAGATTAAATAAATTGATTAAAAACTTTTTTCTATTTGTATCTGTGGCTTTTAGAAACTCTAGTAAGTCTGTAGAGGACTGATAGGTCAACTGTGAAAATACTTCAAAATCTAATCCAACTATTTCACTAATTTTTTTATAAGTATCTAGTACTTTATGCTCACTTAGATCAGTACCGTCTTCTAGTAATTTTACTTTTGTTGATGCTCCAGTTCTTTTTACTTCTACAGTATATTCTTTATCCAAACTAGAAAAAGTCAGTGTTGCTCCCCAGTTCTTATTTTTACTGTATCTGTTTAAGATGTCTCCTTTTTTAATACCTTTTATGTTTTTATTAAATAAAACCTCTTGTAGTATTAAAGCAATACTAGATTTTCCACTACCATTAGGAGCAGTTAACTGAGTAATTCTGTTTTTATTAAAGTTTATTTTATTATTTTCTCCATAACTAAACATATTAGAGAAAGTTAATTCTTTTAAAGTTATTGTCATTACCACATCACTCCTGTAGAAGTTCCATTATGAGTAACGATAGGTCTAGTAACCGCTAGTAGTTCTATATTAATACTAACTCTATATTCATTTGAGTGTAATTGAGGGTTTGGTTTGTGATCCATCCAATAAGGCCAAAAATATATGTGTCCTTCTTTTACAGGCATATTAGTCACCCCTTCTCCGTCTCTAATCGCAAGAGTGCCTGTAGGATCTGGAATACTAGGGTACCAAACAGCATTAATAGTAGTAGAGTGCTTATGATTATGCCAAACACTATTAAATCGTTCTTTATTTTGTACATATGCCCACATAATTTTTTTATTTTTTGGAGCCAATTGCAGATTTGTAAAGTTTCTATGACAAATCTGTACAAAATCATCATATAACTTATCTATTAAAGGAAACTCTTCTGGAGCTAACATAACATTGTAACCAAAGCTTGGGTCAAAATCTCTCTTAAAAGTGTTAACAGCAAAATCTACTACTTCTTTTTTGTACTGATCCCATTGTCTGATAGGAGCTTCTAAGAAATAATAGTACGGTTGGTTTTTTTGATTATGTTGTAACATGGGTTGTAAATCTAACATTATATCACCTTTAAATCATTAAACTCTTTAAGAGTACCTTCAATATCTGCTACTTTTAAATATTCAAGATAGAGCTTTAGTTCTTCATAGAGAGTCAGATCTTTTAAGTCTAGTTTAGACTCTTCTGAAGGTTCGTAAGAAACTTTTTTATCTAGTAGCTCTGAGTTTTTTATTTTTGATAACTCATCAATAGACCCCATGACTTCATACACTGCATGATGATATTTATCAGGAACCATTTCTTCATTAGTTTTAATAGTTTTTCTAAGAAGTTTAGGTAAAGCAAGATCAATAAATTCTACACTATAATTTTTATCATCTATACAGTGTAGTACGTTGACTCCATATTTTTTAGCTTCATCTCTATCAAAGTGTGTATTTATAGGACTACCGCTATAGTATGCCCCATAGTCTTGATACCTGTGATTAAAATGAATATCTCCAAGCAGTATCATATGCCACTTTCTTAATTTTTCAAAGTCATATTCAGCTGTAATGTGAGGAGGAACTTCTCCTCTAATATGTGCAACTAGTACATCTCCTGATACATACTCAGGTAGTTTTTCAAGTTGCATCTCTCCGTAAGGCCAAAACTGAATACCAAAAGGCCAGTCTGGTTCTTTTACTCTTTTATTTTCAGTGAAAAGTCTTACATTAGAGTTAGTAATAACTGCGTCTTCATTAAAGTGTTCTAAAAAAGTTTTACCTTTTTTTGTTGCTTCATGATTTCCTGGAATAATAAAAGTGGGAATAGACACACAATTAATGTAAGATAGAAATAAACATATTTCATCAGGTTCAGGTTTTCTATCAAAAACATCTCCTGCTATAATATGAATATCACAAGACTTTTCAAGCTCATGCAGTTTTTCAAACATGAGCTTGAAACGATTTTCTTGCCACTCTATCGGTATTTTTTTCTTATGAAGATTGATATGCCAATCAGCAGAGTGAAGAATCTTAAACATAGTTACTCACTGTTCCAATTAAATATTTTATTAACATCGCCTTGGAAAGTATAACTGCCTACGTGATTAAGCCTTGTATTAGGATCTAACCAGATTTCTCCGCCAATTTTTTGCCAACGTCTGCAGAAAGTGTAGTCTTCTGACAAATATCTGTTATCATCTGGATCGTGGATAGTATCGAAGAAAGAGTAACAATATTGATTATATTTTGGATCTATAGAACTATCATTTACATAAAACAGTTCTGGATAGGACTCTATCATTCTTTCGACAACTTGTCTTTTTACCATAAAAAATCCTGTAGACGCATCTAGTACTTCTACAGCACCGTTTTCTACTCTCACTTGTTTGCGAGCTTCATCAACAAACTTTAAATTAATTGCATAGTCAATCGGTAAAGTTTTCTTAGGATATGCTCCTGCGATAATATCTTTATCCATAGCCAGCATTCTAATAATTGCGTCATCTTCCCACTCAATATCGGCATCAATAAACATTAGGTGTGTACAATTGCTTTCTAAAAACATCGCCGTTAGAATATTTCTAGCTCTAGAAATCAAACTTTCATTTCTAAGAGTTGTAAGTCTAAAATTGATACCGTGTTGAATTAGCGCTTGAGTAGTCTTAAACATACTTAAAAAATACTGATCAGTTATAAGCCCCCCATAACAAGGAGTGGCGAAAAAGATATTATTTTCCCTTAAAACCGATGTATCAATAGTTACTTGATTACCTTCTACGTGTTTAATTGCAGAAGGCAGAGACATAGTGCTACTATCAGTCTTCTTAGGTTTTGTGTTTTTATTAGTCTCTTTATTCTCGTCTAGTATATCAGAGAGCTTATATTTTTTAGCCATTAGTCTAAGTCCTCAACGCTTTCTGGAGAAAATGAATTATCATCATCTCCTGCAAATAGTGCAGTATTTTCTAAGAGCCATCTTTTTTGCTCTGTATAGTCTGGTCTTTTATAAATGCGATCTAATTCAAATAGATCAGCTTCTTTTTCACTATCAGTTAAAGCTGTAGACGCTCTTGCAGGACGAACTGTATATTTTACGTTTTGTGGTAAAGGACCAGTTTTTTCTTTTACAATAGTGATATCGTAACCAGTAGTTTCATCGGCAGGATTTCCATATTCTGCATCTTTTGCAAAATCGACAATCTGACGATAAATAGTAGCTTTCAGATCAAATAGTTTTACTTGATCATCATTTCTATCAATTACATTACACACATAAGCAAACTGAGGCTTATCTGCATAGATGTCAGCAGAAATTTCATCAAAAGGATCTTCTGTCCCTGAGAACTGCTCTGTATTTCTATCAAATTTTAAGCACTCAACTGGCATACGTTTACCTTCTTTCGTAGTTAGCCAGTATACGTACCGAGGTAAAACCTCTCCTACTAGACGAATTTTATTATCCCCGTTTTGAAGACTAATTCTTTGAATTTCTTTTCTCTCGCTTGAACCTTGTGATTTAATTCCTTGAGTTTTGTCCCATGATACCATGATCATTCTCCTTCGTATATGAATTTTAAGTTGTTTGTTTCGTGTTTTATCAGTGGATTGTCTAAGTTTGCAACAATTTCATTCTTGAAAATATCATAGTTTAGACAATCAGTAGTATCAGACATTTTTCTATGGCCTAGTAAATATAAATAGTTTATTTTATGTTCTATAGGCATGTCTAAAAATATAAATCTTTTATTTTTAAAATAGGCATCAGGATTTTTTGCTTTGTAGCGTCCTATGATGCCTTTATTAGAATTTATCAATAATTTTCTTTTAAATAGTGTGTTTGGGATTCTACTTATTTTTAAAGAATTTAATAAGTGTTTTGAATTCCACGCTATAATAGAATTATAGCTTTTTGTCAGAGCAAATGTCAAGATTAATATAGATTCCGGTTCGTAGTTGGCTTTTTGTCTAAGATCAAACCAGCTATATTCGTATTTCATATAATATAACCCCTGCTTTGATACCAAGCAAGTCGTTTTCTTTGTTGATTATTTACTATGGCTCCTTTAAACCAAAAGTCTTTTACTAGTGGAACATTTTTTTCTGGATGTTCTCTAATTATTCTACCTATTCTTTGTTCTAACTTAATAGGATTATTATTAGGACAGGTTAAGTATAACGTGTCTAGTCTATGACAGGAGATACCTTCATCAAATATTTTAGTAGATAGAATAGCCATATATTTAGATCCAGCTGTTTTTAGTATCTCTTTTCTATTATCCTCTGTAGTTTCTCCAATAAGCAAAACACTTTTATCTATCATTTTTTGAAGAGTTTTTAACATATCTACTCTTTCAGATAATATTAGTAAACATCTGCCATTAGCTATATCTTGTGTAGCTTCTTTCGCAATAAGAGATAGTAGTGCTTTATTCTGTGTAATTTTATTCATCTGCCTAGACCAATCTCTTTTTGGCTCTATCACATTAAATCCTACATCTGTATGTATTAATTCTATTCTCGGAGTTTCGTGTTCTTTTTCATCTCTAGCTACGACTCTGAAGGGAGTAAAAAAATCATTTAAAACAATATGTTTACCGTCTTTTCTTCTTGGAGTAGCAGTAACAGCTATCTTAATTTTACAATTAATATTGTTTACAGTAGTTGAGAATAAGTCAGCAGGGCATAGGTGAGCTTCATCAACAAAAATTAGACTAAAGTTATCTCTAATTTTTTCCATATTGTTATGTACACTTTTATATATTCCTACTGTTAGATTGGTTAGTTTAAACTCTCCATCTCCGATAACTCCTATTTCTACTCCAGGAATTAAATTTTCTAACTCTTGTTGCCACTGTTTAAATAATAGTTTTGTATGCACAATAATTAGTGTAGGCATATCAGCTTTTGCTATTAAAGAACAGGCTGCATATGTCTTACCCCAACCACAGGGAGCCTGGAATAACCCACTTCTGACTCTACCAATTTTAAAAAAAGCGTCTACAACATCTTGTTGTTCTTGTCTTAAACTACCGCTAAAAGAAAATTTAGCGTCTTCATTTGCAAAGAAGTTTCTTGAGTCTTTATAGTTTTCTATCTCTAACTTATAGTAGGAGTTTGAAGGAACAGAATAAATATCTTCTTCTTCGTCATAGTCATACGTATAGAAAGCTACATCGTCTAAAATATAACTATAGGCTCTTTCAAATTTTTCTATATCTTCTATGTCAGAACCATTAATATAAATCTTATCTGATAGTTCTGCATAATTTACTTTAATCTTATCTGTCATATAACTATGTAATCACTATAATTCTCATACTCGTATGAAAAACTTTTTAGGAACCACTCTCCATTGATATTTACAATAGTTGCCCATAACTCGTCTACGTTACTATTCTCTACAGGCACTTTTAGATCAAAAGGAGCGAGTATTTTGTCTAGCCATACCTTTTTATCTTTTAGTTTTATTACTTTTCTACACTCTACAGGTAGATTTTGTTTATGAGTTAGATTATAAATCTGACCGCTAGAATCTACACACCATTCTAGATTTTCATAACTAAAAACTAACTGTTCTCTGTTTATTATACTATAATCAAAAACAATTCGGTTGTCTGGGTGTTGTTCTTCTAGTTTAAAAAGTCTTTCTGAGTACTTTTCTACATCTTCTACCATTATATCAAAAATATACTCTTTACCATGAGGCTGTTTTGTTATAATGATAGAGTCTTCTTTGTAAGACACTTTAAAAGGCACATCTTTTAAAGCAAAGGCTGGGTATTCAATCTTGTCAATTATCTTATTTATCATACACTAAATCCTTTCAGCTCTCCCCAACTAGGCCCGATCTCGAAATCTACTCCAATAGGACATCCTTCGATTTCGACTCCTCTAGGAGTTTGAAGTGCTTTAGTGCAATTGATTGCCCACTCTTCACAAAGATTATCTCTAACCTCTGCAACAATAGAGTCATGAACAACTGTAAAAGGCAGAATATCTTCTTGATAACCTTTTTCATCAATCCATTTCATTGCGTCAATTAATCCTAAAACATTAATATCAGAGGCAACTGACTGAACCAGGAAGTTTACCCCAGACCTAATAGCGTGCTTTGCTACTCCTTGATTAGGAGATCGAGATTCAGGTAATCTACGTTTACGTCCAAACTGAGAGTATATATACGCATTATTTTCAATTTGACGGTTAGCTGAATCAATCCAGCGCTTGAGATTATAGGCTTCACTAAAGTATTTGTTAATAAAAGATTTTGCATCGGTAAATCCTACATTAGCAGTTTCTGCGATTTTAGCAGGACCAGCTTGATACATGATACCAAAAGTGATAGCTTTTGCGTGCTGTCTTTTATCTCCAAAAGTATTTTTTACTTCGTTAACTTCACAAGGAAGATTAAATATTTGTTTAGCTACATAAGAGTGGAAGTCTAGTTTTTCAATAAAAGCTCGTTGTAGAAACTTATCACCACTTAGAGCAGCTGCATAGTATACTTCGGCTGTTTGTAAGTCGCACTGCATAATCTTAAACCCAGGTCTAGCACGAAACATTCTTTTAATATCTTTATTATCGCGAGGAATGTTTTGATAGTTAAGATTACCGCTCGAAGACAAACGACCAGAAGTAGTTCCGTGAATATTAAATCCTGATCTAAGACGACTATCTTGGTCTACCCCGTTTTGGATATTAGATAAGTAGGTATTAGTTAGCTTTGTTTTTTCTCTTAAATCAAGAATTGCCTCTGCCAGAGGGTGATTTAGTTCTTGTAGAACTTCTTTGTCAGTAGATTCAGCCCCTGTAGATGTTTTCTTTGTCGATTTCAGTTTTAGAATCTTAAAGAACACTTCTCGTAATTGTACTGTGCTGTTAGGATTAAAAGTTTTTTCGTTTAGTCTTTCATATCTTTGAACAGCTTCGTGCATTGAAATTTCATTAATACACTCTTCAATATCAATTTCGTAGCCTGCTTTTACTTCTTGTAGCATTGACGTGTCTATATATCCGCCATTCTTTTCAAGTCGCATAAGTGCTGATGTTGCGGGTAATAGTATTTCTTTATATAGTTTTGTAAAGCCTTCACTTCTATCAATAAGAGGCCAAAACTTATTGTAAAGTTGAAACGTGGCATCTGCATCACGTTCAGCGTAAGGCGCGAGAATATCAATCGGAATCATCCCATAGTTAAAATCTTCTAGTTTGATTTTGTTTTTACGACAAAATACTTTTTTATAGTCATCAAGTTCTTTTTCATAGTCTCCTAAGTCTGTAAATCGCAGTGCTAGAGATTTCAGCCCATGAGTTCCTACAGCTTCTTCAAGGCAATAGTGCATCAACATAGTGTCGTCAAAGTCAGGAAAATCAAAATCGAATTCATACTCTAAAAATCCCATATCGAATTTTCCGTTATGAAAAATACATTTTCTACTTGCAAAAAGATCGTGCAGTTGTTGTTTATAGGCATGACATATTTCAGAAGATACGTAGATGCCTTCATGAGGTTTTGTACTTAGGGCGATACCTAACACGTTTGAACTTCTTGGATTAAGTCCAGAAGTTTCAATATCAACTACAATAGGATTAGCGTTTTGTAAATCTTCAAGATACTTTTCAAATCCAGCTCTAGTATCAATAAATCTATAATCTTTTTCATGAGTGGTATTATCCACTTCTCCAGCTAATATTCTATTTAACATAGAAAACGCTTTAATAATATCTTCTTCATATTGTGGTTTAAAAACTATCATAGAAGGATTAAGTAGCGGAAGATATTTCTTTTCAATAAACATTCCGTTGTATTTAGTAATACCAGTCAAACCGCATACATACTTTAAAGACTCAGCACCAATAGGTACAATAATCTCATAGTCATTTTTTAGTTTTTCTATGTCACAATCAATATCTTTTTTAAGGATTTTTTCTTTTTCTTGTGAACACAAGAAAACATAGTCTGCTTGATCTTGAACAGGTTTATCCATAAATTTTGTTAATGCTTTATCAGGATTATTTATCTTAGCAGGATAAACAAACGCAATTTTCTTACTCATCATTATTCCTCTTTTTTAACTCATTCATCATTATATCAACTTTTTATCCATTAGACAATAGACTATTTATTTCGTCTAGCACCAAAATACCAGGATCTTTTCCAAGTGGCAATTTAATTATAGACGAAGAAATATTGTTTTTAGTTAGAAGATTTCTCACTTTAGCAGCAGCACTTTGTCCTGCCGCATCTCCATCAAACATAATTTGAACATTTCTAATACCAATATCATCAAATAGCTTTACTTTTTGTTCATTAAAGTTTTGTGTTCCAAAAACACATAATACATTCCTAAACCCATGTTGCCACATATTTAACATATCAAATATACCCTCAACAATGAGTACTTTAGATTTATCTTCAAGTTTGTCTAGTGGGAATGCTATATTAGATACATTAACTCCTGCAGGTTTTCTATTGTATTTTGGTTTGTTTTTAGAATTAAATCTGTATCTTCCTTCAATAAACTTTAGTTTACCGAATTGATATACAGGAATACATACATAGTCTTCAAACCCCATTTCGGAAGTAGTAAACATTTTAAACTCTTTTACAGTTTTTTCATCAATACCTCTAAAACCTTGAGTCCATCCTCTGTACTCTGAAGGCATGTTACACTCATTTGCTTCAATAAGTTTTTGAAGTTTGTTTTTTAGTTTCTGTATTTTAAAAGCCTGTTTAGTTTCAAAAGTGATTTCACTACTGATACCTATACTTTCTAAAAACTTTCGCTTACTTCCTTTAAAACCACAACTCCAACAGTGAAACATATCTTTTTCTAAATTGTAACTTAGACTAGGATCTTTATCTACATGTTCCCCTGAAGTACAAGTAATTAGTATTTCACTAGGATTATTAGACTTTTTATAATTTATACCTTTTTCGTTAAGTAAATCTACTAAATCCATTATAGGTCTCTTTCAATTTCTCTAGTACGTTTAGGTTGTTTGTCTTCTTCTGATCCATATCTAGCTGCTGCAAAAGGCTTTTCATTAATCAGATTCGAGTCAGAAGCTACAACTTTTGTACACTCCCAGTTCATTCCAATATCAAAATTCATAGTTCTTCCATTACGAATTTTAGTTGTATGAACAGCTACTCTATTAGGATCATTATTTTCATCTGGTGGGAAAAAGTTGAAACTTCGATCCGCAGAATCAAGAATACCTTTTGCAAAACGAGCTTCTCCTCCAGCATCAATTTGATACGGAGAAAACATAGTTAAGTCGTATTTTCTACTCATTAACTTTAGGTTTTCTGCAATAGTAATCTGACTTTTCCAATCTTTTTGATCTTCGTGTCTAATAATATTAATATAGTCTACACAAGCCATAGTATATCTAGGATATTTAGCTTGAAACATATTACAGTAGTGATCTATTCTATTTAATGTTAGTCCTGCATCATCAATAATAAAAAACCTATTTTCTTTATACTCTGGTTTATCAAACTTCATTTTTTGTTCAAAGGCAGAAAAATCTCTGTCTTTTTCTAGTTGAGTATAGTAGTCAATAGCTTTTTGATCTTGATTATCAAAGAAGTAATCAAGTTTAGATTTAGCTAGTTTTAGTTTTTGTTCTTCGGAAAGTTTATTTTTATAAATATCTAAGAAAGGTACATCACTAATAATACTTAAAAGCCTGTCATGAACCTCCTTATACCGCATCTCAATACTGAAGAAAGCAACAGTAGACCCCTGTAAAAACCTATTTACAGAACAGTTTAGTGATATGATAGACTTACCAGAACCTCTCCTACCTCCTAGTAAGACTAGTTCTTGTGATCCAAAACCACCATTGATAGCATCATATTCTGCACTCAGTCCTGAAGGATATAATTTAAAATCGTCTGCTTGAGGAAAGAAGTCAAGATCAGCAACATCAAATAGTTCGTCTGAGGTCGGTAATGCACTATTTAGTTTAAGTAAATGACTTTGTATCTTATCAACTATTTCTATTTTTTCTAAATCTTCTAACTGATCTATGTAGCTATCTAAGAAAGAAATAGTTTCTTCTCTAACAAAGTGATCTTGTAGTTGAGCAATGATAAAATCATTATCTATATCAGCATATTTTTCAGATGCTACAATCTGAGTTTCAAAATACTCTTGTGCTGAAGCATCTTTATTGATTAGATAAAACTCTTCTTCAGAAGGAATTTTTAAATTTGCTTTATAATAAGACTCTACTTTGTTGTATAAAGAAGAATTAGCCCCCGAAAAAAAGTAGGGGCTAAGTTTAGTAAAAAAGTCATGATTTTGTTCTGACAATAGCCTTTTGATTGTCAGTTTCTGGAGGTCAATATTCATATATTATTTACTCTTTACGGGATAGAATTTGTCTCTGGTTCCTGCAAAATATCCTGCTTTATCTCCTTCAAGATATACTAGATAGCTTTCGCGACCAGTCTCTTCGATTGTAGTTTCTGCTTTTTTAATTGCTCGCCAGATAGCAAACTGTTTCCAAGAAGTACCATTATCATACTCACAATAGATGCTATAGTGAACATCTTCAACTCCTTCAAAATCTACACCATGCCTTGCTTTGGCGTGTTTCATACCGTGAAGCTCTACATATTTTCTACGCAAAGGCTCTCTATAGTAGTTGATCCATTCTTCGTCATAAACATCTCTTACTTTTGCAAAAGCGTTTTTAGAAGGTACAAATACTCTATCACCTGATTTAAAAATAACGTCAAGATCTTGAACAACGTGATCTACTTGTGCTGGTTTGTTTTTACCTCTAGCCCTGATTGGAACATTATTTTCCATCAAAACTTTTTTAACACGCTGAGGACTTATGTATAGCCGCCTAGCAATATTAGTTTGATTATCACCATCTAGATAATCACTAACAATTTGTTCTATTTCGCTAGGTGTTAATATTTTTGCTCGTGCTTTTTTCTTTAGCTCTTTTTGTCTTGCTTCTTTTTGTCTAAATTCTTCAATAATTGCTTCTAAACGCTTTGTATTATAAGCAATACCAAGATGCTCACAACAAGCTTTCTTAGTTTTATTTGTTTTTAGCATCCAGATAACTTGTCTGATTTTAGACTCAGGAATTTCGCTTATGTTTACTCTTGCCATTGAAAACCCTCCATTTTGTATATTATACTAAAATAGAGGGTGTCTGTCAAACATAATGTACATTTGTATTGGATAATTACACTAGTGTCTTTGTTTTAATAGGCTCTCCCGCATACTCTTCTTCAGCTTTGATAAAGTCATAAAAGCCTTTCACAGCAACTTCTTTGAATTTAGCTTCGATATCAAAGTCGGCATATTCTAGCATAGGCACATGGCGAGCCATAAGCTCTTCGTCCCAGTATGTTTCCGAGTGTGCGTTAGGTTTCATCCAATAATCTCGATTATCGGGGTGGAAGGATTGAGATTTGTGGAACAGCGGGCGTACGCTTTTCCATGACTTGACAGCTTCACGGAAGTAGTCGTCTGTGTGGGAGATGTGATCCACGTCTCGCACTTTCCTATTGACCGTTTTCTCTCCCACCTTAACTTTCTCAGTCTTAACCATTCTATGGCAGGCATAGTGATGCGTGTCGAGTGTGCATCGTATAGGTATTCTCTGCGCAAGTTCAAGTGTGTGGCGGATGTCGTACCCATTGGGTTTATCTTCATTTTCGACGGCAAGGCAACCTTGGGCGTACTCAGAAAGGTAGGGGAAGTTAGTTGCGAATCTCTTGATTCCATCTTCATGTTTTCCTCCATATAATCCTTGTAAGTGAATGTTCATCGTGAATTCTTCTGCTGGAATATCCATCAGAGAACCATACAATGCGTGATATTCTAAATCTTTTATGGAATTTTCTACGACTTGTGGGTTATTAGAACCAAGAACAGTGTATTGACCAGGATGGACAGAAAGACGAACAGAATTAGCTTTCGCGGCTGCTCCAGCTCGTTTAAGAATTTGTTTAATATCTTCCCAAATTTCAGCATACCAGTCAGCGGTAAAATCAAGAGTGTAACAAGGGAATAGCTCAGACGAGATACGAAAACTCCTAAAATGTATTGGCTGAGTTGGAAAATGCGTTGTGAGAATATCCTCCAGCTTTTTACAGTTTGAGAGAGCCTTGCTTTGAACTCTTTCTTTTCCTCCTTCTTTGAGGGCGTATGTTTTAGTTGTTGTTCCAAAATTATACCTTTTTGCTTTTTGTTTATCGTGAAACTGACAACACTGCGACAGTCTCCAGTTAGTTTCGTTTTTGTTAAAGTACATAAAAAACTCCTGATTAGTTGTATATTAATAATACGCTAATCAGGAGTAAGTGTCAATTTTAAATTTGCTTTTTTAGCTGTTATTTAGCTACAGGAATTAGTCCCTGCTCGTACAGCACGCCATCTTCGCCTATCATTTGATCTGACATGAATAGTTTGACATATTCTTCAATGCCTGGGACTACTCCAATGTGCTTATCTTTGACATAGAAGTATAGAGGACGTGATACTTTATAAGAACCGTCTGCGATAGTATCAAATGAAGGATATACTCCATCAATAATAGCAGCCTGTACTTTATCTTGATTTTGGTCTAAGAAAGAAAAACCAAATACACCGAGTCTATCGACATCATCAACTAGTTTTTCAATAATTAAATTATCGTTCTCAGTCATTTGTACAACATACGATCCTTGAGTACGAACATTAGTGCAACGTGACTTAGCAACTTTCTTTTCCATACCGTATACTTTACGACATACATTATGCATGATTAACTCAACAAATGCGTCTCGTGTTCCAGATGTTGTTGGAGGAATCATTATGTCAATTTTCTTGCTAGGAAGATTTGGGTTGATTTGATTCCAATGCGTATACTTATTTTCTTTGAATGTCTTTGTATCTGGATCATATACTTCAGCAGCAACTGCTTTATAGATCTCTTCTTTTGTTAGATCGTATTTTACACCGTCTTTTGAATTTGAAATGGTAATACCATCATAACCAATAAGATATTCGATAGGCTCAATACCTTTTTCAGCACACATAGCAACTTCTTTTTCTTTGATTGCTCTCGATGCGTTTGTAATATCTGGAGTATTAGTTCCAATACCGGCACAGAACATTTTAAGTCCACCACCTGAACCAGTAGACTCAATCACAGGCGTTTTGAATCCTGATTTTTGTCCAAAAATTTCAGCTACAACTGTAGCAAAAGGAAATACTGTAGAAGAACCTACAATTGAAAGCTGATCTCTAGCATATGCATTAGTTGAAATAACCATACTTAGAAGTATAGGTAAAATATATTGTTTCATCTTATTCTCCGTCTGATAAGTAAAAAATAGCTGGATGCTGTGTCCAACTATTTTATATGTGTATTATACTACAAAAATGTTACAATTTTATTACATTTTATATTTAAGTGATTTGGTACTATAACCCTTTTCCACAGTGAGGACAGTTAGTTAGTTTTCCCATCTGTTTTTCCATTTTTCTCAATAGATCGCGCATTCTTTTAGCATCTTTTATTTCGCTTTTTATCCATTCTTTTCTTCTATCACTTTTAGCAAGCTTGAGTTCTTCTTTTAGTCTGTCTTTTTGTTTGCTTAGTTTTGTTTTAAACACTTCATAAAAAGCTGTATTCATTACTTCATGTTCTGACACTGACGTCTCCTAGTGTATCGTTAAATCTTCTTCACTATAATAGGCATCTTGCACCATATTTCGTACTATACCTCCGTTTGCGTACACTAGTGTAAAGTTCTCTTTCAAAAACTCATTGTTTCTGTATAACTTTTCTAGTAAGACGCTTGACTCAAGAGCTTTTATTGTTTTGTTTAATATATCTTCATTTTGAGAAGCGCTTGGATAATGTTTTGTAACCACTTCTTTTAGATACATCTTTCTTTGTCTAGGAGGCAAAGAAATGATATAATCTAGAGCAGCTTCTGGTAATTCCCATAGTTTCATGATGCACAAATAGGCAGAGGGATTTCACCTCTGCCTTATCAAGTTTAAATTAAACTACTAAGCAATTAGCCTTCGTTTGCTTTAGGAGTATAGTCTGCGCAGGAAAGACCACGACGAGTAAGAACAGTCTTAACGCCACGCACAGTCTTGCCAAAGGCTTCTGCGATTTCTTCTACAGACTGGTCGAGCATATCCTCGATTCCGTCATACGGATCAGACTTAGAAGACTTCTTGTCACGCTGTTCAGCTTTAAGACCCATCGAGAGAAGCTTACCACGTACTGAGTTAACAGGACGTCCAAGAGCTTCTGCAATCTCTTCAAGATACTTACCATCGTTGACAAGCGATTCGATTTCAGCTTCTTGCTCAGCACTGAAAGTCTTAGGAGTTACCTTCTTTTCAGCTGGCTTGATATGAGAAGTCATTTCAAGCGAGAGAGCTTTACCGTTGATTTGGCGAGCGGTGAACTTGCCATCAGCAAACACATCTGCAATTTCTTCAGCAGTGTGTGCGCCAGAGTTTTCTTCCAAAAATGCCGCAAGAGCATCAGTCTCGTCTGCAGAAAATACAGGAGCTGCGCCAGGCTTTTTAGGAACGTCAAAACCGAGTTTACGAAGTTTAGCAGTTACTGAACGACGTGGAAACTCGAACTCGCCGCAAAGTGTTTCGATGATGTCTTCTGTTACACCAGAAGCACAGGCTGATTCCATACGCGAAACCATTTCATCAGTATATTCAAATTTACTCATTTTTTCCCTCTTGTTTTAAAGTTTGGTTGTTTGGTTTTTTGATTGAAGTTGAAAACTCTTTTCTCAACTTTATGAATTGATTATAACAAAAGAAATCAGCGATAACCAAGTAAAAAGTTAAAGTACTTGCTTGTTGTTAAACAATTCCTTTTAGAATCTCTGCACGATTATTCCAGTAATTAATAATTTTTATGCCTAGAGATTCAGCACGCTTTGCTTTAGAAGATGATGGATTATCATCACCACTAATTAAAGCTACACAGTCTTTAGTTACAGTATTAGTCACTTGATACCCAAACTTCGCAAGATGATCTGAAATTTGATTACGAGTCATGTCAAGTTTTCCTGTAACACAGACTTTTCTACTAGTAGTTGCATTCATCACAGCTTCTACACTGAGATCTTGCTTTAGCTGAACAGGCAGTGTTTCTACCCACTCTTCATTCACCTCAAGCCAAGTTAAAATGCTTTCTACAGTTTTTGGACCAACGCCAGCGATTGTTTGATACTCAATCTCTCTAAGCTGAGAAAACTGAGGCAGTACTTCAACAATATCACGAGACATTGATCGACCTACTCCTGGAATACCAAGAGCAGCTAGTACTTGAGCATAAGGCTTAGTTCTAGAACGATCAAGTTCGCTTTCGATCTTAGAACCGTTCGCACCAAGAGTATGCCAAGGTTGGGGTGTATACAAGTCTACTGGATGGGTTAGTCCCATCTTCTTGATTGAGGCAGGTCCAAGACCTTTGATTTCCATAGTTCTGATAAAGTGTTCAAGCAGTTTTACTGTTGAGCGCTTTGAATCATCATCACAGAACAGTTTTGGACCTTGCCTACGCAAAGAGGTTCCAATCGCTTGTTCAGCATGAAACTTATCTATGCGTTGTGAGCTAGGATGCTTTTCTAACACTTGAATAAACTTAGGGATAACTCCCCCAGAGCGTTCAATCTGTATTAAATCGCCAACACCTAGTTCATGATTCTCAATAAATTCTAAATTGTGTAGAGTAACACGGGAAATTTGTGCGCCATCAATGTCTACAGGATCAACATGACCTACAGGATTGACTGCACCAGTGCGACCGATTACCCACTCTACTGATTGTAGTCGAGTAACGGCAAGTAAGGCTCCCCTCTCTTTTAGAGCGATTGCAAAACGTGGATACTTTGAAGTGTACCCAAGACGCTCACACTCTTTCCATGAATCTATTCTATATACTACACCATCTTGAGGATATTGTCCACACAAATCTTCTTCAAAAATAGTTGAGAAGCCTGCGTTTTTTACGATTGACATTCGTGCGCGATAGTTATTTCGCACTCCAAGATAGTCGTGTGCAATAAAACGAATGTTTCTGTCAGCAAACTCATTAGCCTCTTTTAGGCCGAGTGCGCCAGAAACATAGTTACGAAAATTCTCTACCTCATTGTCAGTGACACACTCACCAACAATTACGGCATCTGAAATGCTTATGTTTTGAGGAACGCCATGACAGTGACGCATTAGGTGAGTAACATCTTCACCATACTCGCCATTACCGCGAGTAAGTGCTAAATCAAGTTTTCCTTCTCGATAAATAAGTGAAAGATTAGTTCCGTCAAGCTTAGGAACTCTAACATCATACTCAGTACCAATCTCTGCGCGATCATAACTTTTCTGAAGCGAGTATAGCTTAAATGGGTGACGGACCTTCCCAGCTTCGCCTCCCACATGAAGGGTAGGAGAATCGCTATCTTTCCAGCCTTGACGAGATTCGATAGCACGCAACTGGTCATACAGAGCGTCCCACTCTTCATCAGAAACTGTTGGTCTAGCCAAGTCATAATATTCATGTGAAAGTTTTTTAACAAGTTGTTTTAGTTCTGTATAGTCCATGCTTTTCCTCACTATCTTGAATATATAGTATCATATCAAGGAGGATAAAGCAATGACTAAGCTTCTTTTTCTGCTAGCTTACGTTCTAGTGCTATAACTAAGTTTGTTAAGTTAGACTTTTTATTTAAATTTGTGCCTTCAATCTCGATATCTAGCATTGTTTCAAGATCGCGCAACATTGTTTTAACTGTTCGCGACCCTTCGCGATCTTCATCAGTAGGCTTTTCATAGATGCGTAGTTGCACCAGTTTAGAGATAACACTTCGATAGCCTTTACCAAAGTGTTCGCCTAGCTCGTTCACATCTTTCATGCCTTCTTCTGTATACAGTCTAATCAGTTCGCTCTCTTGTTCATCACTCCACGCTTTCACGCTCATGTGATCCTCCTTTTCTATGTCTGCGAGCTGCATGTTCTGCAGCTTCTTCTAGTAGTTTCGTTACGGATGTTGTTTCGTCTGCAAGTAAGGCGTAGCCTTTAGACGTAGGATACCAATTTCCAGAGTCGCCGTCCATGCTATATTCACGAATGTGAACATATGCGACTCCTCGAAATTCGTTATAGGTTACACGAATCTCATTTCCGTTCGCTTTTGCATACGCAGTTCCGAAACTTCTTTCTGTTTCGTTGTCCATGTTTTTCCCTTCTTTAGTACGGCACTATATCAAGAGTAAAATTTTTATATTTGCGCTTAGTCAAATTTTATGTTACTTTATACTCGTATTTAATAGCGTACTTAAATTAACTAAATCGTAGATTTAACGCAATTTAATCTAGATATCACATGGCTTTCTCTAAGTCACATCGCGTAAATCTTTATACACGGAGTGTATTCAAGCAGTACGCCACCCTTGCGCCAAAATTCTGGCAGTGGGTTCGCTCATATCAACGGAGTTGATTAACGTGGCGTAGCGTTCAATAACATTTTCCCAAGTAAATAGTTCTTTAGAATAGTCTCTTCCTGTTATATTTCTATCATAACAAGCTCTCATTTTTCCTGCTAAATCATGAATATCAGGTTCAGCAGCAATTGCGTGTCCTCCCATTGTAGTTAGAGAGTCTCCTGGTTTCATCATCATATATTTAGGATCATCTGCTTTTACTACTACTGCTTTTGGAGGAATTCTACATAAATCATCTCTTACAAACTCATCAGTAGGACCATCTCCAGTGACTAAAGGAAAACAACCGCAAGCCATAGCTTCTTGTACATGCATACCAAATCCTTCTCCGCGATAAGGATGTACTAGTACATGACTTGATTTGTATATTCTGCTCATGTCAATCTCACTAAGCTGATTCCCGATATATTCAATTTCTGCACAACCAGTGTCATACTGTAGTTTTACTAGTTGAGGCACAACCTGATAATCTCCATAAACAGCTGGATTATCTTTAATAATTAACTTTGCATTATCTTCTTTTTTAAATACCTGACTCCAAATTTGAAGTAGAATGTCTAAACCTTTTCTCCACTGAGCATTTCCTACAAAAACAAAAGTGTATTTATCGTTAAGATTTTTCTTTTTAGTGTTAAAAAACTTTGTATCATAACCATTAGGAATTACTTCTACTTTATCTGGTCTGAGACCTGCTTCTTTGTAAATGTTTGCAGTCCAGGTTGAAGGCGTAATAACCTTATCTACAAAAGTTTCAAACTTATATTGCCACTCGAAAGGTAGTTTTCTATATTCCCAAGGCTGGATTTGAAAAACTCTTGTCTTATCAGACACAGGCCATCTCCAGATCGGTGGGTAAGTATGCCTAAGTTGAATATCTGGCTCCTCTGTCATAGATTTAGTAGTCAGTTTTTTAATTTCTTTTAGCTCTGTGCTAGAAACATTATACTGAGGATCATAACTATCTAAAACATTTATATATACATCAATATTATCTACTTTTGATAATCCAATTGCTAGCTTTCTATTAATAATAGATAAGCTATGGTTATCAAAAAACTTTCCAATAATTTCTACTTTTTTCATATTGTGATCCCCTCAGCCTGTTCTACAGCTTTTCTTCTAAATTCTTGTTTATCTATGGCAGTAAGTCTTGCCCATTGTGCAGGATCTCCAAGTCCTGATGTTTTAAAGTTTTTCAATTCAGCATAATTTTGTGGATTAATTCGTAACCAGATGTCATAAAAAGGATCTTTCTCTACTAAATCTGCATGTCCAATATTATTAATTTTTTGATGTAAATCTTTATCTTTTCTACAAATGCTCCAGTGCAATATCGCTAAAGGTGTTTTTAACAATTTTTTATTACTTTGAGCATTATTTGTCCATCTTGCATATACAAACTCATGGTTACTCCAGTTTGCAAAACCCTGTGTTTCGTTTAAATCCCAATTTCCATGATCATCAGTAATCATTAAATAAACATCTTCAAACTCTTTATAAGGTAAAAACCAGTTAAAAGCTAAATCATAATCTTTGTAATACGGCTCCACTATCGGTAAGTAGTTTTCAAAAAAATGATTTGCGTTAATTAGTTCTTCATCTGCATCAAAACTGAAAATCCAATCATGAGTGCATTGTTTCTTTAAAAAGTTTCTTTCATAGTTATCGTTATCTATAAACACATTTGAAACACAAAAGTCATCTTCGATGATTGTAATTTTATTATCTCCATCAATATTAGATAATTGTCTATACAGATCTTGTTCATCAAACTTAAATGTATTTCCTGCCCAGGTTTTTCTGTTTTTATCTAGTCCTAGAATAATTTCATCTACATAGGCATAATATGACATGATACTTGCAGGTAAGTACTCTGCATCATAACTAATTAGACTAATCGCTGACTTCTTTTGCATTTTTTATTCCTTTATAAATTCCTGTTACTATTGCCTCTAAAATAATCATTGGAAGCAGTGTTAAAAACAGTAGTACTCCAAATACTACAATAAAAACTGTTGTTACTGCTACAAATACTTTTTCGAAAACTAGAGAAGTGTATGTATGTGAGATTTTATTATCTACATCATGTTTTTTCAACATTTCTTCTAGTTGTTCATAATTTACTAACTTTGAGTTCATTCTTTTACCGTTACGTCTAGTGTTGAAAATAGAGGACTGTCTTTCCATTTATCTTGTAAAATGTTTAGATTATAAGCCTCTGCCTCTACTATTTCTTGTGTTCTAATTCTTTTTACATCTTTGCTTTGAAAGTGAAACATTGGAATAGGAACTTGGTAAATTTTCCAACCTGCTTTACGCACCTCTAAGCAATAATCAACATCTCTGTTATAGCTCCATTTATATCTTGGATCAAAGTCTCCTACCTGATCTAAGACTTCTCTTCTAATATAGATGCCTCCAAAAGTATACCAAGCAACTTCTCTTACTTTATCATATTGACCTATATCATACTCTAGTTTTTTAAAATTTTGATTTGTAAATAGTTCTAGTCCTGATCCATAATGATCAGGTTTTCCTTCTTTTGTAAACTTACCTCCAGCGCACTCGACCGCATATCCTTTGCTAAACTTTTTTGGATATAAGAGTTTTAATCCTAATATGCCTGCCTCTGGATACTGCTCTACATATTCTAATATTTGTTCATCCCAATTTTCTGCATCTTCATGAGTACTCATATCAGAGTGCATTATAAATACATCTGTATCACAAGAATTCCACAGTCTTTGATACATTAAATCTGGTCCTAGCTTACTAGTATCTTTTTCTAGTAGTGCAGGCACTCCCCAAGGTAAGTTTTGCTTAAACTCTGATATCTCTTCTTCAAATACATACGGGGTAATAATAGTAAACATTATATTTTTTCTAACTCTTCTATTCTAGCTTTTAACCATTCAATAACAATTTTTCTGTTTTTAGTAGGGTGAATATGGGCTTCTAAAGCATAAAGCTCTTCTTTAAGAATATATAGTACTGCCCAATCTCTACTTGATTTCATTAGTAACTCCTGTGTTGTTTATGCTCAAAAAGTTTACTATCAGTATATTTATTAATTAGTTTCTTTAGTCTAGCCCTTTCATCGTTTATAATGTATACACACCGAGATAATTCCACAAACTCTTCTCCAAAATCTTTTTCTTGTTCGTGCTCTCGTTTTTTATCTTCTACTTCCCATATTTCTGAATTTAAAGTAAACAACATTCTATAATAAATCCAAACATGAGGTATTGACCACCAGTCTTGGTTTTCTACTATTTCTAAAAGAAGATCTATTTCCTCTTCTACTTCTGAGATACCGTTTTGCTGTTTTACTTCTAAGATGGAGAGTTTATCAAGTAGTTCTCCGTTTGATACTGGTACTTCAATCATTAAAACCTCTTTTCTGTCCATGTTTTAGGAGTTTTATTATTAACAATCTCTAAGGGGAGATGGTATTTAAAAGGTTTAGTTCCTTTTTTTCTAATCCAGTCTGCAGTTAGCTTAACTGCTTCTTCTACTGTTGTTGTTGTTTTGTACCCTAATAACTTTCTTGCTTTATCAGAAGAACAAGTAGCATGCTTTACTTCTTGTGGTCTTCCTTGTGTATAGTATATGGGATCTTGATTTATTCCAGTCTCGTTAGCGCATAAGTTTGCTAATTCAGCTATAGTAATTTCTTCTTCATCAGGCCCAATATTAATAGTTTCATATACTATATTTTCCTGGGTTCCCATTTTTTCTAAGCACTGAACACAGTCAGAAACATAAGAAAAACATCTAGTTTGATTACCGTCGCCATATATAATTGAAGGCTTTCCTTGTAGATTTCTATTTAACATAATACTCATTACATTTCTAAAAGGGTCATCGTACTTTTGGTACTCTCCTACTATGTTATGAGGCACTGCGATGTTCCATTCTATATTATGCACCTTACTTAAAACTTTTAGTACTTCTTCTGCTGCTACTTTAGCAATTCCGTAAGGATCGACTGGAGCAGGGCTCATATCTTCGTTAAAAGGAGGTTTTTGCTCTCCATAACGAGCCATAGAGGTACAAAAAACAATTCTTTTTACTCCTGCAGCAATGGCAGCTGAAAAAGTAGTAACTGATGCTTCAAAAATATTACGGGTAATAAATGCAGGAGAAAATACTGATAGTCCTTCATGCGCTGTAGCAGCACAGTGATAAACTAGATCACAGCCTTTCATTGCTTTTTTCATGGCTTCAAAATCACAACAGTCGCACAAAGTAAAGTCAACAAAAGAAGGCACGTTATCCTCTTCTCCTCCAATAAAAGTATCATTTCCTGCTACATCAAAACCAAGTTCATGCATTCTGACAGCGATATGATGTCCTAAAAATCCTCCGACTCCGGTTATAAATACCTTCATAATAGTTCCTTCACTATATTTGCTTTTTTAATTATTTCTTCTTCTGTTTCTTCGGGAGACACATTGAGATAAAACACATTTTCACTCATTTTTTTAGCAGTAGGACTAACGTTTTGACACTCAAATAAAGGTTGCATAGACATTGGCTTAAAAGAATGCCTAGCTGTTACTCCTTTTTCGTTTAAGACCCCTACTAGTTCATTAGCTTTAGGGTGTTTGATATCATATACCCAAACTACTTTTCTATTATTAGGCATATGATATTTTTCTGGGATGATACTATTGTATATCTGAGAAATTCTATGTCTTCTTAATAAATTATCTTTTGCATTTTTCAAAGATTCAAGAGCTAGGTTAGCTTGTGAGTCTGTGCATCTATAATTAAATCCTATTTGTTCGTGATAATAGTTATGTTTGTTACCGAAACTCATTGACTTCATATCTTGGACTGTATCAATAAAATCTTTGTCATCAGAGGTTATTACTCCTCCCTCTTCCGCATGAATAATTTTATTTCTATACAAAGAAAAACAACCAATATCAAAAGAGCCGATCTGCTTATTTAATATACTTGCTCCTTGTGCTTCGCAAGCGTCTTCAATAACTCTTAATTTGTATTTCTCAGCAATATTCATAACCTTATCCATGTCTACAACTCTTCCATAAACATGAGTTATCATCAATACTTTAGTGTTTTCATCTATAGCTTGTTCTAGTTTATTTAAATCAATTAATAAATTATTATCACAATCAATAAACTTAGGTGTTAGTCTTGCATAGTATACAGCTAATCCGCTAGCATACATAGTAAATTCAGGCACAATAATATTACTATTTTTGGGTAATTTAAGTGCTTCTATTGATACATGAAGGGCTGCCGTACCTGTATTAACTGCACAAGCATATTTAGTACCTACGAAATTAGCATATTCTTTTTCTAGTTTTTGATATGGAAACATTACCAGTCCCACTGTTCTCCATTTATTTTAAAGTACTCAATAGTTCTACGAAGAGCCTCTTCTAAATCTACTTCTGGTCTTGTAGAGATTGACTTATATAATTTACTATTATCTGACTGTAGATGCCATATCTCCCAAGGTCTAATTCTATCTGGATCTTCTTCAATTGTGATAGAATTATGTCCCATAAGGTTACCAATTAAGTGTGCAAGATCATAGATTTTGATACCGTCTTCACTGCCCATATTATATACTTCTCCAAAGTCTCCGTTTTCTAATAGATCTACTGCCATACGAACAGCATCTCCTGCATATTGAAAATCTCTAAAAGAATTATTACCTAGCTTTACGGTATTGCTTTTTGATAATTGAGAAATAATTTCTGGAATAACATAAGCATGAGTCTCTCTTTCTCCTACACAGTTAAACTGTCTCATAGCAATGGCAGGTATTTTTGATTCTCTCCATCTTACCTGGACTAATCCATCTGCTGCTAGCTTAGAAACTCCATAAGTAGAGTGAGGCTCTACAGGATCATCTTCTGTTATCTTACCAGTTAAATCTCCATATATCTCAGCAGAAGATACTTGTAGCAGTCCTTTTATTTTAGCCTGTTCACAAGCTACTAACACTCTTAATACGGCTGTTGCGTTGATATCAAAGAAGTGCATGGGTCTATCAAAACACTCTGGAATATAAGGCTCTGCTGCATAGTTAAACACATACTTGATATCATTTTCTACCAATATGTCAGCTAGTTCTGTAGCATCATCTCTAATATCATGCCACATAAACTCCGCTTCTTCATGAATATGTTTTTTAGATCCTGAAATTAAGTTATCAAGTACTAATACTTTACAATCTCTTTCATCAATTAAATAGTCTACCAAGTGTGAGCCTAAAAATCCCGCACCTCCAATAACACATACATTTGTGTTTCTGATATTTCTCATTGTTTCCTCCTAGCAGGATTTCCATAATAAGTACCTGATTCAGTTATATCTCTAGTAACTACTGCTCCTGCTCCTATAACTACATTGTCGCAAATACTAACAGGTAAAATAGTAGCGTTGCTTCCAATTAATACATTATTTCCAATATTAGTTGATAATAGCCCTTCAGGATTTAGCTTTAAATTTGTAAATTTATCGTTTGTAAACATAACTCCGTGCCCAATAAAGCAGTCTTCTCCTATATTTACATGACTACAAATAAAAGAGTGACTTTGTACTCTTGTTCTTTTACCTACATAAACTTTTGCTTGTATTTCTACAAAAGGGCCTACAAATACATCATCGTCTAAATGACAGCCATAAATATTAACTTCGTCAAATATATTTACATTTTTACCGAGAACAACATTATCTTCAACCATTTTTTAAAGCTTTTAGTCTTTCTATCATTTTATCCATCATAATACCGATATCTAAGTGATCAAACGCTTTCCTAGTATCATTTAAGTCTAAAACTGGAGTATTATCCCAAGTTTCTTTTAAAACTCTTTTGAAATCTTCATAGTCATCATATTTAAAATAGATTCCTCTATCTCCTAAGTAATCTTTAGCACCCATATAAGGAGAATCACTAACTATACAAGGCTTGCCGTGATAATATCCTTCTAGTAAGGTTAAGCCTCCTGTTGATGCCTCATAGTACTCGCATACCGTAAAAGCACACTCTAGTAATACTTTTTGAAACTCTCTTTCTCCAAAAGTATGAACTGTTTCAACATAAGGAATATCTAATTCTTGACAAGCTCTTTTAGTCCACCCATAATTTGGATCATTATAGTATTGTCTGAGCGGATTATAAACATACCTTTTATCTATTATTTGATCATCGTTTGCGTCAAATTTTCTAAACCATGTTAAAATAATTTTACACTTATCTCCGATACCGAAGTACTCTTCCATACGTTTAACAACTTCTTCAGAAGGACACCATAGTTCTACGCATTTTTCTAAATATTCTCCGTATCCTTTCCAATCATAAACTCCTCTTTTATCTTCCCATGCCCATTTATAAAAGTCCCATGTATAGTTTATCATCGGAATATTAGGAAATTTTTTGTGTGCTGCTTTCCACCATTCTAATCTGGCTTGCCCTGTGCACACGATAAAATCACAATCTTCACTAACTTCATTTAAGAGTACTTCTACTCCTTTTTCTCTTAATACAGGAATCCACGGTTCAACATTTTGTGATGGAGGAGTAATTAAACAAATTTTCATCTTACAAACCAGCCTTTCTTCGCTCTATCATAATCTTCTTTTGCCATCGAAATTACCAATTCTTCAAATGACATTTTTGGTTTCCAGTTAAGTAATTCAGTTGCTTTAGAGTAGTCTCCAAGTAAGGTATCTACTTCTGCCGGTCTAAAATGTATAGGATTTACTTTTGCTATTACTTTATTGGTTACTTCATTAACTGCGATTTTTCCCAAACCTTCTCCCTGAATACTAATTTTCATATCTAGAAACTCAGCAGTTTTTAGTAAGAACTCTTCAACAGAGTGTTCAATACCTGTAGCAACTACATAGTCTTCCGCTTTATCGTGTTGCAACATTAAATGCATTGCTTCAACAAAATCTCCTGCAAAGCCCCAGTCTCTTTTAGCTTCAAAATTACCTAATTCTAATACTAAGTCTTCTCCTGTTGCCATTCTAGCTAAATGAGTAGAAATTTTTCTGGTAACAAACTCTTCTCCTCTTAAAGGAGACTCGTGATTAAATAATATACCACAAGAACCAAATATATCATAAGATTCTCTGTAATTTATAGTGATGTTGTGAGCAAATACTTTAGCACAAGCGTAGGGACTTCTAGGATAAAACTTAGTCGTTTCTTTCTGTACTTTTTCTTGTATTAGTCCAAACATTTCAGAAGAAGATGCTTGATAAAATTTAATTTTAGGGTTAATAATTCGTATTGCTTCAAGTATTTTTAACGTAGAAAGTGCTGTTACTTCAGATGTATATATTGGCTGATCAAAACTAGCCCTTACAAAGCTCTGCGCTCCTAAATTATATATCTCATCTGGTTCGATGGAAGAAATAGTTTTTATTATATTGCTTTGTTCTAATAATTCTAAAGATACTAAATTAATTTCTTTATCTATCTCTAACTCTTTTAATCTCCATATGTTTCCTGTACTTGATCTACGAACAGCCCCATAAACATCATATCCTTTTTCTAATAAAAGTTTTGCTAAATACGCACCGTCTTGTCCAGTAATACCAGTAACTAAAGCTTTTTTAGTCATATATGTGTCTCCATCATTCTAAAAAAGTAGTCAATTTGTTCATACATCTTACTAGGATTATTACCGATAAAGAATCCTTGAGTATCAAGAATATCAGACCCTTCATAACCTTTAATATTTTGCTTTGTATTCAGCCTTCTAATAACAGGGTTGTTCATAAAATTACCTGCTACAATTGGCCTGCACTCAATACCGTTTTCTATTAATTTATCTACTATTTTATCTCTATTTAGACCTGATCTTAATACTATACCAAAACCAAACCAACTACTGTATGTTGTGTTTTTAAATCCATCTTCTTCTTCTCTTTGCAAATAAAAATCAGGGTTACCACTAACTCCTAATCTTTCTTTAAAGTAAGCTGCATTTTCTCTTCTGGCAAGAGTCATATCTTCCATTTTTCTAAGCTGCGCTTGCCCTATGGCTCCACTCATTTCTAAGGGTCTAACGCTATAACCAGGTAGTGCAAAACGAAAACTATCTTTGAAAGGATTTCCAATTTTATTACACACTGTGTTTTCTTTTGGAAGCTCTCTCATCCAACCGTGTGCTCTTAAACTTTTACAATATTCTGCTAATTTTAAATCATCTGTTAGGATCATTCCTCCTTCCATCGTTTGCATATGATGACTAAAGAAAAAAGAATAAGTACCCATTAGACCAATACTGCCTAAGTATCTTCCTTTATATTTTGCTCCTAAGCTTTCACAGTTGTCTTCTATTAAAATTAAATTATGTCTATGGCACAGCTCTATTAATTGAGCATATTCACAAGAATTGCCTAATAGATTAACAGCAAAAATAGCTTTTGTTTTTTCTGATATATTTTCTTCAATATCATTAACGTCTATATTAAAAGTGTGCGGGTTGACATCTACAAATTTCATTGTTAACCCGTATTGATGAACCGGAAAAAAAGTAGTACTCCAACTAACAGCAGGTACAATGACTTCGTCTCCAGGATTTAAATCAATATCCTCATTAAGAACTAAACTAGCAATCATCAACAAGTTTGCAGAACTGCCACTATTTACCATAACTGCATGTTTTTTACCCATACTAGTTGCAAACTGCTTTTCAAATTTTTCTACTTCTGGTCCCATAGTGAACCTATTACTATTTATTACTTTTTGGATCATACCTAACTCTTCATGATCCCACGTTTCACATGCTAGTGGATATCTCATTAACTTTCTCTTTCACTTCTGAATATGTTATACGGTTTATATTTATTGGGTTGAAAATGTATGTTCCTTTTTTATTTGGAGGTATAAATGCTGTGGCGTTTTTGTTATGATTAGCTTGCCAATAAGAAGCCAGCACTATAGTTGGGTGTTCATAAGCAGACATGATCCACATAGAACCACTGTCTGTCCCTATACTAATATCACAAGCTAAGGCTGCCTTTATTTGAGTAAAAAACTCATAACTAGTTAAGTTGTGGTAATTATCACTTTCCGATAAGACAGGTTCTCCCACCCATCCAAAATGGTATATAGTATATCCATCAGAAATTAAGCTAGCAACGGCAGAAACCCACCAATCTTTACTAGGAGACCTTCCATTATTGCTTCCATAACCAGCGAAAGGCCAAATGGCTAATGACTTATCTGCAATGGTTACAAAGCTTTCTCTCTTTCTAGAATACCCATGCTGCGCATAGTTATCTGGTAAAGAAGGAGTAAACCATTTGTACAACTTAGGAATTTGTTCGTCTTCTGTTAATACTTCTGTTAAATCTTCTATTTGATTTGCTTTTGCTGTATTTTCTATACAGCCCCAATAATTATACCAATCAGATACTTTATGGTTTTGTTTTAATACAATTTTATTTTCGTGATCTAGTCTCATAGTAGAAAAATCACAAGAAGCAGCAATTTTATAATCTTCTTTGTCAAATCCGTCCCATGCAGTAATTTTTATTCTGTCAATAAGAGGATGATTGAAAAATAAAGGAGCTGATTGTGAACATCTTTCTACTATACCAAAATATTTGTAACTACCTGGATATTTTTTTTCAAAATAAGTAAGTTGTGGTAAGGACATAACTAAATCTCCTATAATACCAAAACTTGTTCCCCAAATTTTATACATTATCAATATAATCCAGAATATTTTTCCAAGAAATATTTACGTGATTTTCTAATTCAGTTATATTTGCTTTAGTAAATTTTTGGTATTGCTTTTTTAAATTTTCAGGCATTGGTATATATTTAATCTGTACATTGTATTTTTTAGCTATCTTACGTCCTATAGCTTCAAAACTTGTAGGATTACCTGTTCCTACATTAAATATACCGTTTTCTGACTTACTCAGCATTTGTTTATGTACTTCGCAAACATCTTCTACACAAACAAAATCTCTTTTAAAATTCTCACTATCTTCAAATAAAGTAATCTCTTTTTTATTTATCGCCTGATCAGTAAATTTGGTGTAAGGACTTGCCATATCTTTTTTATGTTCTTCTCCTTTTTTACCGTAAACGTTAAAATATCTAAAGCCTTGTACTGTAATATCTTTACCATAATCTGTTTCACGAATGTGCCTATCAAACAAGTATTTTGTCCACGCATAGGGAGACTGAGGATTTAAAGACTTGTTTTCTGTAAAATGATTTGTATTACCGTATACGCTAGCACTTGATGCATATTGAAAAATTTTAACTTTTTGTGCTATTGCCTCTTTTAATAAAGACTTACTAAAATCATAGTTTTGAAGTACTATCTGATCTACGTCTGAATAAGTTGTAGAGCTTATCGCCCCAAGATGAATAACTGCGTCTATATTTTTTAGTAAAGGAAATCCGTTTGACCACTCCCAGCCCGTTACTTCATGTTCGTTTTTTAAATACTCATAAAGATTACTACCAATAAATCCTTTGTGTCCTGTAATCAGTATTTTCATTTTACTGTCTCTATTATTGTTTTAGCCCAATTATCAGTAGAATATTTTTGAACTGTTTTTCTTCCGTGTTCAGCTATCTCATGTCTTTCTTTTGCGTTTTTCAAATAGTATGAAATTTTATCTTTACAGTCTTCTACACTATCAAACGTAATAAAATCTTTTCCTACTTCCCAATCGTTTTCCATCAATTCCCATTTTTCAGTCAAGAAAAAACTTCCACAAGCTAATACTTTATATACTCTATCTGAGGTTCCTTCTTTATTAGTGGTAAATCCTAAATTGATTTTTGACTGATTTACTACTTTAGTATACTCATGTCCATAAGAATTATTAAAGTTTTTAAAACCTACTTGTTGAAAATAACCTCCTCGATGATCTTTTAAATATCCAACAAAGCTTGAGTCATAAATTTTTTCAAGTTTCATAGGGCGGTGTAATGTAGGGTGAAAACCTTCTTGCAAATAGTAACTGTTTGGGTTTGTTTCTTTGAAAATATTTGATAGTTTTTCATACGCGGAAAAAATATAATTGCTATGTTTTACTTTTTCCATCCACTCACTATCAGCATTCACTAGCGGGTCCATATACCAACACGCAACTTTACAATACTCTTTTGCCTTTTTTATAACATCAATATTTATTGTATTACCTTTACTGATTAATAGTAAATCAGGAGTATCACTTTTTATTATATTTATAATAGCCTCATCTCTTTGTTTTAAAGAATAAGACCCTATATCTCTCATATCAAAAGTACTAAGATCAGATACTTTATCAAGGGCTTCTGCTTGCCCTATATTAGTAGAGTTATTTGTAAACACTCCTACATATAAGATTTTCATTTCAGAAAACTCTTTACTCTTTCTATAACGTAGTCAGTATCAGGATTCCAACCTCCTTCATGAATAACTTCTCTTTTACTATTAAAAGGATTCCAATCTGTGGCGTATCTATGAATATTTTGTGGTATAGTCATTACTACCATATCTGTATCACATAGAGAAGCTAAATGTGCTGGACCACTACAAGTAGTTACTAAAAACTTGCATTTATTTAGATACGAAACCGTATCTTCTATTGATATGCCTCGTAAGTCATCACAGTAGTTTGGTACTACAGATTCGTGTTTTGTACCGATAGCTCCTAGTTTGTAACCTTCTTTATGAAGAAACGAACAAAGCTTATCCCAAGACTGCCCAGGCCAGTTTTTATTACTAGTTCCGTGATGAAAAGCTTTTCTTGCGTGAATCAGTGCTTTATAGGGAGACTTTTTTATTGTTTTGCTTTTATATTTGTGAAATAGTTGAGAGCTAAGAAATTTTGGTAGTCTTTCTTCTCTGCCTGGTCCATCAGCATGATAGTCAACTAAAAAAGTATGAGATGGTATATATAAACAGTTATCTTCTGTTAACCCTAACTTTTCCATAACGTTATTTTTTATATCCTTCGGCTGAATATCGGAATGCGGAGTAGGCCAGTCTTGACAAAGTGCTCCGGTAATATTCTCTCCTGGACAGTTGAATTCAATATATGAATCGCAGAAATCCTCGTAGATAAAACTTCTTCCCGTTCTGCTAATTATGTTAAATGTTTTTAGGTGTGGGTTATCTCTTCTCATTTTTCTCAAATAACCCTGACAGCCGAATAACTCCCAACCGAATTCTCCTACCCAAGGACCAAATAATACGTGCTCTACATTTTTGACTTTTTCACTCATTTCATTATGATTTAAATGCATATTAACCCTCGATATCAATACTGTTCCATAAATTATCCCAATTTACTACAGGACTCATATGAAATGGTGTTAGATGTGTAGAACAACCAGGTACAGGAGATATACAAGGGTGTGTTTGGAACATTTCTTTTGTTGGGTTATGTGGAGCAGTTTCATTTATAAGATCCCAACACTCTAACCAAGTTTTTGTTTTACCAGCAAAAGTATATGTTGTTGAGGGATTGGTTCTCCAGTGTCTGTCTGTATCTACCATTAAAAAACAAGGAGTCTTATCTTTGGTATACCTATCAGGGTAATCCATTGTAGTAACCCAGTTATTCCATTTTGTAAAAATTAGTTTCATAGCAGAGATTGCGTCTGGAGTATGTAGGTAATCATCTTCAACTACGTAATGAACCTCTTCTGGATCGCTCATATCTAACTGTGTTTTTAAAAATTCTAACATTTTAAAGGTGTGAAGCCTGTCGTGAATATCGTGTTTAGGAATTTCTAAAAAAGTTGTGTTCTCATAAGAATTTTTTTCTATAAAATCCATTGTTTCTTGTGTTACATCATCATGCAATATGAAAACTTCATCAGACTCTTCAATTCCATCATAAATAGATTTCCAACATTTGCGAACAGTTTTCCACTTAGGAATTTCATCCCACCTAGGAACTCCACTAACACTTTCTTGTTTTTCACAGCATCGAAAGTAAATTTTCATCTATAACTACTCCTAACCCACAACTACCATAAAAACCAAGATGTTTGTAGTTGTCTTCTTTATATTCATCTTCAAAAGCTTTTCTCTCCCAAAATTGTTTTATCCATTCTGGTCTAGAAATAAATTTTAACTCCTCTTCTTCTGCATTTACAGAGAAAGACCATTCATGATATACAATTGTCGCTTTTGGGTATTTTTTCTTAATTTCTTTTGCGATAGCATAACAAAATATCTGTCTATGATCTGCATCAACAAATATTAAATCATACTCATCTTCTGAGTCTTTTATAAACTCTATTGCGTCCCCTTTGTAAAAAGAGATATTTTCATTTTCTAGGTATTCTTTGTACTTATCACACATTCTATGAGGTACTTTAACATCTACCCCGTCAAACTGGGAATCTTCCGGTAAAGCTTCTCTAATTAGGCTTCCGCTGATTCCTTGAGCTACTCCTATCTCTAGTACTTTTTGTGGTTTAAGTTTTTTAAGTAGTGTATAAAAAACTCTGGCCTCGTTGTAATCAAGAGTGCCAGAGCCTGCCCATTCTCCTCCATAGTCTGCGTGTGCTTCTATAGATTGCTTTAAAAACCAACTATCCCACATTTCATTAAAATTTTCTGTCTCTTCTTCCCATGAAGAGAAACAGTTATTTAATTGAGAAATAAAGGTAAGGCTAGTTTCGGAATAACTTTTTGTATCTTTTTGTTTAATCATTTTTCTTCCTTTAAATAGTATTATACACAAATTGTAAAAATTTTCAAGTTACTAGATTGGTGGGTAAACTGTGAAATTAAAAAAAGGGAGGTGAAATCACCTCCCTCTCATAGAGTATCTTATGTGTTAATTAAAACTTGATTTTTCCGCCGATAACAGTTTCAGAGTGTTTGAAGCCATCATCAAAATCATTTTTCATATATAAAGTAACATTTCCTACAGGCTGAGCAAAATCTACTTCGTATTTAGAAATATTAAATTTCATGTTATCTGCTGTAGTATCTTTCATTGTTACACCAAAAGAAGCCATTCCATAACCGACAGAGCCGTATACAGAGTTAATTTCTGCTTCTAATTCTCTCTCTGTTCCAATAGTTAGATTAGGTTTAAGACCTTCTGCTAATACCGTAAGGGGGGTAGCTGCTAAAATAGTAGCAATAATTATTTTTTTCATTATGTAACCTTTCATCTCATAAAAATACACTTAATAGTTTTCTATTAAGTGTTAATAGTTGTGGCCCGTTCTGTTGCTAGGTGGTGCCATACCCCATTAGACTATGCCGCTAAGGGCATATCCATAGGTGCAAAATTATCGTTTGCAATTGTTTTATTCTTGCGGTTAAGGTCGCTTGCGCACCTGTCTCTCGATTTGATTTTTATTGAGTCTGTCGATCCTATTTCGCCCCCATCATAAAAGCACGCGTATCAAACAAAATTGCTCATAGTTTTCTTCAAATCCTGTTTCATAATCTGCAAGAGGAGCTCCATTACTTCCAGAAACCCAGAGTCTTCTGAAATATCCGTCATAGGAATCTTCTACTTGCTGAGGAGTTACTTTACGAAGGTCTCCCTTAACCATATAGTAAACTCTACATTTTTCTTTGAATGTTACCATGCGTTTATGGTGGAGGCGCCGGGTACCGCCCCCGGGTCCAGTCCGCCTATTCTATCTCTTCTCAAACGAGACAATTTATTCCTTGAAAAATAGCTCTAGTTCGTCTAATATCCAAGTACTAATTTCTAAAGTACCAAATAATATAATTAGCATAAAAGGCACTATTATAAATAAAAATATAGTTAGCACTATTTTTTGCCAGCGATTACATTTTTCTACATAAAAATGAGCAAATAGTCTTAATCCGGCTTTAATTTTTTCTTTTAACCAATCTCCGAAGAAATTACGAAAAAGTCGCATTACTATTAATATAGGAGAAGTTATAACATCCCATACAAGTAATACTACGTCTACTATTAGATCAATAATATGATCTATTGTAAACCAGTTTTTTATTCTGTTTTTGAAATTATTTTTGTAAACCAACGAGATTTGCCTAACTGTTCTTCTAGTTTGGCAGCTTGCACTCTAGCTTTAGAAAACGAATCAAATTTTGTGGGGTGTTGAACACCGTCTATTTCGTCACACATGAGTCCTATTTCGTCTGATTCAATACTGTGTATTTCTACTAAATAATAAACTTCTGTCATTTTAACTTCTTCTTTTAATTTTTTAAAGTCTACTGTTTCTGTTTCTATTAAAACATGGATAGATTTAATAGACCAAGTTAGCTCATCAGACACGACTATAACGACATTTCTTCTTTTTTACGTTCTAGTCTTTTAATTCTAGCTACCGCTTCTTTGTGTTTGATACGTCTTTTTTCGCCTTTAGTAATATGGTATCTTTTTTCTTTTAGCTTTTTAAAAATACCTTCTGTGTTTAATTTTCTACTAAGAATTTTGTAGGCTTTTCCCACATCATTATTTCGTACTTTAATATACATTATAAACCCAATTTTTGTAATGATTCCTTAATTGTTAGTTTAGACTCCAACTTCTTGTGTAGAGTATCATTTTTGTATACCATTACGCAAGGAAAAAGTGTGATATTTAACTCACTAGCTTTTTCCGACTGATAATCGTATATCTCTGACTGTGTAATAGAGGGATGACGTTTTTTAATTTGACTAAATAATCGACTAATGTAGTCAAAATTATGTGGATTTTTATAGAATCCTACTAGTTTGTAATTCATATTCGCTCTTGCCTATATGATAAGTTTTTGTTATTATATATTTAATGAGTTTTCTCTCTTTATTTTTAACTCAAATCTTAAATCATTATAGTATATTGATAACTAGCTGTCAATAACTTTCTTGATTAAAACAAAAAATACGCTTTTATCGTTGCTAGAAGCTTAAAAACAATATATAATAGGATTATAAAATAAAATGTCAAAGTATTTAGAAGCAAAAACATACTTCAGAGATTTATCTAATAAAGGTATAGCACAAGCAGATGAATTATTTGAAGAAGCAGAACAAATTAGAAGCTCATTGGGAGATATAGCATATGCCCATTTTATTATGAATTGCTATGACGATCTTTTCAATGTTCAATTACCGAATATCAAAAATAATTAGAGTAAATAAATGAGACTAGAAGAAGACCTTAAATTAGACTATAAAGATGTATTAATTCGTCCAAAAAGATCTGTACTTGGTAGTCGTAAAGAGGTAGATCTAAAAAGAGGATTTACTTTTCGTAACTATAACGGCAGTAAAAAAAATGATAGACACTGGCGCGGTATTCCTTTAATGGCAGCAAATATGGACGGTGTTGGTACATTTGAAATGGCAGATACTTTGTCTGAGCATTACATTTTTACCTGTCTGAAAAAAACTTATTCTGTTAGTGATCTCGTTATGTTTTTTGACACCAATACTTATTTGCGTACCGAGTATGTTGCGATGAGTATTGGTATCACAGAGAGCGACCATCAAAAGTTTCGTGATGTGTATGAACAAGCTGATACTAGTCTAAAATATGTTTGTATTGATGTGGCAAATGGATATAGTCAGAGATTTCTAGACTTTGTTAAGAATTTCAGAAAACTATACCCTAATATTGTAATTATTGCTGGTAATGTTGTTACAGCAGATCAAACACAGGAGTTAATTTTAAATGGAGCCGATATTGTTAAAGTGGGCATTGGCCCTGGGTCTGTTTGTACTACTAGGATTCAAACGGGTGTTGGTTATCCTCAGCTTAGTGCTGTTATTGAGTGTGCTGATGCCGCACACGGTCTTGGAGGTCACATCATTGCTGATGGCGGATGTACATGCCCTGGTGATGTGGCTAAAGCCTTCGCTGGCGGAGCAGATTTTGTAATGCTGGGTGGTATGCTTGCCGGACACGATGAAGGCGGTGGCGAAGTAATTACTAAAATTTATGAAACTAATGAAGTAACAAAAACTAATGACGGATTCTTTGAATCGGTTTATGAAGAACGTAAGTTTGTACAGTTCTATGGAATGAGTTCTAAAGCAGCTAATGAAAAGCATTTTGGAGGACTAAAAGAATACAGGTCTTCTGAAGGCAGAGAAGTGCTAATTCCATATAAAGGAGCAGTGTCTAGTACTATTCAAAACATATTAGGAGGAATTAGATCTGCTTGCACATATGCTGGAGCTGTTAGGCTAAAGCATTTATCGTTGTGTACTACGTTTGTTCGGTGTACACAAACTCATAATTCTGTTTATGAGAGTAGTACTATTGGTGATTAACCCATTTATAATAGGAGATAAAATGGTAAAAAGTAAAGGGTTAGTATTTAAAGGTTTTTATTCTTTCAATGCATTAGTAGAAAATGCACCTTATCTAGTTAAATGGAATGCAAAAGAAGCATTATCCTGGCTAGAAGAGGCACGTATGCTAGTAGAAACTGAGATTCAAGAAAAATCATATAACAAAGCAGTAGAACAAGTTAACAATTTTCTTGACTCTTACGAAAAAAAATCTTATTATGATAAAAAAGAAGTTTGGGGAATCTATCCTTCTGACAGAGCAATTCCTTATTTTTAATGCGGAGAACTATAAATGATTAATCCTTATGAGTTTGCTTTTAGAAAAGTAAAGAAAATAGTAAACTATGATGCTACTGAAGACGAGAAACTAGAAGCAGTAGATAAAACTATGGCTATTCTAGCTACCAAGGTTACTAGTAAGAGCTGGTTTTACTCTCATCCTTCTTTTAATGATAAATTTTATTCTGATAGAGGAACCTCAAAAACAGGAGATACTCTTAATATGAATAATCCTTGGCATATTTTCTTTACTAATCTTCTTTTTAATATTAGCTCTATCACTGATGTGAAAAAAGAAATATGGTATCTAGAAAATAGTGTTAATTATAGAGATTGGATTGTAGAGAATGTCCGAAAAAAGAGAGTCGCATCATAATTTTATGATGAGAAAACTTAGAGAAATGTGGTCTACAGAAGAAGAGAACAAACGTTCTCTTCTAGGAGTTAATTTTAGAGGAGAACCAGAAAGTTTACTAAACTATGAAGTACCTCAATTAAGAGCAAAAATAGGAGAGCTTCGTGCAGAAGTAGAAGCTCTCAAAGCCGATAACGCTGAACTAACAAAATGTTATTATGAAGTTTTAAGGAAAATTGACGATGCCTGAAGGACCAGAATGCACTATTGTAGCAAAACAACTTCATTCTTTTTCGGCTAATAAAAAATTAGAGAAAATTGAAATATTAACAGGCAGGTACACTAGAAAATTGCCTGATGGATATGAAGAGTTTTGTAAGAGATTACCAGAAACAGTTGCAGGAGTTTCTAATAAAGGCAAGTTTATTTATCTTATGACTGATGAAGGCTCTACTATTTTTATCACTTTAGGTATGTCAGGTACTTTTAAGGTTCAAGATAATAAATACGCCCGTGTAAAGTTCTCTTTTGATGATAAATCAGAACTTTTCTATTCAGATATGAGAAATTTTGGAACATTAAAGTTTTTCACACCGGATAACGCAGAGGTTGCTCTAAAGAAAAAACTTTCTGAAATTGGCCCAGACATGCTAAATGATCCATGCCAATCCTCAGAATGGTTAAAAATTTGTCATAGACGGAAAACAAATTCTATGGTAAAATTCTTAATGAATCAAAAAAATATTTCAGGTGTAGGAAATATTTATAAAAGCGAAGCACTGTTTTTAGCAGGTATTGATCCTAGAAAAACTATTGGTGCTTGTACTGATGATGAACTGCTAAAACTTTATAATGCAGTTAAGAAAGTACTCAAGACAAGTTTTGAGTCTGGGGGAGCAACTATTAGAAATTATAGTGACTTACATAACAATCATGGAAATTACATTCGATTTCCTTCTAACCCTAAAGAAATGTTGGAAGCCAGAAAAGAAGGTAAAGTAATGATTTATGGTAGAAAACAGGACATATATGGGAATGATGTAGTTAGACTACGATTAGATGATGATAGAACTACATTTTTTTCTCCTAAAGTACAAAAATGAACTATAAAACCCTAAAAAATAAAATTGCAGAAATACTTTTGGATACTCCTGCTGACTTGTATGATGATGAGAAAGGTATGCTATTTCAAACAGATACCTGGGAACTAGTGCAAGATAGAGAGAATCTAGAAGAAATAGATATCGAAGACGAAGACGAGGAGTTAGATTTAAAAGCAGTAGGCTCTGCTAATTTAATTGTAGCAAACACTCTTTTTAAAAAAGCTTTAAGTCAAAATGTAAGTATACTTGAAGAGCTAAAAAGAGTTTCGTCTAATAATATTATCTATGAAGCTAAAGAATCAGCAGACGAGCTATTCGAGCTAATTATGACTGATTTAGAAAATGAACGAGTAATTAGAAAAAAACCAGAAATTGTCAGACAAGGATTTAAAGTAGTAGGGGGAACTGATGTCGGAGTCAATAGTCCAGCTTGATAAAGCTGAAGTAAGAAAAGCTATTAATAACATTGTTGATGTAATGTATGAGATTGAATCAGCTAGAGAAACCATTAACGAAACTGTTAAGGAGCTTAAAGCTGAATATGGATTGAACCCTTCAGTGGTTAGAGCAGCAGCGTCAGCAATTCATAAAAGAAATAAAGAAGAGCTTGAAGAGAAAAATCAAGCAGTTCTTGAACTGGTTAGTCTATTTGATTAACTATATCTTGGCATAACCCATGCCTAAAAAGTGGTAGCGTCGGGGAGAGACCCGAGGTATTGCTTTCCTCAAGCAAATATATAAATAAATAGGCCTGTGACATCTTGTCGCAGAGCCTATTTGCGCGTGTGCGTGTTTAACTAAATAATAATTTTTGCGAGGTAAAAATGCTTAATAAACTAAAAGAACTTATGTCACTTAGTACATACACATACAAAGATGACCTTAAAACTTGGGCACAATTAGAATATGGAAAAGACTGGAGATTTGCCTACAATTTTTTGGTAGATAATAACGGAAAACCGCCTAGAAAAGGAGAACACTACTAACATGAACAACCTACTACAAACACTGAAAAACATTTTTAAACCTAGAAACCATTTACATATGTTAATGATAGAAAAATACTTAGCAGAATCAACAGATTTAGTTGATTTAGAGCAAAGACAACAACAACTTGCAAGGAAAGGAATTTGGCTATGACTACACTAGTATGGAATACTACATGTGCTTTTTGTGAAGCTGTTGCACACTATTTAAACCTTTTTATTAAAAAAAGTAACAGCTTTTTCATTTCCGTAGGGTATGCTCGCGCAGCTTCACATTTAGCTGCTCAAGGATATCATAAAGAAGCTAAAGAACTTATGATGTATAAAAAAGAGGAGATCTCAAAACTATGAAAACACTTACCTTTTATTTAGCAGCTTTCAGTTTAGTATTTGCAGTTAGCTCTGCTAACGCAATGACAATTGAAATGCTTAATAAAGACGATGCTGGAAACAAGATGGTTTACAGCAAAGAATTGACAAGAGTAGACGTAGGTGAAACAATCACCTGGATTCCAACTTCAAAAGGTCACAATGTCGAAATGATTGCGGGACCGGATGGAGCTGAACTTCCTAAAAAGTCTAAGAATGGTAAAGAAGTTTCTATGACTTTTGAAGTGCCAGGCATCTATTACTATTGGTGTACACCACACAAAGGCATGGGCATGATTGGCCTTGTCGTAGTGGGAGATGATACTTCAAATAAAAATGCAATCGCTAAGGCAAAAGCTTTAGGTAAGTCAAAGAAAAAACTTAAAACACTTTTAGGAGAACTATAATGTGGCCGTATACTGAAGAAGAAAATGAACAACTATCGGGGCGCCTATAAAGGCGCCCTTTCTTTAATAAAATCCTTGCTAAAAAAACAAAATTACGGTATACTAACAGTATGATAAATTTACATAAATACGACTACAAAACAACTATTAAAGCTGAGACGCTTACTACTGGAAGAACCTACTTTACTCCTGATGGAGACTACGCAAGTATAACCACTCTTTTAGGCAAAACTGCTGATAAAGCATGGTTACAGGCTTGGATAGATAAAGTAGGTGAAGAAGAAGCTAGACGCGTATCAAAAGAAGCCACTGATAGAGGTACAATTGTACATGAAATAGCCGAACACTATTTTAACGGAGAAGATGTCACAGAAGAACTAGCAAAGCAAGAGCTTGTTACAGCTCAAATGACTCGTAATCTAATTCGTGCTGTGTCTACAGGGATAGAAGAAATTTGGGGTCAAGAAGCTGTATTATGGAGTAAAAAACTAAAATACGCAGGAAGATCAGATATGATTGGAATTTGGAAAGGCAAACCATCAATCGTTGATTTTAAAACTTCTCGCCGTAAGAAATATGTGAAACAGATTAAAGACTATTTTTTACAAGGAACTGCCTATGCTTTTGCCCATAATGAAATGTATGGGACTAACATTCGTAATTTAGCCATTGTTATTACTGTAGAAAATGGAGAACCACAAATATTTGAATCAAATGCGGTTCATCATTTCCCTGACTTGAAAAATCGTATCCTTCAATTTCATAAAATGCAAAAAAATAAAAGTTGACAAAGATGTGGAAAAAAGGTAAAAATTATATAGACAGAAAATTAGAAACTTATTTTATGAGTCGTCCAAATTTGACAGAGGCAGATGAGCGATTGATTCGTAGCTTAATCAAAGATCAGATGCGTTATGGCAAACTAACTACTAATAAATGGAATCTAGTTAAAAAACTATACGATCAGTATCAAGAAAAAGGAAGATATGGCTAGTGTACTTGAGCACCTACAAACTAAAAAGCTAACTTCGCTTGTAACTTTAACTGACACCGCAAAAGAGTATTTAACCACTGTAACCGATTTTGAAGATAAAAAATATGTTCATCTAACAGTTAACGGTGGAGGTTGTTCTGGTTTTCAGTATAAGTGGACTATGGTAGATGAGGTCGTAGAAGGAACCTTAATTGACAACATTTTAGTCTTAGATCAAATGGCTGAGATGTTTGTTTTAGGATGTACAATTGATTATGTAAAGGAATTAGGAGGATCATACCTCAAAGTGATCAATCCTAACGCTACAGCATCATGTGGTTGTGGTGAAAGTTTTGCAGTGTGACTACACAAAAATTATCAACAAAAACAATAGATGTTTCTTCTCTTACTTCAGACGATGATGGTAAAAGAGTAACTGTTGACACTAATAATGCATTAGCGTTAATCGCAAGTGATAGTCCTTTTTTTGACCTCCCTAAATTTACCTATACAGGGAGTGTTGCAGGCTATACAGCAGGAGGTCGTGCTCCTCCTACTATGTACAATACAGTAGACAAATACCCTTTCAGTTCAGATACTAATGCTACTGACGTAGGAGATCTAACAATTGCGCGTAACTACTACGCTGGGCAATCTTCTACTACACATGGATATGAAACTGGGGGACTAACTTCTGGCAGCCAAGAGACGCAAAAATTTCCTTTTTCTTCTGATGAAAACGCTACTGGAAATCTTTTTGATCTATCTATAAAACGATATGGAGGAGCAGGCTGTTCTTCTAGCACTCATGGATATCATGCAGGAGGCTACACTGTTCCAGGGCAACCAGTACCCGTAACCCAACAAAACATCATTGATAAGTTTCCTTTCTCTTCAGATGAGAATGCAACAGATGTAGGAGATTTAACAGTAGCTAGAGGAGAGGCAGGTGCTGGTTTTTCTTTTGCCGAAACTGCGTATGCTGCCGGAGGAAGCCCTGCTACTGATGTGATAAATCGTTGGTCAACTGTATCAGATGGAAATGCTACAGACGTCGGAGAACTATTGGTCGCAGTCAATGGGGGTTCTGGATCTAGTAGTGGAACTCACGGGTATCACTGTGGAGGAGATGATGGTTCTATTTCGCGTGATGAAATTTCAAAATTTTCGTTTACTTCAAACTCTCCTGCTACAGACATAGCAGAGCTAAGTAGAAGCGCAAGTTTTATAGGAGGAGGAACCTCATCTACTACAAACGGTTATAGTGTCGGAGGACGACCTAGACCAAGTGTTGGAACTGATATTATAGATAAGTTTCCTTTTTCAAGCGATTCTCCTGCATCAGACATAGGAAATCTTACTGTAGCAAGGATAGAAGTAGCATCTAACCAATCAGGAATAACTCCAATAGCATAAAAGGTACTTACATGGCAGAACAAAAAATTCCAATTCATAATATTTCAGCTCCTGCAAGCGCAGTAGACGGCGATAAAATGGCCGTTGATCACTGGGCAGGAGGAGCCATTAGAATGGCTACTGATACTTTTGATACCCAGCCTTTACCTGCTATGCAAGGACAATCTATAAGTTATCAAACTTTTGGTGGATCAAATCCTCCTGTTTATCCAACACAAAACGCGCAAATTACCAAATTTCCATTTGCTACTCATTCTCCTACGGCTGTAGGGCAAGAACCTACATGGGACTATACAAATCAAAGATGGAGACAAGCACATACAACTGTGAGCGGTAGAGAGTATCTTTATAATATCGGAGCGGCTAGACCCATAAGCGCTCCTTACAATTCTAAAGCTGAATTTACTTCTTATCTTCAGTTCTCTAATGACTCAATGGGTACAGGCTCTAGATGGCCTGGTCACGCAGCAAGATATAGTGCAGGAAGTTCTTCTACAACAAAAGGTTACATATACGGAGGAGACTACTACGAGACTGGTCCTTATACAACTGCGTTTCCTCAAAGTGGAACATATGATAAAGTTTCTTCATTTCCTTTTGCTGATGCTACTATCCCTAACACTGATGTAACTGAATTAGGAGCTAGCCTAACTTACTTGCATGGAACAGGCAATGACGATACAGCTTTTCTGTTTAACGGAACTACTGGTAATCTATTTAGTCCTGGTATTCCGTCAGGATTACCTACAACTGTTCGTACAATGCCTTACGCTTCTGAAACTATATCTACTTCTCCCCAATCGATAGAGTATGGATATGCTTTTGGTGCTACTTCTAGTTCTCCAACACATGGATATAGGCAAGGAGGGCAGCTAGGTTCTCCTTCACCTTCTCTAGCCGGACCTGGCAGAACTCAGATAGTAAAATTTGCTTTTACCAATGACACATTCGGAGCATTTGCTGCCAATTTAGGAACAGCTGTAAAACAAAATGCAGGAACTAGTTCTGGAACAGATGGATATTCTACAGGAGGCCATACAGGTCCTGCTTTTGCTAACTCTGTTGATCACATTCAAAAATTTCCCTTTGCTGCTGATGCTGACTCAACAGATGTTGGAGAAATATCTACTTGGGGTAATACAGGAAACAGATACCTACATTCAGCAGGACAAGTTTAACATAGGAGAATACTATGGCAAAATATGAAAGACTGCCTTCAGGAAAAATTAAATATGCAGGACGCACTTTCGACGGCTTTAACAAGCCGCGTCGTAGTGACCGGGAAGGTAAAAAAGGAATGGTTCTTGCAAAAGATGGTGACAACATCAAATTAATTCATTTTGGAGATGCCAATATGGGACATAACTACTCTCCTGAGGCTAGACGCTCTTTTAAGGCTCGTCACGCAAAAAATATTGCAAAAGGCAAGATGAGTGCAGCATACTGGGCAGATAAAGTATACTGGGCAGGACCTAGCGGCTCTAAAAAGTCTCCTCCAAAATCTCAAAAATACACTAGAGGATTGAACAGAAAGTAAGATGGGAACTAAAAAGGTAGACATAGCAAACATTGATCTTACAGGAGTGAGCGTAGGAGCCAACGCTACCTATGTGGCTGCTAATGCACGCTTTGAATGGGTAAGTGGAACTTATTCAGCGGGCGGAGGAAGTAGTACTCCAAACGCGCAAGGAACCTCTTTTGGTTATCAAGCAAGCGGTATATCACAGATAAACGTTGTAGCTACTACTACAGATAAATACTCTTATACTTCAGATGCTAATGCTACAAATCCAGGAACTACCATAAGAAGTACTGCGTCTTATCAAGCAGCCGGAGCCTCTTCTTCAACTGATGGATATATACACGGTGGACGAGTTCTACCTTCATCAGCAGGAACTACTACTATTGAAAAATTTGATTTTGCCTCAGAATCAAATGGGGGAGATGGTGGGGAATTAAGTGTTGCCAGAACCTTACATGCAGGGGTTAGTGGTCCTACACATGCCTATTCTGCAGGAGCAGTGCCTGTTGTTAACAGTATTGAAAAATTTCCTTTTTCGTCTGATCAAGTAGGCACTGATGTTGGAGATTTAATATCCACTATGGGGTATACTGCAGCGGGGCACTCTTCAACGTCTCACGGTTACATATCAGGAGGGGGTTTTCCAAATCGCGATAGTATAGAGAAGTTTCCTTTTAGTTCAGATACTAACGCAACTGATGTAGGAGAGTTAGTATATTCTGCTTATTACGTGTCAGGTACTAATAGTTCTACTCACGGATATACATTAGGAGGAGTTACTCCTACTATTATTGATCATATGCAAAAATTTCCTTTTAGTTCAGATTCTTCAGCAACGAACATAGGAGAATTAGCATCAACTTTTCCATTAGGTGGAGGATCAACTTCTTCTACTACAAATGGGTATGTTCATAAGAGGGCTACACTATTAAAACATTCGTTTTCTTCAGATAGCCCTGCTGCTTCAATTGGAACCACTCCTCTTGATTTAAATCAGGTTAGTAGCGGAATACAGGTATAAGAATGATAGCCTATAAAAGCAATAACAAAAAAACTTGTAACTCTTGTGGACACGACTGCCACTGTAAATGGGATGCTTGCGATTGCGGCTGTGATGTTTGTGACTGTGGAACAGTTTATGACGATTTACCAAGCGATGTAGAACCAAAAGCCGAAGAAAGGATGTTAGCATGACTGATAAACAACTAAGGTATATCAAAGTACGCATTGACCAGCTAAAAGACGATCAAGCAAAAGCACATGATGCATATGATAAACAGTGGTATAATAGATGTATTCAAGAACTAGACTGGGTTTTACAAATGGATTCTAAACCTACTCATAATTGTTATATGTCGGGGGAAATTACTTCGGATGCAGCAGGATTTAAACTAAGCAACTTTTGATTATAAGGAGTATTTATGAACATTGATAAATTAAGAGAGGAATTAGCTTATGACGAAGGTGTCGTACATAAAGTTTATTTGGACCATCTCGGTCTGCCTACTTTTGGTATTGGTCATCTTATTCGCGAGTCGGACCCAGAGTATGGAGCCGAGGTTGGAACGCCCATTAGTGACGATAGAGTCGTTGAAGCCTTCGAGCAGGATATCCAAACAGTCTTGTCAGATTGCGACAAGCTATACTCAGACTTTAGCAGTTTGCCAGAAGAAGCTCAACTAATTATTGCTAATATGATGTTTAATTTAGGATATCCGAGACTGTCTAAGTTTAAAGGCATGAAACGTGGAGTTGATGCTCGTGATTGGAATGCTGCAGCTGACGAAATGGTAGACTCTCGTTGGTATCGTCAAGTTACAAAACGAGCTGATAGGCTTGTTGATAGAATGAGAGCGCTTGCCTAAGATGTTAAAGATATATGCGTTAGTTGTAGTCATTGCTGTGTTAGGAGGCATTGGATACAGTGCAAAATACTACTATGACACTACACAAGCTACAATTTCTACTCTTAAAGAAAATAACGCAAAGCTAGAAGTAGCTATACAAACAGCAACAGAAAGTGTTAAAACTCTTCAACAAGATATGGCACGACTAGGAGAACTAAACTCTGAGCTACAAGCCTCTCTACAAAAAGCTGAGGCATATGGAGACGAGCTTAGACAAAAATTAAATAAAATGAATCTTGTAATAGAAGCACTTAGAGATTCTAAACAACTAGAAGGAAAAATGAATGGCGCTACAGCAAACCTATGGCGTGAGTTTATGGACGATACTGGTAATGATAGGGAGTATCCTCTTCCTCAGTGGTTGCAGCCGATTCCAGCCGGAACCGGAGATCAAGGTAGTGACCCAGATAGAGAAGGTTCAGATACCAACAGTAGCGCGTCCGAAACCTCTCCAACTCAATGATACTCGTGTTTTTGTAGTAACAAAAAAGAACTTTGAGGAGTTTGAAAAAGAATTTGTAGAAGCATATGGAGAGTTTGCTTTTGTAGCTCTTAGTATGAAAGACTATGAAAATCTTGCATTAAATATTGCAGATATTCGTAGATTCTTGAATCAACAAGAAGAAATCATACTATACTATGAAAAAGCTGTGACAACTCCTGCGGAGGATACTGATGGCAATTAGAAAAGTAGATATAAGAAATATTGACACAACAGGCGCAAAAGTTGGAGCTAACTTAGTATATAGTCACGGTAATACCTCTTTTGAGTGGGTAAGTGGGACTTTTACGCCAACGGTAGCTCCCTCAAATTTAGCTGGTTATGTTGCAGGCAGCTCATACGGATATGATGTGGGGGGTAATGTAACTAATGCAGGTATTAATCGATACCCTTTTTCTTCAGATACTGATGCTACAGATGTGGGAGAAGTAATAAGTTCTAGTCATACTCAATTTGAGGGCACAGGTACTTGTTCTACTACTTATGGGTATACTGCAGGAGGACAGCAACCAACCAGTACTCCTTCTCCTTCAAACAATATTTTACGTTTTCCCTTTACTTCTCCTGAGGGCGTTGCTTCAGATGTTGGACAGTTAACAGCAACTACTAGGTTATGTTGTGGGGGCATCTCAGATCTCGCTAATGATCGTGGATATAATGTAGGCGACATTACAGATAAAACTATGATGAATCGCTATCCAACAGTGTCTCCTGGAAACGCAACAGATGTAGGAAATTTAGCTACTCCTAGATTTTGGGGAGCTGGTTCTTCTAGTGAGACTGATGGATATGTTATTGGTGGCGAGACTCCTGCAGATACAAATAAAATTGAAAAATTTCCTTTTGCTTCTGAGTCTTCTTCTAACCAACCTGCTACTATACTTGCAGTTAATAGATCACAGCACGGTCATCAAGGAGAAACTCACATATATGTGAGTGGAGGTATTAGTAACGCTGATGTAATACAGAAGTTTACCTATGCTGCTGACACTCCTGCTACAGACGTAGGAGAACTAGCAACCCCTAACTCGATGCACGGAGGAACTAGTGCCACAACAGGATATGGCTATCTAACATCAGGATACCCATTAAATAGAAGAATTGAAAAATTTTCAATGATATCTGATGGAGGATCAACTTCTGTAGGAAATCTTACAGGATCAAACAGATATAGAACTCAAGGTAACATACAAGTATAAAATAAGGATGACATAAATAATGTGGTTTTTTCTAATTAAAGCTATAGCAGGATCTATCATAGGAGCTGCTACAGAATCGTGGTTTAGAGATACAAAAATAGGAGTTTGGTTTTATGCTAAAGTGGATTCGCTCTATACTTGGGCATCAAAAAGATACGGAGTTAAAATACTCACAGACGAGCAGAAAAGACTTAAAAAATTCCCCGAACTGTCAAGAAGACTCGAGAGTCTCGAATCTCGTGTTAAAGTACTCGAAAGACAAAAACCTGACGGATACTCAGGTAATGGATATCAGGACTCGTTTTAACACTTGGGAAAAAGATGGCAGAGAAATAGACTTTTGAAAGGATTGAAAAATGGCTGATGAAAAGATTGTCAAAACAGTTGACCCTGAAGTAGCTGCAAAAGACATGAACGGAGATGGACACATCTCTCGAGAAGAAGTTGAGATGAACCTAGAATTTAGACGCAAAGAGCTAGAAGACGCCGATGCTCGTAGAGATGCTATGAGAAAAATGACTTGGTTTGCATTACTAGGAATGTTACTCTATCCAGCAGGAATTTTTGTAACATCTTTCTTAGGACAAGAAAAAGCAGCAGTAATTATTGGTGATATTGCTCCTACATATTTTGTTGCTATTTCAGCACTAGTTGCAGCATATTTTGGTGCAAACGCCTATGCAGATAAAAAGAGTAAGTAAATGGATAAAAGAACATTAGAAAGAGCAGAATTTTGCTCTATGCTTTCTACTATGGTGTATACTAATGCTCAAAAAATCAGAAGCAGATTTTTAGGTACAGTAGAAGATATAAATAATTTTGTTTTTATCTCTGAGGGAGGCACAGAAGTTGTGCTTTTTACTCAAAGAGGAGTCAAATATATCGTATTTAGAGGCACCGAACCTAATAAGTTTGAAGATATTAAGGCAGATCTAAAAGCGTACAGAAGACGTTCAGATACTAAAGGACGTGTTCATGCTGGATTTAAAGATGCACTAGATTTAGTTTGGCAAAAAATTGAAGCATGGCATAAAAAGTTTCCACTTCAAGGACACACTATTATCTGTGGTCATTCTTTAGGAGGAGCCTTAGCTACTCTTGCAGGATCAAGAATCAAACATAGTGAGGTGTATACTTTTGGATCGCCTAGAGTGGGAAATAGAAAATGGTGTAAACACCAAAACTTCCAACACTATAGGTTTGTAAACAATAACGATATTGTTACTAAAGTACCTTTTTTCTTGCTAGGATACAAACATTATGGTAATCTACAGTATATTAATTATTATGGAAATGTAAGAAAAGCAACTTACTGGCAAAGAACTAAAGACCAGTGGAGAGGAAGATATAAAGCCTTTCAAAAAAGACAGTGGTTTGATGGTATATATGACCATAATATTTCAGATTATCATAAGAAAATAAGTAATGTATTACGTAGCAGTAGTTAAATGCCCTCATTGTGAAACAAAACAAAATACATTTGTAGGACAAGGTTCTTTTTTTCCTACAGATGTACTACACTGTATAAACTGTAATCATATGTTCGATCAAAGTGCCGAGCTTTATGAAATTCCTTATCTTTCTGTATTCAATAAAAGTAATAATCACCTTGCTACTTAGTGCTCTTTTTGTTATACTTAGTTATAAATCAAAGAGGAGACAGTGATGGCAAAAGGTAAAAAATCTTCCGGTAAAAAATATCAATCAAAAGGTGAGCGTCAGTCTGTATCCCAAAAAACTATTTTGGGTATGAGACGCGATCGCTCATCTTATTGGAAAGACTCTAATATTGTTAAAAGCTGGAGAAAAGGTGAAAATCCTTGGATTACGGTTATGAATCCTAATAAAGAAGAGACGAATAAGCGTATGATTCGAGTTCGTACTAATGATTTTTGGGGATTTCCTAAATCTGCTCAAATTAAAATGAGAACCTTTTCATGAGCATTGACTATAAATATAATGAGCCTGAGATTTTAGCAGAGATATCTGACTATATAGATAGCACTTATGATCAACACTACTCTCTAAATAAATTTCAGGCTACTGAATTTATTATAGACTCAGGGCAAGGAGAAGGTTTTTGTCTTGGTAATATACTAAAATATGCACAACGCTATGGAAAAAAGAGTGGTAAAAATAGAAAAGATCTGTTGAAGATCATTCATTATGGTGTTATGGCGCTACACAATCATGATCTAGTAGAAGAAGGAAAAAATAATGCAAGTAAGGCTGATAAGCTATACCCAGGCAGCAGAGTCCTCTGATTTAGAAGACGGAAATGCACAAGATCTCATTGCATACTGTGCTAGAGTATCAAACCCCTCTAACCAGATGAATAGTGAAACAAGTGCTAAACTGATTAAATACCTAATAAATAATCAGCACTGGTCTCCGCTAGAGATGGTAAATGTTTGTTTAGAGATTGAGACTACACGAGATATTGCGCATCAGATTGTACGCCATCGCTCATTTTCTTTTCAAGAGTTTTCTCAAAGGTACGCTGATCCAAAAGAGTTTGGTGATCAGTTTGTAAGACGAGAAGCACGACTTCAAGATAGAAAGAACCGACAAAACTCTATTGAAACTGATGATGAAGAGCTACAAAAACAGTGGTTGATTCAACAAGATCAGGTGATTTTAGCAGCAGACAAAGCTTATAACTGGGCTATTGAGAATGGAATTGCTAAAGAACAGGCTCGTGTAGTTCTTCCAGAAGGCCTTACTAAAACTCGTTTATATATGAATGGTACTATTAGAAGCTGGGTACACTATATTCAACTACGCGGAGCAAATGGTACACAAAAAGAACATATGGATATCGCTCATGAGTGCGCCAAAGTCATAGCTAATGTTTTTCCAATGGCTGAGTATCTATAAACAAGAAAGGTCTCTCATCTCAAAGTGAAATGGAAATAGATAGCGTTTTACTTTTAAAACACTTTTATCTTCTTCTGTATAAGTAATCCCGTAGCATTTAGTTGCGGGATTTTCTATAGGTTCTTCAATTTCTGGAACCCAATCTCCCCAGTACGATTGTACGATAAAATCATGAGAGTTAAAAAAGTAAACATCTCTATAGTTCTTATCTAGTCCATGACTTCTTCCAATGCCAAACTGATTACCTATAGCTGATTTATAGGGAAGTTGAGGCAATTCATACTTATACATGTCTGCATCATAAGTTTTTAGCACTCTTTTTTTACTGCTTAGATAGTATTTTATTGCATAAAAGTCTAGTGAGTTAAAGTTCTCTACTTCAAACTCTTCTCTTAAATAGTGTGGACATTTTTCATCAAAAACAACAACTATTGCGTCTTCTTCATAAGTAGTGTTATTTTTTGAGTGATAACTAATCATATCATAAGAAAAACATAAATCTTTATTAACCTCTTCACTGAAGTAAGTAAATAGTTTATTTTTTAATTCTAACACATCAGAATCATTTGAATTACCTTTGTAAACATATTCTACAATATTATCAGAGTCATATTGAATTTCTACAAATTTATCAGTCATATCCTTGTTCTACCTTTTCTTTTATAAACTTTGCTAGCCTGTTAATCCAGAAATAACGAGTCCAATGAACTATTATGCTTACAGGATTTTTACCATTTAATACGGCTCCTCCTATGAGAAGTCTACAATAGTACCATCTTTTGTATTTTCGACCAAAACAGTGGTTCCAGTTTTCAGTTTCTTTTTCGATAACCTCTTTAGGTATCTCTTCTCCTGCTTTTGTAAAGTATAGCTTGTCTTCAATCTTAAACCAATTTTGGGTTTCATCCATAGTTGGGTCGTCCATTACTTCGTGATAATCATTAAAAGGATCATATAAATTTATATTAGTTTGAGATTCTTGATAAAAAACTCTATACTGCGGTAATTTTGCTTTGACTACTTGTTTAGCAAAAGCATCTCTCGATTTTTTAGACCCAAAACAAATAACAACAAAAGATTCTTCCATCCAATCATGCCCTTCGCAAGAAGAACAGGTTAAATATCCTTTTTTGTTAAGTATCTCCACTAGAGGCCAAATACCAGGATCTACTTGAGATTTAAACTCTTTCATGTATGGAGAGACAGATACGCCAACCCAATTATTACCTGTAACTGTGGCATTGACTCGTCCGTTATCGTGTAGCCAGTTTTTCTTTGTAAAATGCTCTTTTCTATAAAAATCTTTTTTATTCATCTAGGCGTAATTCCTGTAATACACAAGTTAAAAGTATCAGTTAGTAAAGGAGTTGTTCCATGTACCCACTCTTTATTTATCTGATCACATATGATTACTAGCCCTGTATAAGGAGTTATTTTTTTAATATTATTTTTTGTTCCGTATAAAAAGTCTCTACCTTTCATGTCTTTTTCAATATAGTAAATCATAATTTGAACTAATCCACCAAAAGCATTGTCTGTGTGTAGGTCTACATACTCATTTTTATCTGTTTTATACGCTTCAAAAGTTTCTAATTTATCTAGAAGCTTTTGTAGATACAAATCTACTTTTGTATATAGTTGTTTGATGAAGAATTGATTAAGATAAGGAGGCATGCCTAGTGTAGACCAACTTACTTCTTTTCCTAGTTGCTTATCTTCATTTGGATAAAAAGTTAATGATTTTAGTTCTGTTTTTATATTTTTAGGTATTGTAATGCTATCAAAAGCAAAACCATTTTCTATAACTTCTTTGTATGTAATCATTTTACTAGTATAACTCCTACAAAGTTGTATGCTTTCCAGAATACTTCATACTTTTTAAAACCTATTTCTTCTATTTCTTGTAAGATATCTTCCCAAGATCTTATATTCATAGAGGCTCTTAACTCTTTTTCTTTGAGCATAATATCATCATATCTAAAGAATTTAGCTTTATAATCATAGTTTGCAAAAGTAAACACTTCTTGTAACATTGAGTCGCTAGAATACGTTTTTTCACAGAGTATTAAGGCTCCGTTAGGTATTAAAGAATCATATATATTTTTTAATACTGTTACTCTATCAGCAGTAGGTAAAAATTGAAGAGTAAACATAGAGACAGCCAAAGAAACATCAGTGCCAAACTCTAGCTTTCTCACATCTTCAATTTTAAACTCTATATCATTATCTTCCCAGTGAGAACAAAAAGCTGTTTCATTATCTATTCCAATATATGAAACATTTTTAGCATGTGATGCTTTTTTTATTTTTCTTAAATTTTTACCAGTAGAACATCCTAAGTCATACACTATAGTGTTATCTTGTATAAAAAAACCTGCAATAGTAGTTATCATAGTGCTTAGAGTTTTATATGAAATAATACTTTTTGATATATGATTATCAAACCCAAACGAGTGTTTTGCAAAGCTAAAACGCATTTTTATACCTGCTTAGTAAATTTATGTACCCATTACAGCTGTTTTTTAAGTCTTTTACAAAACGATAGTGTTCTGTTAGGCAGTGTCCTTTCCAAGAGCAATTTTGACAAACAGTAGAGAGAGACTTTTTTTCTTGCCACGCCCATTGTTCATATGTGTTGTAGTTAGTAAACTCTAAGAAATACTCTTTATCGTTTTTGTCAAAGTCTAGTACTGCATATTTACCATTAGGAGTTATATAGATGTGATCATCTGAAAAAGCATTATACTCTTTTGTTAACGATCTTTTAATTCTTGCTTTATTTTCAAAATGAAATTTCTTCTTTATTTTAGATTCCATCCATTTCACAACAAAGTTTTCAAAATCTCTATGACTTACTGCGTCTGCATTAGCTTGGTTTATACTATAGGGTTTTATTTCAACAGACTTAACAGCTTTACACATATTTAATTTAGATATCATCATATCAACATCTAAATTTAGAACTCTTTTAGAAGCCAGAATTAGAACCGCTATAGGTTTAGAACTCATTAACATATTATTAAAAACTATGTCTGATTTTTCTCTTGCTGAAAAATCATATGAGACGGAAAGAGTGACATCATCCTCGAAGAATCTGTCGTCAAGCATAGAAAAATTAGTATTAATATTGATGTAATCATGATAATGTTTGCGTATAACGGATTTAATTTCTTTGTAGTATTCTTTTTTAAGTGCGCCAATCTCTCCTCCGTATAAGTCTACGTGATCTATTTTTGGAATATTTGATAATAGTAGGTCTAGTTTTTCTGGGCTAATTCTTTTTTGATTTCCTAACTGTTCTGGAGTTAAATAACAAAAGTCACATCTGAAATTACAAAAATAACTAGGATTTATTGAGACTGAAAATATTTTATCCACCATCTATACTCTTTTCCATTTATAGTTTCATAGTCTTTAGGCTCAAATCCAAATTTTTTTAATAATGTGTCTACTCTTTTATGACGACTTAATCCCCAAAGCGGGTTTCCGTTTTCTGGGGTTACAGCATAATTACCCAGTTTATATATTGCGTCAGTGCCTTGATATTTTTTATCTATTAAGATAGTTTCAAGATACTCTCCTCTATCAATAGAAACTACTGTATAGTATCCTATAGGTTTATTTTCTAGATAAAGTAGATGTGCTCTTTGTTTTTGTATTAACTCAATAAAATCATCTTTTTCATCACGTTCTTCTTTTGTCATGTTATAAGATAGAGCAATTAGTATTGGTAAATCATTGATGCTAGCTTTTTTAGTTTTGTATATCAAGAACATCTCCTAATATTCTAATGTCTTGTTCGTGATGCATATTGTGTTCTCTTTTTATCATTGGAGTAATTCTTGTATCCCAAGATATGCTTATTCTAGGCATTTTAGACTGGTTAGGCTCTACTTCGTGCCAAACCCACGAGGGAAATAGAATGAATTTACCTATTTCAGGCTTTATGGTAATGTTAGTTGGATTAACTGATTTTGTAGGTTTATCAAAGGTATCGACATAATCACCAAATAAACCAGAAAACTCTAAAGTACTATTATTCATCTGTCTACCGTATTCATTATATCTAGAAGTATGATTATGTCTAATAGCATCACTACTTGTTTCGTCACCTGCTTTAGTCAGCATCTCTAAATCTAAATATCCAAAATCCATCATATTAGAATTACCTTTTGGATCTACCATGAGTAGATGACTGTCATGGTCGTTTAACCAAATAGTCCCACTAATATGGTTATTAGGGTGGTTGTGAATTCCAACATTTTGACTTTGGGGAAGCACATGCGCCCAGGCATAAGACTTTATATCATATTGATCGGACTCAAATAAGTTATTTTTTATATACTCTTTTATTGCAGGTACTAAATTATCGTGGTAAAGTGTTTGTAGTAAAGGCTCATCTAAACTAAACAAGTTAAATACCTCTGTCACTTCATCAGGATTGTGATATTTATTCAATATATAGTTGAATAAATTTTTAGCTAATTGTTTGTCTACTGTGCCTAAAAGTATAGGAGTTGGCCATAAGTGTCTATGTGTATACTGATTCATTTACATACTCCGTTGGTATTGCGTCTAGTTTACATATATCTATAATATCAGGTGCTAAAGATTTCATTTTTTTACAATGAATTTCTGTTAAATTTAGTCTTTTTAGATCACTGATAGTTTTTCTACATCCATTACATATTTTAAACATTGGACAGGTTAAGCATGATTGTTTTAACACCATTAAGTTAAAATCGTTTTGCAATGGGGTTTCTATTTCTTTTTGTGACATCTCTTTGTCAAAATCAATTTTATACTCTTTATCATCTCCAAAAGCTCCACAAGAATAATAGTCTCCTCCAGGATTTAAGTTTCTAATACTTTCATCACAACGTCTATTTTGTGGGCAGGTAGTATTCGAAGAAAATCTTTTCAATAGCTGAGTAGTATTATACTCCCACTCTGAAAGACCTAGTTTGTATATCTGTAAATATTTTTCATATATATCTGCTAGCAAATATGTGTAGTTTTCTAGCCCCATTTTTATACCATTTAAGAATTTTATTTCAGGCCCGCTCGCTACAGCATAGTTTAACTTACAAACTACTCCCATTTTTTTAGCTAGTAGCACATTATCAATCGCTTTATCCTCGTTTTCTTTTGTAATTACGGATATGAAATCTGGACGGTAGCCTACTAATTCTTTCATTTTATTTGAAACATTCCAAAAATCTTCTTCACTAAACTCTGTGAAGTCCCCTTTTAAGCGTCCTCCTCCATATTGAAATGAGGTACATACTCCGACTCTAGGATGCTTAAATAGATTTAACCATTTGTTAGGATTTTTATAAAAAGGCCAAAGATTAGTAGTTAATGAAATAGTTGTTTCTAAAGCATGCTCCTCTAAATATTCAATTATTTTCCAGTAGTAGTCAGGAGACATCATTAGAGGATCACCACCATTTACTATAATAGTGTTTGTATAAGGAAATCTTTTTAGAAACTGAAATATTTTATCATGAGAGAGTTCTACTGTCTTGGAGTCTGCTATTTTTGTACTTGAGCAAAAAGTACATTTAAAGTTGCAGCGCTCTGTAGGTTTAATTATTAATTCCATCTAAAAACCCCCAATAGTCTTTCAACCAGCAATGCTCCATAGTAGCTTTTTCTGGTAGTATGTGATTTTCTTGGAAACAACCTAAGCCACACTTACTAAAATAATCACACATTAAACAATTGAATCCTTCTATCCATTTTGCTTCCATTTTTTCTCTACTATCGTGGGTCATAGCTCTATAGTTACCTCCTACTAGTAGATTACAATGACCTATTTCTCCATCAGCAGCTATTACACTTGTTCTCTGACAGGTTAAATTTTTTCTAGTATCTCCTAATAAATACTTATCTATAGGACTGACTTTAGGATAATTGATACTTAAAAATTTAAACATATCTAGCAGTTCTGTATCACTAGGGCAGTTTATACTAGCATTTTTTTCAGGAGTGTAGTAGTCAAAATATATATTAAAATTCTCATATAGATAGTCAAATCCAGTAACTTCTTTGTTTAAAAACTTATAAATATTGGGAGCTGTTAATATGATGTTTACTGTTTGAATATACTCTTTAAAATATCTCACATTATCCATAAAAACATCTAACTGGTTAGTATTAAAGCGCCCAGCTGGATCATAACTAACAGCAAGATTTATATTAAGCCTATCTAATAAATTTTTTACTCTGACTCTATCATTCCATATCATATTAGAAGTAATAAGAAATTCACTATTTTCAAACGATTTTTGGCACCTAAGAATTAAAGACTCAATTTTACTTAAAATTTGATTTGAAATTTCATCACTCAGAATCTCTCCTCCCATAAAATGAAAGGAAAATTGTTCTTTATTTTGTGCGCGTAAGTTTTCGTAGACGCTTTTTATCGCAAAGTATTTTTCTGGGATGGAGTTCACACCCTCAAATGAATTATGATTTTGAGAACAAAAACTACACGCAAGATTACAGTGTTCGAATAGGGTAACAATAACCTCTCCTAGATTAGACGATTTTTTATCTATTACACTACTGTACATAACCTTCTCTGAAACTATGGTGATCTGTTAGTTGCCAACTTCTTACTTTTTTAGTATTTCTTTCTTTATTATTTACAAAAGGTTTAAACTTATCTCTTTTTTCTTCTAGTGAGTATTCTAACAACTTATCATATCTTTTTTCTTTACAAAGTAGGTAAAAATATCTTAGCAAATAGTGGGTTGTTTTGTCTTGGTGTTGATACTCTCCTATGTTACCTCCTGCATATATGGTATTGATATCTATATCAATAATTTTTCTTAAGCCAATCTCTCCCGTAATGAATAGTTCCATTAACTGCTCGCTGTCAAAAAACCCATTATGTCCATACTTCATCACTGATTTACGATATAACTTAAAAATAGTTTTCATATCGTAGTTGTTTTTAACATATTCTAAACTAGGATAAGCTTTTATATTCTCATCCATTAGCCAACTATATTCATCAGGTAGTTTTAAATCTGCATACTCTGCGGTTTCATATAAGTGAGATCCATAATCAACATTTTCTAATAAGTCTCCTAGTTCGAACAGCTGACACATTACATTCATTTTCCAGTAGGTAAGTTCGTTCAGCACTGTATCTGCAACTATACCATATAGTTTTTTATACAAAATATCTTTATGTGCATATTTTGTGTTAGATAAATAACTAGCTAAGTGTAGCTCTGTGCAAGCTCCTTTTATATAACTACTATTTAACTCATGTTTATTACACTGTTCATATACTTTATTGAACTCCTCAAAAGATAATAGTTTTAAAGAATCCCAAGGAGACCGTAAATTTATAGAACCATCGTCGTGTGATAAGCATGATTTTCCATGAAGATATATATGCTTTTGTAATACTAGCTTATAAAAGTGATAAATAGATAAGGGAGAGTGGTTAGGCAGGATAGATTTTAGATATGTAGTAAGTATTTTTACATAAGTTTCTTCTTCTGCTAAAACTATAAGTTCAGTATCTTTTTTGATGTTTTTGAAAGCATCGTTACCAAACAAGTCATCAGCATCTTTAAAATAATTCCAAGTGCTAGGAATAGGTGCTTCATACCCAACTAAGAATTTAGGAGTGTCCGGAGGGTAACAAAAGCTAAAATCTAGATAAACATTATTTATTAGGTTGAACACCGGCTGCTATCCCTGATACAAATACTAAAAGTGGCACATTATGTTCAAGCATCCAGCCGTATAAATTTTGTTCGTCATAGATATATTCTTCAGAATAGTGTTTAAAATACCTTTTTCTAGAACCAGAGGTTTCGTATATTTCAAATATAAAAGGGTTATTAATTAGGTTAATAACATTTTTACCTAATATTTCTGGGTCATCTACTACTTCATAATTTTTTAACTCTTCGTTTACAAAATCACTCAGAGAAGATACAAAAGAAAGAGTTGTAATAGGAAGTGACTCTAAGAAATCTGTAGTGTTTAACAGTTCATTATAAAATTCGTCAATAAACTTATCTGTCCATTCCTCAGTTAAAAGACTCATAGAGTATAAATCATCAACATCTATATTATTATATTTAAGTACAATGTAGGTTAGCCCTAGCTCAAGCTCTTTACAGGTGATTAAATTGTTAGATGTAAAGTATAGCCTTAATAGTTCATACTTTTCTTCTTGTGTAGTGTTGTATAGATTAAGTTTAAAATCAATATCTAGATTAGATACATAATTAAAAAACGTTCTACCACTGATATCACTATCATAATACATTATTTCAAACTGTATTTTTTCTTCTTCCATAAAATATTGTTGTAAAAGCTCTACGTCAATAGGTGCTTTTGTTTTTATAACTCTCATCTTCTTCCTCTTGAACTATGACAGTTACTATGACAGCTTGCGTGGCAAGTATCTACAAATATAGTAACTTGATTTTCTTTTAAAGTATTCCACTGACTATATAGATTAGCTATATAATCTTCAAAATTAGAGGCGTCTATAACATCTCCTTCTTGAATATCATATGTAGCGCTATTATCTGTAACAGTTTGTTTATACGCAGAACCATCTAAGTGAATAAAATCAGTAGTGGTTCTTTGTTGTACATTATTTCCATTACCGCTAGGATATCCCGTTCTGTTAAAACGCAGTCTCCAGTTTAGTTTTCTAACTCCTGTATAGTCTCTCGTTAGGTTACGTAAATAAGTTGCTAACTGTGCCGCATCTACTACTGCGTCTAGTCCCCCGCTAACTGCGGGGGCTACAGTGGGAGTTCCTACTACTGAAAAAGGCACTCCTCCTTTAGGCGCGTTAGTTAGATTTGAATATGTTCCTGAAGAGAAAGGTGTTCCTGTTCCTACATCAATAACGGGGTTTATAGCATCTCTCATTACTTCGTTAAATCGGTTAACAACTAGTGCTTTGCTTACTTCATCTCCTGCATTAATAGTCGGCATAATATTCTCCTTGCTTTAATACCTGTATGGGGGTATTTTTTATTAGTTTAAATAGTTCTTTTGGCGAAGGACAGTGTGATTCATCCCACTCTAATTGATGACATCCGCTACCACACAAATCAAATACTTCGCATTTATAACATCTTTCGTCTCTAGCTGCTTCACAAGCTATTAGTTCCATTCTTTTAGGTTTGAAAATTAATTCCCAAATCTCTTCATTTATATTACCATAAACTTCTTCAGGAGCAGCATTAGGACATCCGCTTATACTACCATCTGCATTTATAGTAAATAATTTTTGTTCACAGTCTCTACAAAAAGTAGCCGCTTGAGTTCCATTTGTTCTTGTTTTGACCATAGAGTTTATAAATGAATCAGTCCAGTTTTTAGGAGTGGTGTCTTTGTAAATTTCTAAAAACCAATCAGCCTGTTCTTTATTACTGGGAAATATCTCAGGATGTTTTTTAGCATTTCCATGATCTGTAAGTCTTTCAAAATCTACTACATCTACGTTCAATGAGTTAAAATACTCTATAATTTCTTTAGGTTTAGTATTACAAAGTTCCTTGGTAACACTCACAAACATCGTTATAAAACAATCTAGCTCTTTTAATCTTTTTACATTTTTCTCCCAAAGAGTTTTTTGTTTTTCATTAGAAAACCGTATACTTTTATCCCAAGAAGTTCCAATAACTCCTTTTAAGTCTTCAGTAATAAATTTAATTTTTTCTTCACTTAAATTAAAAGTTAAGTTACTAGTAATACCAAATGAGACGTTATCATCATACTTCATACTATCAACTACATATTTCATATCTTTAACAGGAGCAAGAAAAGGCTCTCCTCCGTGAAACTCAAAATGAATATGATTCGTTTTATAGTGCTTTCTTAATTTTTTTATCCAATCTACTGTTCTTTTAGGATTAAAGTATATTTTTCTACCGTTTATTCCGTTTGTAAAACAGTGTTTACAATTGAGCTGACAAGTTTCCGTGGTTTTCAGATAAACTGTTATAGGATGCATCGTTTTCCATCTGTAGTGTCTGTAATTTTAAATCAATATACTTGTAGTATTTTCTTATACCAAAACTTAATGAAACATTTTCTGTAAGATTGTCTGCATAATGAGCTTTTTCTCCTGGTATAAACACAGACTCGCCTGCTTTAAGAACAACTTCTTCCTTATGGTCTGGAAATACCATCTTTTTAGTTCCAGAAAGAAGTAGTATTACTACATCATAAGGATCTACGTGAGCAATAAAACTCGACTTTCCTTCTTTTCCCCAGTATAAGTGACAATCTATATATTCTTCTTCAGTTTTGAAGTTACATATCGTTGAAATGAACTCATCGTATTTTTCAAACCCTTCTACTTTAAATGTGTTCTTGCTCTTTGCTTTTATTTTTGTTAAAGTATTTTTATAAGAGTTCGGAAATACCATATTTTCTTCAGCATTTTCAATGTAGAATACTTTTCCATCTCTTATGAAATGATAATTAGTTATCAATTCTATAGGTTTTATATTATGATATTTTTCGTACAATTCATGCGAAAAAGTTTTTATATGGTTAGATAAATTCATATGGCTATGATACCACTAAACAAGAATTTTAGCAAGAAAAATTTTACTGCAATTTGTACAGAATGTGGAGAAGACTACTCTACTAAAAGAAAAGCATTAGGTTATGATACGTGTTTAGATTGTGGAGAAGATAAGCGAATATTTCCAACAGCTCCAGCTTTTAATAAAGGAGCTTACACTATAGTAACAATGAACAACGTAAGGGATATAGGTAAATGAATCGTAGATATTGGAATGAATTGGCAGACGATTATATTAATAAAATTGAAAAATGGTTAAACACTCATTGTCAAATTTCTAGTGCTAGCAAGTTTGCTCTGATTGAGGCTAAGCTTGACTGGTCTAAACGTCGTCGTTGCTCTCGTGGTGGTTGGAGACACGGAGGTCCTATTGTTTCTATTGCAATGAATGTTGCTATACCTGATGATAATTTTGACACGCCCCGTAGAGTTTATGAGTATGCATCGTTTGATAGTGATCCTATTATTGGAGGCTTTTACACTAACAACTTAGAGCATAAATTGTTACATCATCTTACACACGAAATGGCTCATGCAGCTCAATATAATCATAAAAACTTTCATAAGATGTATAGAATCAAGCCTCATGGGAATGAGTTTAAAATGTTCTATAAAGAGTTGCGAGAAGTATTTTTAAATCCTTTTTTACCAGATCAAGAACTCATGGAAAAGGAATTTAGAAAGCACAAAAAACTGGCATATAGTGTTGAGATACCTAACATGATAGCCGCAAGTAAAGTTTGATATCGAATGGAGCAAAATAAATGAAAACCTTCTTGCTAATTATATTCATTTTTGTTATACTTCTTCATATGGTCGCTTTATATGATTACACTTATAGCGTGACTAAAAAACTTTATGATTGGTCTAAGGAGTGAAAATGGTCAATAAACGAGAAATGCTATTAAGAGCTACTAGAAAATACTTAGAAGGTAATCTTGACAAGCACCTAGCTAATATTGAAATTTACCTAGAGAACCCAGCAGGTATCGGTGAGCATAGCGATATTATTGAAGCTATTGAACAAGAGCTTGAGCAGGCTTCTAAGTACGATGACATGATTAGTACTCTAGATGATTATATTGAGGAATAAGCTATGTTAATGCCTCACGAAGTAGATAACTTAAAAGAAAAGCTAGTCGCTATACGTGAGGTTATAACTGACGACTCTGATATAGTGCATTTACAAGAACAAATTGATAAAATAGCAGAAATACTAGATGAAATTGAAGAAGAAGTACTAGAATTCGACGATTAAAGGTTGCGTAGCTCAACAGGATAGAGCAACGGCCTTCTAAGCCGTAGGTTGAGGGTTCGAGTCCTTCCGCAATCGCCAATGCGGGTATAGTATAACGGCTATTACTACAGCCTTCCAAGCTGAAGATCGGAGTTCGATTCTCCGTACCCGCTCCAATAAAAGGTAATCATATGACAAAAAAATATATTGCAGTAAGTGGTGGATTTGATCCAGTACATAAAGGTCATTTAGAGATGATTGAAGAAGCAGCAGAGCATGGTGATGTTGTTGTGCTTCTTAATTCTGATAAATGGCTAGCTAGTAAAAAAGGCAAAGCTTTTATGGACGAAGAGCAACGCTCTTATATTATGTCGTCTATTAAAGGAGTCGTTAATGTTATTATTGGGGATGACTCTGATGGAACTGTTTTAGACGCACTAAAACAGTTTAAAGAACAATATTCTGATGAAGAGGTAGAACTTTGCTTTGCTAATGGCGGAGATAGAAAAAATGATAATGTTCCTGAGGTTGAGTACTGCTTAGTAAATGACATTCAATTACTTTGGAATATTGGGGGAGAAAAAACACAATCTTCTTCTCATTTATTATCTAATTGGGCAGGGGAGCACTGTGTTAGAGATTGGGGGACTTGGACAGTTCTAAAAGATTATGGATCAGTAAAAGTAAAAGAGCTACATGTGCTACCAGATAAAGAATTATCTTTTCAAAAACATGAACATCGTTCTGAACATTGGTATGTTGTAAAAGGCACAGCGTATATTTATAATGGTAAAGTTATTCCAGGGGAGGTTGTAAAACAACATAATACAGTAGACATTCCTCAAGGGGCTTGGCACCAGTTGTGTAACTATTCAACTACTGAACCTCTTTTTATTTTAGAGGTACAACAAGGAGAAAAGTGTATTGAAGAAGATATTGAGCGTATTGATGCTCCTCGCCACGATTGGAGAGGCAAACGCGACGGAAAATCTATCTAATAGTATTGAATGTTTAACTACTAATATATACTTTGAAGCTCGTAACCAATCTCTAGCAGGACAAATGGCCATAGTTTTGGTGGTTTTAAACAGGGTAAAAAGTGAGCATTATCCTAACACTGAGTGTGATGTAGTATTAGAAGGCCCAACTAGAGAGTCTTGGAAAACTAAAAAAGACCCATCGTTATCAGACGAGGACAGAATATACTATCCTATTAGACATCGCTGTCAATTTAGTTGGTATTGTGATGGTGTAAAAGACGTAGTAGGAAATAGAGAACGCTGGGAAGAGTTAAAAAATATAGTTGAAGAGTTTATGAAATCAGATTTATATGACTTTACAGAAGGATCTACTCATTACCATGCTTTTTATGTTTCTCCAGAGTGGGCTGAAGAAAAAGTATTAACCACTGTTATCGGAGACCATATTTTCTATCGGTAGTAAAACCTAAATCGACAAAAATACCAATTGCCAAACTCATTTAATTCTTGTATTATGTCAATATACAAGAATTTTTTGTGAGGTAGATTAATGGCAACGATAGTTCCCGTCTCTCTCGGTGGTACTGGATCGAATAATATTTCTGGTGCTATTGAGAATCTTGGCTTTAGTGCCGCAAATACAGAAACCACCCTAAGTAACGTAACAGCTACGACCGTAACCATTCAAGGATTGACTTTGAATGAGTCTACTGGTGTGCCTTCTTTTATCAATTCTAACTTACATATGGGAGCAGGTACCAGAATAAATGGTACTCCCGTACTTGATAGTGCTGTTATAAATAATGCTACTATTTCAGCAGGCGGATTAACTTTTATTACTGAAAATGGTAATGCGCTTGTTACTACTGCGAGAGTTATTCACAAAGCAGCTTTTGATAGTAATACCTCTTTTCCTGATCCTGTTACATTTAACGGCTATTTTGCTGTGGACCATGCATATAGTAAGGCATACTATAGTGATGGTTATAAACATAATGAACTCTTAACTAACAATACCTCTCTTACCCCAGATAAAAATTTTGGTACTTACGAACAAGATTTTGATATTGCTGGAGGCGCTACTGTACTTAGATCATTTCTTGATATAGGCACAATCACTAATCAAATTAGAAATGTTAATATGCACGGAGCTATCAGAGGAGCTAACACTCTTTCTGTATATGAGTCTGTAAACTTCGGAGACAACGGCTTTAGATATGTAGCTAATGATTCTTTAGGAGACCAGATTATCATCGGCCCTGGAGGAGCAGTTCCCGATACTCAGATGCAGATTAACGGTAATTTACGTATCAACGGTAATTTGGTTATTATTGGTGCCACTCTTAACCAAGATACAGCAGCTGGAACAGTGCAAACAAACTTACATCATTTTGCCTCTACTACAAATACAACTACTAACTCACTAATCTATGGTGTAGATTCCGCAAATACAAATATTGACACAGTTCAAGGTAATTTACACTCTTTTGGAACTCATGCAAACTCTAGAATAAATATTGTACAGAGCAATGTTCATTCTATGGGAGCTAGAACTAATGCGAATATAAATGTTCTTCAAGGAAATATGGATCATCTCGGTACTAGTGTTAATAACTCTATTACTGCAATTCATTCTGGTAGTCAAGACTTTACTGTTAATAAAACATTCCAAGCTAATGTTACTATTCAAGGAAATCTAGTAGTCCAAGGAGACACTATTTCTGCAGACGTTACAAACATGACCGTCGAAGACCCTCTAATTGTATTAGCTAATAATAATCCAGGCACCTCTCTTGATGCGGGCTTATTAGTTCAAAGGTTAAATCCTGCCGATAATCAAGCTTGGATATGGGACGAAGCAAATGATGGTTGGGCAGCCTTAAGAACTTCAGAAGATGGTAGTACAGCTGGTTCTATCTCTGCTTTGGGTTATATGGATGTTTATGCGAGAGATGTTAGACCTCAGAGAGATTTAAGGTCACCTAATGTTTTTGTAACAGATTTATCAGCAGATAGAATAGTTCACACTACTACTTCTGGAGAGCTTACTGCAACTTCTAGTCTTACTTTTGATGGTACTACTTTTGGAGTTAACAAAATATCCTCTGTTGCTAGTGGTGATGATCTTGTATTTGACACAAATGGTACAGGTAATGTTGTAGTAACACAAGGTACTCAGATTGAACTAGCGTCTGCTAATGTTGCTGATCTAACCTCTGGTAGAGTAGTTTATGCAGGCTCTAATGGTGAGCTTCAAGACGATGGAGATTTTACGTTTGATGGTACTACCGTTACAGCTAGTTCTTTATCAGTAAGTGGTTCTACTGCTTCTACTAGTAAAGATACAGGCGCATTAATCGTTACAAACGGAGGATTAGGAGTTGAGGGAGCTATTCATGCAGGGGGTGATGTTTCCGCTTTTAATACTTCAGACTATCGTTTAAAGAATAATGTAAAAAATATTAACTCTGCACTAGACAAACTAGATAATATATCAGGCGTTGAGTTTGATTGGAGCGCTTCTGAGGCTGGTCTTAATTATGGTCATCTACACGGCCATGACGTTGGTGTTATCGCTCAAGATTTACAACAAATATTACCAGAAGCAGTTAAGACTAGAGATGATGGTTACTTAGCCGTAGACTATAGCAGAGTTGTTCCTCTCCTCATTCAAGCCATTAAAGAGTTAAAAGCACAAATTGAGGACAAATAATGGCAACACCTACTACTGGTGAAATTTCCATCTCAGATTTACAAAATTTATACTCCCCTGTTCGTACAGCTCCTGGAAAACTTGGAGACTATCATGCAGGAGGCTCTGTTGTAGCTTCAGGAGAGAAGCTAAGCGGAGGCGCAGGAGCTGCTATTCCTACAGCTCCTAGTGAACTTAGTTTATCAGATTTTTACGATCTTCGTGCTACTGTTCATGGCGCTGCTTTAACGGCCTCTACGGCTGCTTCAGTATTTGACGGCATTGATGTTTCGTGGACGGCTAGTGGTAATGGTGAGTCTGCTGACAGTTGGCAAATTGGATGGAGACCTTCTCCGTCTACAGATGCTTATACCTACCTATCTACTGATTATCAGGGAAACCCTATCACTTCAACTAGTGCAACTGTTACTATTCCTTCTACTCCAGGTGCTACTCTACATGATTTAGTGGTTCGAGGAATAAATGCTTTTGGAACAGGAGTTGATTCTAGTCCTCAAACAGCCTATAAAAAAGCTCCTACTGCTGATTATCTTTATGATACTCCTGTAAGCTCTACTGTTGGAAGTATTGCAGGACAAGGTATTAGTACTGTTCATGTGTATGCTGCCGTTGGTGCTGGTGGGGCAACAGGTCCTTATTTCTTTACAGGCGGTGATGGCCCTGGAGCTGGTGAAAGTCCTTTTTCTGCTGATGGAGGTATGTGGTGGTGGCCTCACTATACTTATCAAGTAGATATGGCAGGTGCCGGAGGTGGAGGCTCTGGAGGTATTGGATATAGAGCTACTTCGATTCCTGTTACCCCTTCTACTCCTGTTAGTATTACAGTAGGACAATCAACCTCTGGTACTGGCGGCACTACAACTGTCAATATTGGAGGTACAAACTATGTAGTAGCTAATGGAGGGGCAGTTGGTGGTCGAGGTGGATTAATTACAGGAGGTAGTCCAGGAACTCCTGCTGGATTACCCTCTACATATATCCCAACCTCTCCAATCGAAGCAATTACAAGCGGTCCAAAAACTGAAGCTAATTTTATGCAAAAAGGATACTTTTATTATAATCCTCCATCAAATAATTGGTATCCTCCTACTAATAACCCGACTGTCTCACAATCAGAAGCAGAACAGCATTTCGATCGCGCAGCTACTGCTCTTCGTTGGGGTGTTGCAGGAGATGGTGGTGCAGCTGGAGGAATTCCTACTGGAACGACTGCTCAAAGTCCTACTCATACAAATTCTGGTGCTGGATATGCGGGCGTTAATGTAGAACACAATAGACCAATTACTGCGTGGCCAAATACTTTTGGTCAAATGCACGGTGCTGGAGGTGTCGGTTATACTATTACAGTTCCTAATACTGATACGGTACCTGGACTTCCTGGAAATGTTCCTTTAAACGGCCCAGCATATCCTGGCTCAGGATCTCTTACAGTTAACGTGGGATATGGCAGTAGTTGGAAATCTACTGCATTTCCTGCTCCTTATGGCAAAGTTTATCAAGATGGAACAGGACATCCTGGAACCACAAGTATCCCTGGTCACGTAGCCTTTTCTGATACCCCAACTGCTCAAATGACAAGTCCTACGTATGTTGATGAAGCAGGAGATGGGTTTGTTTGGGTTCGTTTTAATGATGCTCCTGGATCTATTTCAGCAACTTCATACTCAGAGTATTCATCCCCAACATGGCCTACACAACATAAGGCCAATGGAACATCAGTTCCTAGTGATGGAATTAACTATTTTGGTAGAGGACCTGCATTAGTAGGTCCAGCTCCAGGAAGCGGTCCTTACTCTCCGATTGGTATACCTGCTGGAACAGCGTTTGCACCAAATCATCAAGAACCAATCAGTGGTACCGGTCAGGGAGCGACTATAGGAGGAGGAGCTTCGTTAACACCCTCTCCAGGCCATGTAAATAAAACTCAAAAAGTTACTTATTTTCCTCTTATTTCCTCTTCAGGTGTTACAGTCGATCCTGGTACATTAGGACAAACACAAGCATATACTAATCACGCAGTAACAATATCTCCTGATAATACTAATAAAGCATACTCAGCAGGTGGATACGGACTGTATGTACCTGGCTCTACAGATGAAGGTATGCAGACAGCTATTTCACGTTTTGAGTTTCCTTCTACTTCAATCACTTCTTCTGTTACCACGCTTAGTACTGGTAGAGCTTCTCATACAGGATTCTCACTTGGAGTTAGCAATAGAGGATATGTAGGAGGTGGATGGACTAGTGGACTTACAGGACCGCAGGCTGCTGTTAATACTATGGAAGCATTTATCTTCCCATCAGAAACAACTGCTGCAGAGCCAAATAATATTGGAACTGCTCGTATGCATTCAGCTTCTGCAGCTAGTATGGACTATGGATATACAATTTCTGGAAAAACTACTTTTCCTATTCCTGCTACCACAGGAACAGATGAAATAACTAGATTTGCTGGAGCTTCTGGCTCTACCACAATTTCTGTATCAGATTTAGGAGAGTTTCCATCTTCAGGAGCAATACTTGCTTGGAGTACTTTAGGGTATATTATGACCTCTGATGCTGAACAAACTGGTTTTTCAACTGTTGCTCTTGCTAGTAATAATAGATCAGTAAACTATGGAGAACACCGTGATAAGTGGTTTGGAACGCTAAGAAATAATGGATTTTTTCCACAAGCACCGAACGCTACGGTAGCTGGAACTGCTGTATCAGGTAGAGCTCACGGCTTCTTGCTAACAGCTCCTGGTAGAATTGAAAAGTTTCCTTTCTCTTCTGGTGTTTATGCAGTTGATTCTACTCAAGAACTAAGTCCTACCTCTAGTACCTATGGATATGGGTACGGAGCACCTGGAGTTGGTTGATGAACACATTAAAAGAAGATATTAAAGAAATAAAAGATAAGTTATTGAGAATAGAAACAGAAACTCAATCGCTAAAACAATCACTAGAACACTTGTACAATTTACTTGACCAACTTAAAGGAAAGGAGGGGAATGATGATAACGAGACTACCTAGTGTAATATTTAAAATTAGAGAAGACGGAGAGTGGGTTGATAGAAGCTCTGATGAAATGTTTGTCGGAACTAACGTAATGTTTGCACTTCCTGGTGCATTTACACCTACTTGTTCATCTACTCATTTACCACAGTTTGACTTACTATATGATGAGTTTAAAGGACATGGCATAAGTAATATCTACTGCTTGTCTGTTAACGACTCGTATGTAATGAATGCTTGGGCAAAAGAACTTGGAATCACTAATATTAAAATGATTCCAGACGGAACGGGCGATTTTACTCGTCAAATGGGTATGTTAGTAAATAAAGCAGACAAAGGATTTGGCTATCGTTCTTGGAGATATGCCTTAGTAACTGAAGGCATGGAAATCAAGAAAGCTCTTATTGAGTCAGATAGGAGTGATAACACCACTGATGATCCTTTTGAGGTTTCAAGCGCTACTAGCGTATTAAACTATCTAAGAGAGTGTGCATGAGCGTTCAGTCTAAAAAAGATAGAAAAAACATCAAAAAGCTATTAAAACTAGTAATTAATAGAGGTCTTGACGACCTCTATTTTTTTGAGCCAAAGGAGAAATTTATGCCAAAGAGAAATACTCAATTTAAAGTAGTTAATTCAGAACTTGCAACAATTAGACCTAGCAAGAAACTGTACATTGAGGCAAAGAATGAAAGACAGCAAAGATATATTGATCTAATGAACGATCTTCATACTCATGTTATAGTTGCTACAGGTCCAAGTGGAACAGGTAAAACACTACTAGCAGTATCAAAAGGAGCAGAAGAGTTTAATGATAATCATTTTGATAAGATTGTGATCACTCGACCTGCTGTGTCAGTAGATGAGGAGCATGGATACCTACCAGGAGACATACTAGAAAAGATGGATCCTTGGATGAAACCAATTACTGATATACTGTCAAGCTACTTTTCTAAACAACAACTTGAGTATCTAATGAGAGAGGAGAAGATTGAAGTAGCTCCTCTAGCATATATGCGAGGACGTACTTTTAAACACTGTTGGGTAATTGCAGATGAAATGCAAAACGCAACACGCGAGCAGGTAAAAATGCTACTAACGCGTTTAGGAGAAGGTTCTAAGTTTATCCTTACTGGAGATCTTGATCAACATGATAATGGATATGAAGAAAATGGACTAGCACACTTTATGGATCGTCTTGTGCATCATGGCGCAACAGACTATATTAAGTATGTTGAGTTTACTTCAGCAGATATTGAGCGACATCCTGTAGTACGCGAGGTGTTAGAAATCTATCAAGATTAACTGTCTAACTACAATTTATAATAAATTTTGCATTGCTCAATCCTTAAAAATTTTATAATATATATTTATTGATTGAGTGAGAAGGCTAACGGCATCACTCTGAGCTCGCGACGGTAGGAATGCCTGCTCTTAGCTGTAAGCAAAACATCAATCGTGCTTGTACCAGACGAAAGGTACAGCGTCATGTGACAACGAGAACAGTCACCGCGTATAGGCCACAAGACTGAGTTTAGACGTCTAACAAACCGTGCTCAAATCTTAATGCCTGGGGAGGCGCGAGATACCTCCCCATCAATTTTTTTGTTGCTTATTGCTTAAATTTTTTATATACTGTTTATAGAAGTTGAGAGGATAACCTTCTAGAAAAAACCTCTTCTAAAGTCTCTGGGCGAGTGCTACGAGTAAGGAAAGCAAGCAAGCCAACGATGCGATCTGTATGAGGCAGTGAGCTAGGCACTTAAAACTTAACCTTCGCTAGTACAGAAACTACTCTCGCCTGTGATTTTATAGTTGCTAGATCGTTAAAAATTTAGTATTATATATTTATAGAAATTGAGAGAGGCATCATCCTCTGGGCTTCGGTTCTCCGCTTCGGCGCGCTTGAACAAAGTGAAAGTTAAAATCCAGTTAATGATGCAACGGAGTCACGGAATCGGTCTCAGCCTCTTTCTCTCATGGCGCTGAACGTATTTTGTTCTGGCCGCCAGCAAGTCCTGGTCTGATAGTTCAGATAAGAGCAATTATAGCCACCAGGCAGTTATATGAGTAGTTTCGGTAAGGATAACCTACTTTAAAAAACCTACCTCAAAGTGTGAACAAGTCTAGATTGAACACACTTTGGTTAGCACTGAGAGTTTCGGCTGTCAGTTCCGCGCCGTTGGCTGTAAAGCTTGATCAGGCGGATTCTTGTCGTGAGATGCAATTCACGAGTCGGGGAGGAGCTATGCATTGCGCACCTCAAGGTAACTGGCGAGGTTGGTGGCGGTTACACTTTTACTCAGGCTGGACAGGCTAGCGTGTGTCCTATGTCACAAATCTTTCGAGAGGTCGGAGTAAATTATAGACTTACATTGTTGAGTCACTGAACAGTTGAAGAATGAAGGGCAACTGAATTTTGGAAGCTGATCACACCTCAGCGCTTGCGTTGAGCATACTTTAGCAGTGTAGGGGAGAAGCGACGGCTTTTCCAGCTCTCCGAGGGGGAGATGCAGTAGAAACAAGGTCTATAGCGTTTCGTGACTGCAACCTTATTACGGTTAGCTCGTTTGGGGGGGCTTATACAGTCGAGTAGACAGACTTCATCCACCTGTCGTCTCCTGTATAGAGATGGTACGAGCGATTAAGCGGCGGGCGAGGTGCTGGCTTAATATTTTGAATTGAACTGGACGCTAACTCCAGCCGAAGCTTAGGCTTGTAAAGTTAGCAGAGCTAGGTAAGCTGTTACTCATGTGAGGCCTTGCCGCTGAATTAGATTCGGGCGAAAGACAGCGCAACAAAAAGGAGAATCTAGAAAACTTGGGCAACCAGCTTTCTAGGAGTAACTGGGCGTAACCTCGTGTTGCGCCCTTTTGCCTTTTAGCAAAATATAAATTTAGGCAATTTTATACTTGCACGGCGTGGAGATTTTTGGTAATATATAATTAACAAATTGAGGAGACGCACATTCTGCGGATCTCAACGCCAATTCAAAATTACTATACGTAAATGGAGTCTTGGCAGAAACACGTCTCCTCACCTATCATCATGGAGAAGCAGTTGTATTTAGTACGACGCACACTTAAAGGTCATGAGGTCTCATCTTGGGGCGAATCTAGCGAACCGCTGGCAGTCTATCATGTAGGCGCTCGCTGTTCCTGTCCTAGTTATCGCAAGCCTTGCAAGCATCAGCGAATGGTAAAGAAGCATATCTCACTATCTGAGCCTCCAGGACAAGTCTACGATATCTCGCCCGCGAACCGCGTGATCGCACTACACTCTCTTCTAGAATCTAGCACTTCTTAGATATAAGAATTCAACTTTTGACAATTGGTCAAATTCATGTTACTTTATAGGAGAGAAAAAAAAGAAACGGAGTTTCAATGCGCAGGCGAAAACGCCAAGAGATCTATGCGGCTCAGTTAAAAGTATTGTTTTTAGTATCACCACTTGCCGCTACAATTGCTCTTATGTATTCTATATTTCACTGAGTTTGCATACTGAGTGATGAAATCACTACTAGTGTCACGCCACCCGTGCGCCTACATTTTAGGCTTGCTATGCGGTGGCTTTTTTGTTATAATTAATAATAATCGGAGGGCAGCGCTCGCACGGAGTGCGACAGAGGAGGTGAGAATGAGACGAGCAATACAAAATGGTAATTGGATTTCATTTTATGAAAACAACAAACTAGTTGGCAGAGTTGATTACTCAGAACGAGCACAGGTCTATAGAGATAAAGCTTGTCATAATTGGACTAGTGGTGTATTACAACCAGAAACTGTTTTAATGTTTGCAGATGAACAACTTGAGTTTGATTTTGATGTTCATCAAGGTGGCGTAGAAAACTGGGCTAAGTATAATGCCTAGGCGAACAAACGCTGGTCATATTATTCCTGAGTCTTCTGAACATTCTAGAGCGACTCTTTGGAACGCTAAAGAGAAGTTTGAGGTACACTCGGAAACTTCGTTTCCTTGTCCTGATGACAGTCATCCTCTTTTTACAATTAGAGTTTCAAAGCAACAGCCTACCGCAACCTGTTATTATTGTAGCAAAACTTGGATACTAAATTTAGATGTTAAAGAAGACTGAGGTATATAAGCTATTTGATGATCTATCAGTGGAACCAGATACTACTATTCTATCTGCGGCTTATGGTGTTCGAGACTCTATACCTTTTAGAGTAGAAGAGTGGTCTTGGGATGGTATACAAGGTAAAACAATAGTTTTACACTCTGAACACTGCCCTGCGCTAGTAATTACAGAAGAAGATCTTAAAAAGAAGTTTGATGTTGAAGGCAGCACTACTTTTAGAAAAACAGGGCAATACTATTTTTTGAACTATGACTTCTCTATTTAAAGGCACAGCAAACGCTGAACAACTATTTATATTAACCTATGCTGAGTTAGATAAGCATCAGATTGTTAATAAAATTTCTCGTGACGAAACCTGGTATCGAGAAAGGCATGAAGGATGGACCTACATTCTCAATAAACTGATAAACAGTTTTAATGCAGAAGGCATGAAATATCCTATCTGCATTATGTTTAAAGAGGGTAGCTATAATTGTTGTCATGGAGGACAACGACTAGCTGCAGCAATGAAATCAAATCTTACTACAGTACCTTGTATTATTGCATGGAGAAATTATGATATCGACAAAATTCCAGCTGACTCCCACTTCATTTCTGATTTACGAGAATTGGATTCTCTTAATCACGGTGATGTTGAGCGTATACATCTGAGTGGTGGCGGGTTCGAGATTTTAGTTAAGGATAGAAAGCATTGGGATCCAAATGACTATATGGACAAAACTACTTAGTACAGTAGCAGCTACAGTGTTGCTATCGAACTCTGCTCTAGCTGAACTAGAGTGGAGACAGAAGCCTGTACAGTGTGGTCCTAAAGATAGTTTTTTGAACCTAATACTACAGGCTGATGAAATAGCACTAATGGCAGGGCTAGGACAAATAAAAGTACAAGGTTCTTATTATCGTGTTCCGATCTATATTTTTGCTAATACAGAGACAGGCACTTTTACTATTGCAGAGATGCATATTGAGAATGATGAAATTTGTGTTTTAGCTTTTGGAGCCAACACAACTTTTGATGTAGAAACTCCTAACTTAACAGAGAGATGGTAATGGAAAAATTTAACAAACGCCCCTTGAGGTTTGATTCTACTCCTAACTCTCCTATTTTACAGGAGATGCGCAAACCTCAACTAATGCTGGTGAAGTATAATGACTATGGAGTACGTAAGTTGAAAAAAAGACTTAAAGACGCAGAAGAGTATAGTAAAAGAAAGTTTCGTTAAATGAATATTTACATCGGTTATGATCCAAAATACCCTAAAGTGTACGAAGCCTGCACTAATTCTATTTTTAGAAGCACTAACAGTCCTTCTTTCTACACTGTAACTCCTCTTGATCAACAAAAACTAAGAGACTCTAAAGTTTACTGGAGAGAAGAAGATGATAGAGCTTCTACTCCTTTTTCGCTTACTCGTTTTTTAGTTCCTCTATTGAACGGATATAATGGATGGGCGCTATACTGCGATAGCGACTTTATATTCTTAGATGATATTAGCAATCTACTTGCTCTAAAAGATGATACTAAAGCAGTGATGGTAGTGCAACACGACTATGAACCAAAACTTGGTTTTAAAATGAACAGAAAGGTTAATCATACATATAGACGAAAGAATTGGTCTTCTCTTATGTTGTTTAACTGTTCTCATATTGCCTGTAAAGGATTAACTCCAGAGATAGTTAATGGTTTTGATCCTGCTGATTTACACCAGCTTGCTTGGTGCGATGAACATGAGATAGGAGAGTTACCAACAAAATGGAATCATCTTGTGGGATACTATGATGATCCTAATCCTAGCGCAATTCATTTTACTGATGGAGGTCCGTGGTTATTAGGATATGAGAATGAACCTTTCGCAGATAAATGGAGAGAATATTGCTCATAGATATTCTCAACTTTATTGATGATAGAGATGTTTATATCATTTCTTCTGGAGTTCCTCTACAAGACGTTAAGATTGAGGGAGCCCCTGTCTTAGTACGGCTTAACTCTAGTCGTCGGTGGGGAGACTGTGATATTTGGTTTAATAATCAGTCTCAAGATCCAAGATTTCAACGAGACTCTCGAGGCTCTGGTAATGAAAAATACATTATTCGTGCTAATGGAGATAATGATGGTGCAAATATGCGCCGTAACTATCCAGAAGAGTTTTTACCACATACATACTTTTGGGATGTTGAAAACTGGAAAAATATGACAAAAGAGATGCAAATAGATAGACCTCTTACAGGAACTATTGCTGCATACTGGTTTCACAAGTATACAGAATCTACTATACACTTAATAAACTATGACTTTTATGAACAAAACAAAATACACACTGTGAGAAATATTCCACAGCCTGCCCCTGTTCACAAGCCTTGGCTCGATAAGGCATTTCTAAATACTTTAGATAGAATACAGTATGGATGGATTATTCCATGATTAAACACGCATCAGTCGAAATAAATGGTGGGTGCAACTATGCTTGTCCTATGTGTCCTCAAGCAGAAGGGAGAGAAAAAGCATTTCTCAAAAAGTTACCACTAGAGACCTATAGAAATATTATATCTCAACTAGCCGACCTTGGCTGTAAAGAGATAAATCTTCAAGGAAGTGGCGAGCCTTTATTAAATAAGAACATTGACGAGTATATTAGATATGCTTTTAAAAATGGTATAGATTGTAATATTGTAACAAACGGTCATAATCTAACTGATGATATGTCAAGTAAATTGATTGACGCTGGGTTGAAAAACATCAGAGTTAGTGTAATTGGATATACACCTTCTCTCTATAAACAGTGGATGAGTAAAGATGCTTTTTCTACCGTCTACATGAACGTACATAAATTTATGAAAAAAGCAAAAAGTTCTTACACAACTATTTCATCTTATCACTTAATTTTAGATAACGATAAAAAAGAAGAGGAAATACTAGCCTACAAACAGTCTTGGATTGATCCTCTACAAATTGAAGCAGAGATATGGGAAATGCATAATTGGGGAGGACAGTATGATACTCCATACTCTCGTGAAACTTTACAAAAACGTTCTTGTGGTAGACCTTTTGCTCCTTATCTAAATGTAAGAGCAGGAGGACTTGATGGAAAACATGGAGCAGTAGTTCCCTGTTGTTATGTGTTAGGGCAAGATTCAAAAGCAGTGCTAGGACATCTAGACACACAAACTATTGAAGAAGTATGGAACTCTGCTGAGTATGAACAATTACGTGCTGCTCATAGAGAAGAACAATTCGATTCTATAGACTACTGTAAAGACTGTGATCAACTCTATGACGCTCCTGATTCTTTAGTGTGGACTAATATAAAAGGCAAGAAATACGGACAACATAAGATAGACAAATCATTTGACTTTAGGGATTTTGTTAAAGATGCGCGGTAAGAAAATAAACTACAAACTACTAGATAGTGAAGTTCCAGCTTTTTCTGATACTAGCATTGAGTTTTTAGAGAAGGCTGTACGAAAAAATCATGTAGTTTTTGAGTGGGGATCAGGAGCTTCTACTTTTTGGTTCGCTGATAGGTGTCATACTATTTGGAGTGTAGAGTACTTTAAATTATTTTATGATGAACTCGTTGAAAGAGCTGAAAATAGAATAAATGTTAACTTGATACTAAAAGAGCCTGATGAAACAAAACAAGAAGTTGAGTATATAGCTAAAAACTCTTCAGCATCAGGATACTCTTTTAAAGCTTTTGCTCATTCAATTGATACTTTTAAAGATAGATATTTTGATTGGATAGTAATTGACGGTCGAGCCAGACCCAAATGTTTAGAGCTAGCTCTTCCTAAACTACGACTTGGAGGAAGTATCATTTTTGATGATTCTGAGCGAGGAGCTTATTTTGAAGCTATGATGAAGCACTCTCATCATTTTGACGGCATAATGCAGTTTTCAGGAGTTACTGTAGATAAAAAGAGAAATACCACTTCAATACTCTATAAGAAAAAATAGTTCTTGCATTCTCAGCATTTTTTTGATATATTGTAATTGTAAGATTTGCCTAAGAGGGAGTCTTACTTTAATTCTTGCTTAATAAGGAGATATGCAATGACACATCTAACTACTATTGATTTAAATAGAATCACACCTTTTGCTGTAGGTTTTGATAGAATCTTTAACGATATGCATCGTTATATGGAACATCAATCCTCTTCCACAGCGTTTCCACCGTATAACATTATTAAAGATGGTAATAATTTTCAAATTGAGATAGCACTAGCTGGTGTTAAGAAAGAAGATTTGAAGATGGAAATGGCTGATGGCGTTTTAACTATTGAACACACTCCTGAGACTATTGAAGAGTCTAAAAAATGGGAGTGGTTACATCGCGGAATTTCACAACGTAAGTTTCGTCGTAAGTTTACTCTTGCTGATGATATTGTTGTGAACTCAGCTGCTATGGAAAACGGTATGTTGTATATTAATTTAGAACGTATCATTCCAGAAGAGAAAATGCCGAAGCTCATTGAGATCAAGTGATTTAGTCTTGACATATCAAATTTCAAGGGAGCTTATGGGCTCCCTTTTTTGTTTTCTGCTTGCCAATAGCCATAATATTTGATATTATAGGTTATAACTTTGAAAAGAGGTAAAAAGTGAAACACGAAATCGTATTTCAGCTTTATGCGACAAGAATAAAAAACGTAGATAAAGTAATAGAGTCTTCCTATCCTGGGTCGTGGGCGAAGAAGTACTGGTCACTTGTTAAACGTAAACTCGAATTCAACTTACAGACCTATATGATTGATCAGGGAGTAGTTACTTTATGCGACAAGCAGGATTAAAACCAAAAAATCACAGTAGCGGTGTTTACTGGGTTAGAGCATCGTCTGGTACTTCAGCAGGCGGAAAACAAGAAGAAAGCGAAGGACTAGGTTTTATAGGGGTATTATTTTTGATTATAGTATCTCCTATTTGGCTTACTCTGGTACTAATTGATAGGTTGAATAAATGACTTGGCCACTACATATCCTACCTAAAAAATACGTAACTCCTTACTTAACTAGGATGTTCGTAGTGCTGTTTTTACTTCCATATTTTATGGGGGTATATATGACAGAGCTGGGATTTTTGTTTTGCTTTGTGTTGTTTGATTTGTTAGAATATATCAGAGTTAAAGGATTGATACGAGAAGGGGCTTTGTAATGGGTAAAGTTGGACAACTAGTGCTTGAAGCACAACTGTTTGCACAAGATCACTACAATATGGATCGCGATGAGTTTTATAAACACGCCGCTAACTATCAGTGGCAGTATCCGATTCAGTTACGCGAGGCTGTCTCTCACTGGGAAGAGATTCAGACTGATATGAAGCTGTTTGGTGATGATATGGATGCATACTATGATGATCCTGAGTCACCACTATATGCTGACAGTGATCTTTCTCCAGAGGAGTTTTGTACTAGGATTGAAGAAGGTCGTAGTATAGAAAAGCCTCCTTACTAAGATTACATTGCCCCTGTGGTGGAATTGGTAGACACACAGGACTTAAAATCCTGAGACCACTAGGTCGTGCGAGTTCGAGTCTCGCTGGGGGCACCAAATCAGTCCTGTAGTTTAACGGTAAAACACCCGGTTTATATTCGGCACAGTCTCCAGATTAGAGAGCGATGTGGGTTCGATTCCCGCCAGGACTACCAAAGCAGGAATGGTGTAGTGGTAACATGACAGTCTCCAAAACTGTAGACTGAGGTTCGATTCCTTGTTCCTGTGCCAAATGTGGGTGTGTCCGGAATGGTTACGGACCGGATTGCAAATCCGTGTTATAGGAGTTCGAGTCTCCTCACCCACTCCAAAATAGCGCCTGTGGTGAAATTGGTAGACACGCAGGTTTTAGGTACCTGTGCTTATGGCATGGGGGTTCAAGTCCCTCCAGGCGCACCATATGAGGTAGTAATGTATAAAGTAACGGCATACTTCGATAAAGAAAAGATTATCAAAAAGTTTTATGATATTTATGATGCCATTGATTTTAGAGATAATGCTGATGCACATTATCCTACAAGAGTAACATTTGAACAGGAGTTTAGTATGAAGGAACTAGTTTATGATTCATGGAACGGTGTTATGAATGCCGACATCAATCCTTTAAAACACATACCTGACCTACAAGTTAGACACATGGTACTGCAAGTACTAGCGTGGATGTGGTGTATTGTATTTTCAATGTATGTTGGTAGCTTCTTTGTTATGGGAGTTTCAATGATTGCACATGCTATCCTACTAGCAGCAATCGTTGCTACTGTAGGCACTTTTAAAGTAGCAAAAGATAAGCCTGAGTTTTTTCTGAAAGGAAATGGATACCATAGCTATCCAAGAGCTAGGCAGCATATGTGGATTAACGGACAAAAAGTAGTACTAGATAAAAACGATCCTGGAGGTGAGCATGAGTAAAGGGTTTACATTTATTGCATCTGGCGACCGTCTGTCTTATGATGTTAAAGTTACACTAGATGAAGATGCTTCGTTAGAAGAAGTGTTAAACGCGTTTGAACATTTTCTACGCGCTTCTGGCTTTTACATTAGCATGGATGATTATATTAGCATTGAAGAAGGTTTGGAGATTGATTTTACTCCAGAAGAGTCTTTTGATGATGATAAATTTAGTACACTACTAAAAGATGTTGATAAAATAATTCATAAAAGTAGTAATGTAGTTTCTTTACACAATAAGGAGGGTCAAGACAATGATGATTAAAGATAAACTGGCTACAGTTAACGATTCGCTTACTATTTATCGTTATGATAATGGTTATATGGTAGAAGTAGGAGGCCGTGACTCAAAAGATGAATGGAAAAACGCTCGTATCTCTGTATCTTCAGTTAATGAGGCTATTGATCTTGTAACTGAGTTTTCTGAATTACCTATCAATGAATGATGGATCGAGCACTTAGAATTTCACGATCTACTTTTGCTAGAAAAAGAAGGCGTAAAGTAAAAGCTCTTCGTGAACACAGGTTGAGTTTGCTTTTTTCTAAGTTAAGAAAAGCAAGAAAAAAAGGAGGTTCTGCTCCCTCCGAAAAATGAGCAGATGGTGCCACCTGGGTAGGGTCGCAGCTTAATATGCGCGCGAGGAGCCACGGTTAGCTCCTCAACTTATCTATAGAGAGACAAATGAGTGAATTTAGATACGGTATATTCAAACTATTAAGCAAGATACTAGGAGGTAATAGTCTAGTATTAGCAGTGGTTTATACTATTGGACATATAGCAATTGCAATGACTTGCAATCGTATTATTACAGGAGCTGATTGGGCTCTTGCTGGAGTAGACGCTGTTATTGAGCCTTGTATAAACGGCGTCTGGTTTTACATACTACATAATATTTGGAGGAAATATAATGAAGCTAAATGATATTAAAAAAGCGATTGGTGAAGGTACTGATTGGGATTTAGATTATGGAAAGCTACTAATTATTGCTTTGTGTATCTATATTGCAGTACAGGTGTCTTAATGCGTAAAACAAAATTTATAGAAGCGTGGAATAATACTGATAGTATTGAGATTGTTCTCTTTGCGTCTCTAGCTTTTTGCTTGGGATGGGGAGTTTACCATGTAACTATTGCCGCAGTGGAGAGATTTTTTGGCTAAGAAAAATAAATTAGATAAAGTATGGATGGTTCCAGAAGGCGAGTCTCGTTCTAGCGCCAGCTACCATTTTATACATCCTAAAACTCTATCTCAGATACGTAACGGTGTTAAACTGCGTATGAGAAAGTATCATCCTGTAAAAAGGCAGCACGTTTGGTTTGTAGAAACTCGTATGCCTCCACACAGTAAATAAACACTTTACTTGCATATTGGTCGTATATCTGTTATTATATATTATAATAATGGAGGATGACCAATGGCAACTGCTTTTAACTTGATAAAGAACACTGCAAAGGCAGGCAATACAGTACTTGGAGTAGGATGTTATTCTGCTGTATTGATGAAAAAATCAAACGAAGCTCAAGTTATTAAGATTGGTACGTGCATGGAAGATCCGTGGTTGACGTACTACCATGAGATCATTGCACATAATCAGGATAATCCTTTTGTTCCAAAAGTTTATTCTTTTAGACAGTTTGATGATTATTATGTTGCTATTATGGAGCATCTAGAACCAGCTATCAACGATGAGGGTGAGTGTGTTCGTGAGTATATGCACGGTACTCTAGGTTGGAGTGAGCCTGACTTTATAGATTGTTTTATAGGGTATGGCTACTCTACTAAAGAGTGTAACCAGTTGCTAGATCTGGTTACTAAAATTCACGAACTCACTGACTGCTATACAGAAGAAGATTGTAATCATGTTGAGGCAGTTCATAGTGGGGAGATATGGGGATATAATAAATTAGACTTACACTATAATAATTTCATGACAAGAGATGGTATGAAGCTAGTTATTATTGATCCGTGGTGTAATGTAAATGTGGAAGATGTGCCTAGCGCAGAAGATTGGTATGAAAGAAGGGATAGTAAAGAATGGCGGAGGATAGAGAACTAACACAAAAACTAACTGTTGTTTTAACGGAGTTAGGAGACTTGATGAAAGAACGCAAAGATAAAATAGAGTCTTTGCGTAGTGAGATTACTATGATAGAAAATGAGAACGAAGATCTCGAAAAAAAGATACAAGAGATCATGATGGGCTTTTAAAGGAGAGAATATGCTAGGTAAAGATTTTTGGGAAGATTTAGACATAGATGCTTACGAGGTAGACACACAACTTGAAGAAGTAGCAAAAGTGCTAGTCGATCAGTGGGGTAAATCTCTTACTGAAGCTGACCTACTAAAACTTAATGCCTATAGTAGTGCAGCTGAGGTAACTACTGAAACTATCATTGCAAAGCATGCACTAGCATACTATAATACTCAAGGTTATACTCCAGATTTTATCCATCAACATAAAACATCTACCAAAACGCCTTGGTGGAAATTCTGGAAAAGGAAATAGTATGGAGTTGTTATTCTTTTTTGCTTTGAGTGTTAAGCACGCATTAGCAGACTTATATTTACAATCTAAGTTACCTTTTGGAAACTTAAAACTAGATTTAAAAAATCCTAAAGGATATCGTCACGCCCTTGATCATGGAGCACTTACTTTTGTAGTAGCTCTATTGTTCACTGGGCGTTTTGACATTTCAATTAGTTTAGCTATGCTAGACTTCTTGTTACACTTTTTTATTGACTATGTTAAAGCAGTTGTAGCAAATAAACTAAAGCTAGAAACCTACTCTGAAAAGTGGTGGATGCTGACTACTCTTGATCAGATACTTCATACAAGTTGTTATCTGATGTACACATACATATTGTTCTTTTAGTCTTGCTAATTGGGCTTTTTTCTGTTATTCTATTTACATGATAAAAATTTATGTGATGGAGAGTGTAAATGCCTAACTGGTGTCAAAATAGCGTTAAACTGGTAGCTCCAGATACTCAAGTGTTTGATAAATTTGTTGAACACATGGAGACTCATTGTAACTATGTACCTCCTGCATCTACTTCTTTGATCGCAGAAGATAAAGACGAACCTGCAGGATTTTGTGGTTATTTTATTCCAGAACCAAACTATGATCTTGCAGAGATTGACCCTGCTCACCCAGATCTTCATAAAGATACTACTTATCGTATGCCTGGCTGGTGGGACTTTCGTGTTGGTAACTGGGGTACAAAGTGGGAGATTAATTGTGACTTAGAGATGCTCGACGTTGATGACGAGGAGTTGTCTATCACTATGCATTTTGATTCTGCTTGGTCTCCTCCTACAGGCGTTTATGAGGCTGCTGTTGATCAAGGATGGAAAGTAGACGCTACCTATTGTGAGCCTGGCTGTGATTTCATTGGGTACTTTAATAACGAGGAATATGAAATGACTTTTGCACTTGGAGATCGAACAAGCACCGACGCTCCTGAGTGGTTAATTGACGACTACTCTTATGAGTATGATTGTATTGAAGAGTATCAGCGAGAGTGTGATGTTGAAGAGCTATCTCGAGAAGAGTTCGTTAAAAAGTGGGGCGAAGACTACGCGCAAGACTGGGACAACGCGAAGCAAGCCTAGTTAACCAAAACAATTTATAAAAGTTCTGGACTTACACAGTAATTAGTGATATAATTACTGTGTAATTAAAGTTATATGAGGTGACTAATGAAACTACTAAAAGAAATTTATGATGAAATGCTAGATGAGAACTTTACTGGTCTAGATAAGTGGGAGCATCATCTAGAAATTTATGATGAACTTCTTCCAAAAGTTAAACCTGCTGAAGATGACACACTCGGTATCGTTAATGTTAGCGAGAGTGTTGATTCTTCTATTTTATTTCATAGATATATTCAGAATTGGAATATTCATCCTGATAATCTCAGGTTTATTCATGTACACAAAAATCCAAAAGATACAGCCAGTCTTACTAGTCTTGGAATCAAAGTCATGCAAGGCAATGTAGAAGATGATGCTTTTTTGAGAAAAGTTGCTTCTTCTGCTGGAGCATTTAATATCTTAATTGATGATACTTGGTATACAAACTCTCAAAGATCTATTCTACTGAGACTGTATCCTCGCATGAGCGAGTCTGGATTACTTTTTGTAGAAGATACTTATCTGAACTACAGAAAGCAATATGTAACTTCCAAACCGTCTTTTGTTGAGTATATTCAAACTGCTTATAGAAACTTAGATGATTGGTATAGTAACGCTATGCAAGATAAGCAGTTTCAACTACCAATGGTTCGTAGAGATAAAGATTTTTCAGACTATCGTCAGATGACTCCTTTTGGTCTTACTACTAAGAGTATCAATCTTTATAGTGGTATGGTAGTTATTGAAAAAGCAGATATCCAACCTCCTTATCAAAAAGTCAGAAAGTGGTAAAATGAATAAAAATCTTCATGTTCCTGTTAAAATAACTTACAAATGTAAGCAGTGTAAGCAACATGCTATTCGTCCAGAGATTACTAAAGAAAACTGGATGTATGAGACTTGGCATGACTGTGCTAATAATGTTTGGAAAAAAGAAGAGAAACCTCAATCTGTAAAGGAAGCTGCATAATGGAAGAGTACTCATTTGGACAAAAGGTAGGACCTATTCGAACTGATGATAGAGATGGTCCTCTTAAAACCGCTTTTTTTGCTCCTACTGCAGGAGTGTTACGTCAAGAATTAATAACTTATAGAATGATTAGTGGTAAACTTCATAGAGAAACTGTGACACGCATTTACTCTACTGACGGAGACTATACTGATTCTACATCAACTACGATGCTCCATAGAGGATCATCAGTTTAAAGGAGAAATATATGGAACTTGCTTTAGCATTTATAATAGCTCTTGGAACCTACGAATGGATTAAAACAGATGACTTTGATCCTAATAAACATAAAGTGGTTTCTGGAACGGTAATTACAACCAGCTATGATAGTGGTGATTATTATCATAATATGGTTAAGCAATCTAAAAGTTCTGTAAAATGGGTAATAGACGCTCAGTCTTAAGTAGTAGTTGGAAAAACTATGAACAAGCGAGAGCGAAAAAAATACTAGAAAATCCTGGTTGGGAAGAACCTTATCAGGATACTGAACCTTTAGATACGGAAGGAGAAGAACTATGCCCCCAAGAAACTATAAAGCATGGACAAAAAAACCAGCCATAGAGCATGTAAGTAGCAAAATTTATTCAGATTATGCTATTTATGAACAAGAAGAAAAACTTATATTTTCTAAGGTTTGGGTTCCGATGTGTCACATTAGTGAGATGAGAAATAAGGGTGACTATCGAACTATTCAAATTGCAGGAAAACGTGTAATCGCAATTAATATTGATGGTGAAAACGTACAAGCATACTATAACACTAATGACATTGACTTTCGTCGACCTGCTGGAAATATCTCATATGATGGGTGGGCAACCGTAGAAGAACCCCTGCATTGTGAAGTTAAATATGGACAGATGGTTTGGGTAACCTTAAACCCTGATCCTATGCCACTCGATACATGGTTAGGCGGTGCATTTGATTGTATTATTGATGCAATTGATACTGAAGAGCTAGAAGTATTTCACTACCATAAAGCAGTGATTGATACTAATTATAAACTATGGCATGATACTAATAGTGAGTTTTATCACGACTTTATGCACTACTTCAATCGTGTGTCAGGATTTAATGATGAGTACTTTGCAAGAAAAAATATTCCTTTTAATAACGGCCATGTCAATGTTAGCTCATTTACTGTCAATTACACTGAGTATGAAGGATTCGAAGATAGAGGAGAGTTATCTTTCCCTAATTTACCTCCTAATCAATGGTACATGGTTGATCTCTTCCCAGGCTTTAACTTCAACCTTCGTGGTAGTGCCTATCGTTCAGATATCGTAACTCCTCTTGGACCTAACAAAGTTTTAATTGAGTTTCGTGGGTATGGCTTAAAGAAAGATACAAAAGAAGAGCGTACAAAACGTATTAAGGCTCATAATTCTATTTGGGGACCTTTTGGTCGTAACCTACATGAGGATCTTATTGGAGTTGCAGGACAAGGAACCACGATGCGCGAAGGAAGCGATACTCGTAATATTTTGCATGGTCGCCATGAAAACGGTACTATTCATGACGAGATTGGTATGAGACACTACTATGAAGAATGGGGTCGTTTTATGGAGCTAGATCCTGCTAGAGCTGCATGATGCAGTTCATCTGGCATATATTACTAACTGTTTGTTTAGATAATCAGTGTGTCACACAAGACGTGCAGTGGTTTGATAAGCAAGAGCAATGTTTAGAAATGTTGCCTATCTATAGATCTATCCCACAAGACGGTGAATGGGATTCTGTAACCTACATCTGCAAACCATTACATAGCGAAAGCACATAATATTGAAACATTACTGGGCATGGTATAGAAAACTGCGTAAGAATTATGGAATTTTTACGAGTCTATACTGTGCTTTTTACAACTGTAAACACTATAACTTAGATGGAACATACAAATGAAAACTATCATATGCGATATTGACGGAACTATTTTTGAATATGTAAAGAACGGTCATCATGATGTAATACATAAAGAGCCTGTACTACTTCCTGGAGTAGCAGAGAAATTTAAAATTTGGGAGTTTAAAGGTTGTAGAATTATTCTTATAACAGGCAGACGAGAAAGTGTACGAGAAGCTACTGAAACAGCACTTAGAAACGCTGGTATTCCTTTTGATGTACTACTGATGGGGTATGCTGATACTGGTCGCGTGCTTATCAATGATATTAACTGGAAAGGTAAAGTAAAAGCTCATGCTGTGAATATGCAGCGAGATGAAGGCTGGGAAAATATAAACTGGGAGGAGTATGAGCTATGATGAGAAAGTTTGATAAAGAACTGTTAGCAGCTTTTCTAGCTGGAATTGCTATCATCTTAGTAGCCCTAGTATGGCCAAATGAGTCGTTCAGTGAGCCTACTCTTCGTTCTAAGCCTATACAGTGTGCTGAACCAGAAGAGATTTTTGAATTTTATGTTGAAAGAGCTGATCTTAAAGTAGAGTTTATTGCGGTAGCACAAGTTAGAACTCAACAAGGAGACGTAACTCCTCAAGCTGTGGTGTTCTTTTACAATGAGGAATCAGGTAAGTGGCTGTTTATTGAAGGAGATAAAGACTTTGCTTGTGTTGTTGGTGTAGGAGAAAAACTTGATTCTAACGTTGATCACGATACTATCATTTCATTATTCACTGGCGAGATAAAAACATGAAAACATTTGATGATTTAACTTTTGAAAATAGTCCAGAAGGTATTAAAAGAGCTAAGATGAAGTTTGGAAACTATACTCTTAGTGTAATCTTAGAACCTCCTAAATCTTTATACGAAGTTGCAATTTTTAACGATGAAGGTAGGTTTATTCAGTTACCTGGTATTCACAGAGTTCCACAAGAGGAAGAAGACTGGATTGATGATGTTATTCCTTATCTTTCTCCAGAGGCAGTTACAGGAATAATGAAAAAGCTTCAGAGTTTACGATGACAGACATTACTTCAGACTGGGAACTACAGGCAAATACTTGGATCGACATTGCATACTCTTGCATGAATACACCTCTATTACCAAAGTATCAGTATCATGTATTAGACCGTTGTTTACGGGGAGCTTCTGATATTATATCTTGTGAGACTACAGCAGTTCATTCTAATACTGCTTCCCTAATTCAATGGTGTAAGCAGTGGAGTGATCGCGCACTTGATCGGTACTGGCAGATTAGAGAATGGAAAACTGTAGAGCGTGATGGTAAACCTCCAACTCATCGTCAAATTTGTAATGCACGAATGAATACAGGCAAGCGCTGGTTTACCTGTGAACATGAGTATCCTATTATCATTCCAAAAAAAGGAGTACGTGATGGCGGTTGGACACTACAACAGCTACGTGATTGGATGTGGGAATATTCAAAAGTGACTATTATCTTGAACTCAGAAAACGATGAGTTGCTCCCCTTTACAGAAGACATGGATCTAGCAGCTAAAAGATACTCTGACGCGGGCATAGTTATTTGCCATCATCCTCACCACTCAGAAGAAGATACTACTTGACTACTTCGTGTTATTATGCTAATATATAAAAAATAGAAAAGCACTTGTTAGGAGAAGGGTAATGGATCCGAGAGATTTTTGGTATGGAGCATTTATAGCGGGATTACCGCTATTCGTAATTCTTATACTTCACTTCTTGATAACTGCTGATTTACTTCCATCATGGGCATACACACAATGAAAAAACCAGGCTACTACTCTATAGGAGACTCAATTTTAACTCGTCACGGAGTGGCTCACATTACTGAGATTGAAAAAACTACTCCTGAAGAGCCTAAATATGGGTTTGCTGTATACGAGATACCAGTTGGCTATCTTGGTATGTGGGTGGTATCTATGGACAACGGTCATTGGACATATGGTCATTCAGTCATGGGCCATGCAGAGGAGATATATCATGAGTCTAGTTCCATACATTGAGGTTTACCCTTTTGTAAATTCTAACTTTCCTACATATCCTAGGAATATGTGGCAAGTTGTAGAAAAAGACGTACAGGGTAATATTATCAAAGCTCTTACAGCTAAAACAGAAAAAGAAGCTGAAGTTATCAAATATCAGTTCCAACAAAGTAAGTAACCTTACTCTTGCCTTTTACCTATTTTTATGAGATAATAACTCATAATCAGAAAAAAGGAGCATAGGATGAACTACGACGAGTGGATGAAAGAAGTAGACAAAATCATGATCTCGGTCTTTGGTCTTGCACATGATGATTTGCCAGATGCTTTGTGGAGAGATAAGTTTGAAGATGGTCTGTCTCCACACGACGCTATCGACTGCACAATGGAAGATGAGTGGGCAGACGAACCGATGGCAGATATTTGGTTTGGTGACGTAGAATGATGTTAGAAGAGGAAGAAGCGATGTCTGGAGATGCTATTGTAAAGATGCTTGACAAAGGGCGTATCCGTGAAATGGTTGAGCAACATGGTCATGAGTGGGTGCAAGAAACACTAACAACCATTTGTTGGGATATCGCAGATGAGAAGCGTAAGCAAAAAGAACTAGAAAAGTATGTATGGGGGTAGAAGTGGCTAAATGTAGTTGTGGTAGATCGCCAACTGGTAACTGTATTGGATGGCATAAATTGAGTGAGGCTGAGTATCAGCTAAGAAAACAAGCGTATGAAGAAGCTAAGAAAGATAGGAAGGATGGAAGAAATGTATGAAGGTGTGACTCTCGATAATGGACTGATTGTAAAAAACGGAGTAATTCAAAATGTCGCTAGTTTTGATGCAGAAGCTCTGAAGAAAAAAGTTGAGGCTCTTCAAGTTCCA